GAAAGATATGCTGTCTTGGTACTGCAAATTACCTGAGAAATATCAACATGGATTCTAAAGTTTTTTCTTGACAAGCCCGATAAGTATAGTATAATAGAAGAGTTCAGTTCACAACCCCTTTTGGAGAGACTTATGAAAGTCAAAACTACCGTAGAGTTAAAATTCGATCACGCTTACACTGGCTGGAAAGCACTGACGTTCAACGATTCCGATCAGAACGAAGTCTGTGTTACAATGACAGACGATCAGTATCTCTCACTAGCAGAGACACTAAACAGTAAAGCGGATCGTATCCGTAAAGATCGTGCCGAGGAAGCTGCGGAAGCAGCAAGGGCAGAAGCAGCAAAACTCGAAAAGGAGAATGAGGATGGTTGATCCACAAACGCCAGTTGTAAAACTTGGCACAAAATTGAAGAAAGGTGTTGTAACTGGCATTTTTCGTGGTAAAATTGAGGTACTTGGTGAGGCTGGCGTTCAGTCTCTCACATTCGCAACTGTAGAAAAAGAGGTATTGAGTAATGGTTAATCTGTCAAACAAGCGTAATGGTCGCAAGGTTTCTTTCTTGTATCCTGTCAACGGGAACAAGAACGTCCTCCGCACGGTAAACGGTAAGAAGGTTCGATCCTTCACCGGTCCAAGCGGCAAGGGTATCACTGTCGCAGAGGATAACGGGCTTCACAAGTCCTTTTCCGTGTCCAAGATCGTGGCCGGTCTGAGCTAGTTGTTGTTGTTGTTGTTGTTGTTGTTGTGTTGTGAATGGAGAGTGGCGGTCATCCTGTAAGTCTTTCCCTCTGCCCTGCGGGGTATCGGTGCAAGAGATGGCCGCTTCTTTCTTTTTGATTCGCCTTGACCTTGGTGGGTCGCCTGCGGGTTATTCCGATGACTGTTTCGCGGACAGTCCGAAGCTAAAAGTGTTGTGCATGATGCGATTAGCGGGGGGCGCGGGGGTTCGATTCCCTCGCGAGGTACTTTTGACCTAAGTCCTTATCTGACAAGGGTTTAGGTGCGGCGGGGCGGCCCCCGCCCGACGTAAGTCCTTTCTCTATAACGACTTACAACTATTCTTGTATTTCCTAAAGTTTACCCATTGACATTGACGATATAAGGGTATAATGGGAGAGTATCAACAACACGAAAGGAAAACATGAAAAAACCAGTATGCGAAACAAATCGCGACGTTATCCAGCACATCGACCCAACCAAAAAGGTTCGCGTATATCGTAACCTTCACCGCAAGTGCATAAGCGTAAAACAGGGCGGGATCGTAAAATGTTGGACTACTAACATAGTTCTAAAGGATTGTAAGTTTATAATTTCTAAGGCAGGACAAAAGAGAGTCAGGGATGAGAAAAGAAAAAACGTTCATGCGTTCGTTGAGGGCTATTTGGCTGACGTGCGTGAGACCGACAAGCAAGCGGGTTTTACATGGACCGAAAGTTATTATAATCCCTATTTCTCCGACACCTTCCAAGAAAGAGAAACAGGACAACCCATTGCCAGTGCAAAATTCGTGGATATTTGGGTGGATGAAAAAGATTCTCACATTATGTCACATAAAAGTAAATAAGTCTTGACATTCTGCCGATATAGTATAAAATAGAACAGTACCAACCACTACCTCGGAGTTAAAATGCTTAAATTTTCTAAGGCAAACGCCAAACTTGACCAACTACACAGCGTTGACGAATTGCAATATTGGTTGCAGAATAACCGTAAGGTTCACAGTTTTGACCTAATCAGCGGGTGGTCATGCCCACAAGCTGAGGCTTGTCTGTCAAAAGTCCACAAGATCAACGGCAAGAGCAAAATCAAAGACGGCAAGAAGTGCGAGTTTCGTTGTTTTTCTGCATCACAAGAGGCTTTATTACCCAACGTATACAACAAAAGAATGGCAAACTTTATAGACCTAAAATCTATGGGATCATCTTACGATATGGCTTGTGCGATTGCCGACGTTATGCCTGCAAATCTTGGTATCTGCCGGATTCACGTTGCGGGCGACTTCTTCAATCAAAAGTATTTCCGAGCGTGGCAATATGTCGCAGAATGGAATCCAGACCGTTTATTCTATGCCTATACAAAATCCCTCAACTACTGGCTAGACGATGAGCCACACCTACCAAAAAACTTGGTATTGACGGCATCGCGTGGTGGTCGCTTGGATCACAAAATCGACGAGCATAATCTACGGGAGGCTATCGTGGTTTATTCTCAAGAGCAGGCCGACGATCTCGGTTTGATCATCGACCACGACGATTCACACGCCGCTATTCCTTCGCAGCGTAAAAATTCGTTCGCTCTACTGATTCACGGAACACAACCCAAGGGAAGCAAGGCGAGCGAGGCAATCAGAGAACTCAAGAAAAATAAAGTTAAATTTTCCTACAGTAAAAAGAGTACCCCCACTGTAGGGGTGTAGTGTGATATTATTTTTTATTATGATTATTTTATGGATTTTTTTGGGTAGCTTTTGGGAGTTTGACTAATCAGCATTCGTCGTCCTAAGTCCTTACGTGGTAAGGGTTTAGGTGCGGCGGGGCAGCCCGACGAGCCATAAGTCCTTTGACAGTAACGACTTACGACAATCTACAATTTATCAAGAAAGTTTAATCTTCAGGCTTGACAGTGACGATAATAGTTGTATACTTAAAGCATAACTAACACACTACAAAAAGGAGATTACCGTGGATTACAACCCACTAAAGCAGCGAGATATTAAAGAGCAAGTAACATACAATCTAATTAACATTGTAAAGTGTGCCAGAAAAAAACACCACTATGGCTCCCAATATAATATCAAGAATTTATTGATCTTGCCTTCTATTGGTATGCTTGACCTAAGAGTTATGGAAAAGCTAAGAATGGTAGGCAAGAGAACAAATATTGTAGCGGTAGAAAAGAAGGGACGGATTGCTGGTCATATCCGCACAACCCTAAGAGAACGTGGATACAAAAATGTCACTGTTATCTGTGACGATCTGAACAAAATAAGTAACGATACGTTCAGGAAATATGCACCAAACGGTTTTGATTTTGCGTATATTGATAGCTGTAGCGAACCAACTCTAGAAAACAGAAATTGGCTCAGGGATCAACTTGTACCTAGTTTAGCAGATGATTATTTTCTTGCGTCAAATTGGTGTGGTGCAGATCGTTCTAATTCTACTTGGGATTACAGTGACCATCATCCAGCGGCAAGATGGTCTACCAACAATGCGGCTGGCAGATACGCTAATGCGCTCAGTCTAAGTGTTGGTGATCCAGTGTATGAATTGCTAACATACAAAGAAAGTGGTCAAGGTGTGCCGATGAACCTATGCCTTCAGACAAACTATTCAGATTCTTGTAAGTTCGGTTTTGACTTTGATCTTAGGAACATTGGATATAAAGATCAGAAAACGATCAACTATTCTCTGCTTGATTCGTTTATTAAGGAAAAGGAAAAAGAGTTAGCCCTTTAACCTAAACCCTTTCGCTGTAAGTACTTACGGCGATTGGGGCCGCCCCGCCGGACCTAAGTCCTTTGGTGGCAACGACTTACGACAAATCACCAGTGCAAATACTGTGCCAAAAGATTTCCGGCAAAATACCACAAAAGATTGTAGCTTGGGGGTTGACATGGACGATGAATACTGTATAATGGGGGCATAACACGAACGATTTTGTTTTTCACACCTTTGGAGATTTTCCTATGAGTAACGCTACTATTTCTGCTGCTGACCAAGTTGCTGCCGCTTTCGATTTCACCGTTGACAAGTTTCCCTTGTCCGGTCCTGACGGTATGCGTACACCTTGGTACGCTATGTTCCGATCCGATTCCAGCGAGGTTGTTGGGGAGGGTTCGGTTACTGACCGTTACACTCCTCACCAAACGGAGGATGTGGTTGCTCTCGTTGACGCTTGCGAAAGTGTATTCGACGAGGCATCACAAGTCAAGACGCATTTCCGCAATGGTCACTATGTTTCCATCGCACCGTCTGACGACTATCGCCGGTCCATTTATGGGTCCAACGACAACATTTTCCCTCGTCTTATCATCCGTGGCGGTTATGATCGCAGTGCGTTCAACGTCACTTTGGGCATTTATCGCGATGCTTGCTCAAATCTCGCAATGCTTCGCAGCGTTTCCGAGACTTACCAGTCGATCCGCCATACTAGCGGGTTGCGTTTCGCGATGGATGAACTGATTGGGCAGTTTCAAAGTCTGAAAGATGGTTGGCAAACCTTGGAGAATCTCGTCCACGGTATGCAGGCAGCACCCGTTCAGATGGTAGACTTCCTGAACGCTGTGTATCCAGAACCGGATGCCGATGCTGGTCAACGTGCGGTAACGATTCACAAGAATCGCACTGAAAAGATTTTCCAGCGTTTGCAGCGTGAGAGAATCAAGACCGGCAGACCTGCTATCGGTTCAGGTTTTGAGGTTTCCGCTTGGGAGGCATACAATGCCGTTCAGGGGTTCAACCAGTGGGACGCTCCGAGGCGTGAGGGGTTCAAAGGCGAGTTTGACCGTATCCTCAAGGCATCGGACAACAGAGCAGTCAGAACGGCTGAGACGCTCGCTCTCGCTGCTGCTGCGTAGTCGATCAAGGTGTGTTACCCGCATCCCCCCGTTGGGGGTGCGGGATTTTCTACCTTGGGGGTTGACATGATTCATTTTTTTATTATTTTATTTTTGTGGATTTGGGTGTACTGGCTGACTGGTGACTGATTCGCGCTCTGACGTAAGTCCTTACGCAGTAAGGGTTTACGGCGGGCGGGGCCGCCCCCATCGCCCTAAGTCCTTTCATACCATAGGGTTACGTCAAATCAAGACGCAAATATCATACCATTCAAATATATATTTATGTATTCGTTGTAAGTCTATATATATCAACGGTTTATGTAAAGTATGTATTGACATATGACGATATAATGGTATAATTAGATTCTCTAATGCTGCGCTTGACACGTCTGGTCACTATCACATATACTTATATTAAGATATTCTAATACTATGGGCGGCTGTCTTTGCCGATCCGCGCCCATCGTGTGTCTGTGTAGAGTCAGCCAAAAAAGACATATTTGTCTTATCTTATCTAAAGACATCGCCAAGATGCCTACAGTCAGCGGCTTTCGAGTTTTGTCTCACCAAATATATACAAATCGGAATTATGTAAACAGTCAGCGGTTTTTGCTTGACATTCATATAAGTGTATATTATACTATATAGTATATACTAATACATATATACAAACAGGGGAGTGTCTTATCTAATCAAAGCGGATCGCCAAGATGCCTATAGCCAGCGAAAAAGGCCCAAAAATGATAAATTATAATGATTTTAAGGTAAAAATGTATGAATTATGTGATAAAAACGAGCAAAATCACCCATCATTAAATGAGTTAATATATTTCTTTGAGAAGTATTCTGCTACATATAAACTAATAAACAGTAAGTATATGGCAAAGACCATGAGGAATTTCGCCTCGTTCGACGCAAGTAGACGCTTGCGGTATCGAAGGGAGCTTGCCGAGACTGGAGTCGAGCTTACTCCATCACAAGTAGACTACTATATAAATATGATTACTATTATACTAAAGGACAAATACAATATAGACTGATATACATATATGCCGATATACACCTATAGACACTGATGATTTTCATATATACATGAATATGTTTATCGCTTGGTGCAGGGGGACGAGGTGTAATCTACAATTCTTAATAAATACATCTCCATATCACCATCTTCTATTCCTTATATAGTAGTATTAGTACATAGTATATATACAGTAGTATTAACAGTATAAAGAAAACGTACATTCTCGTATAGTAAGCGTGTGTTATATATCTATACTAAAACATAGAGATTTTACCTCTTGACAAACACAAAGTGTATAATACAATGGAGATATAGTTCTCTGTAAAATGTCTCTAATTGTAGAAAAAATACAAAAAAAAGAAAAATGGAGAAAAAAATGCCACAACAAGACATAAAAAACGAAATGGACGAAGTAATCAATCAGTTGGAAAAACGTGGAGTCAAATTTAATCACGGCGAGGACATGACGGGCTTGGGCGATGTTGTGGAAAGTGTACTTACAAATATGGGAATCACTCAAGAAAGATTCAAAGAATGGTTTAATCTTAAAGAATGTAATTGTAATAAAAGAAAGAAGTGGCTTAACAATTTATTCTCTTGGAAAAGAAGTAAAGATTAGAGTTGACAAAGACGATACTTAGAGTATAATTGGGGCATACTACAAGGAACCAAGGAGCGCGAGTGAACATATTAACATTTTCAATGATGTTTGGCTTAACGGTATTATTGACAGTAGTGGTCTTATGTTTAGGAATTGTAGACGATGAAGATAATTAAAGTACCATCAGACCTACCTATATATTATGCTATTCAGGCAGAGGAATTAGTAGATGATACTTTTGGTGAGGGAATGTTCTTCAAGCAAACTTGGGACAGTAGTATTCATCAATGGTTTCTTCTTAACAATGACCAACTTCCATATTCTGTTTATCCTAGCCAGCAATTCCTTGGGGGTTACTGTTCTGTGCAAATTAAACAAGAAGGATCGCTAGGAATCCTCAAAACCTCTGTAGTAAACATGACGAGATCAGGTTTCGGGGATGCTATGGTCAAACACAGAATAAAGTGGTTACAAGAGCAAAATGTTCAGACCATCAAATCATACGCTTGGTTTGTGGACGGTGTTGTTCCTGCACAAAAAATGCTAATGAATAACGGATTCGAGCCAAGGGACGATATTAGGGGATATTGGAACAAAGACCATAACAAGGCTTTCCCCTGCAAGATTTGTGGCGCAAATTGTAAGTGCGTAGCAAGAATCTTTGAATATAAAGGTTGACATGGACGATAAGTTTGATATACTTGACGTATTGTTTGTGGTCGAGGCTTTAACAGTAGGATACTTTATCTGGTATTTGTGGGACAAAATATGAATGAAAAAGAAGAAGGGCTGTTTGGGGTATGGAATGAGGTACATATTTTATTGATATGGTTGATCTTAATTTGTGGAATAGTCTTTGTACTCGCTGAAAGAGACAAGACAAATAATCTCAAGAAAAAGATCAAGAATCTTGAGAAAAAAGTTGAGGAATCACTTGACAAAGAACCGATAACTGTTAAAATGGAAGGCAGTTGGGAACAATTTGGTAAACTTACTTTTAGTGACAGTGTTTGGACAGATAGGTGATTGAGTCGCTTTTTAAAAGGTTTTCTTCCGCCCAAAGCGGTTGAAGATTACTGTAGTGAAAACATCGCTTCTGTTGTTCGGGGTCTGACAGATCAAATGACGCGCAGGGCGTAATGTGGTCAACGTGCCATTCACCGTAATTATCCCAATTCATCCCCTCTGCAAACTGGTTTTCTAGGTGAGACACAAGATATTCAACCGTACAACCTAGAAGTTTAAGAGTTGGTTCGGATTTTACGTTACCTTTAATGGCATTGTATAAGCGAGTCCTTAAATTTCCCAAGATTTTAAAACGTGTATCATTTTTTCGTCTTTCTTTAGCAATTTCGTTTCTTCGACTTTTCACCTCTGGTTTTTGTTTGTATATTCGCATAGCTTTACATTTACAGGATTTACACATTGAGTCTAACCCATACTTCCCCCTCCGCATTTTACCAAAAAATTCAGTTGTTGCTGGTTTTTCAATTATACATTTCGTACAGGTTTTAGTATTCATAGTTAATCCATAAAAAAAACCCCACAATCTGTTCGCACAACCTTGACAGGTTCAGAAAGTGGAGTTATATTATATATCGTTGTGACGGCGCGAATCGTCACTATATTATACACATTTTCACAAAAAACTGGAGAATTTTCGATGGGTGCTGACTTTACTTTGGCGACTTTTCCTTACTTCGACATGACAGATGATCGCCGCGAGCGTTTCCGCGAGTTGATTATCAATCTTCCAGCCAGCGAAACCGATGAGTTTCAAGAGTGGTACGGTCTTGATGACGAAGATTATAGTTTAGAACAACTACTAGAAGATATTGAGAGTTCTTGTTCTACTGTTAGTCGCGAGACTACCACAATAACCACCTACAATGACAAGGGCGAGAGGTACGAACTCAACGTCACTGGTGGTATGTCTTGGGGTGATTCTCCTACGGATGCTTACGATGCTTTCAATCGTGCGTCATTTTTTGAAAGTGTTTACAATTTAGCAGTTGACTTTTCTGTTGAATATAGTAAAATGTACACATAAGGAGAATGACGATGAGTAACTGGCGAGTAACTACTTACGATAAAGATAACGAAGTGCTTGAAACTTTCGTAATAGAAAATAGAACAGAGAGGGAAGCGGAGAAAGAAGCAGTGGCGATACTTGATATTTTTGACTGCTGGGATTGGACAATGGTGGAGATTGACGATGAGTAGTGGAGAATACAAAACTGTTGAGGACGTTATCAGTGATCTAAACGTAATGATCGTTGAAGCACCAATTCCAAACCATATCGCTATGATTTTAGCAAATGTTGTAGGAGAACTTGAAGATGAGTAAAGTAAAGGAATTATTGAAAGACATCGCCGGTTTAGCTCAAGATGATTCTGACGATATTTGTGAGTTAAATTGGTCATTGTCGGAAATCTTAGAAAAGGCGAAGCTGGCTATTAAGGAGATTGAAGATGAGTAATATAATTTTGATGACTGCGATAGGTTTTTTGATGACACTTGTTATTATGGGAACAATAGTGGAGATTGAAGATGAACCAAGAAAAAATTAAAGATACAGATTTAAATGTTGACAGACTCGAAAACCTTGCTAAACTGGTAATAGATAGTTGGGATATGGAGTGCCTACTAGACTATGCTCAACTGGCATTGTTTCAAGACTATCAGTACGACATTGATCGTGCCGTTGAGGATGCAGAAGATTATACTCTTGAGGAATTAGATAATGGATAATACTACAGTACCTACACATGAGATGATTAAGAATTTGACAGAGTTTGTTGTTGATGGCATGACCTTACCAGAACTTAAACAATTTGTATATGATGACATTTACTCTATTATGCTAGAGGACGATGAGGTATTCCACGCTCAACTAGAGTCACTAGACATGGAACCAGAGGATTTTACCAATGAAAAAGTCTGATACCGTTGTCGCACCCAAAAAAACAAGATTGGAGATAGGTTTTTGGTCATCATTTTCTGCACATTGTCTTTATAAAGACCTAGTGAAAGAATGGTTGAAAAATAGTAAAAAAGATGAAGAACCCTCTTGACAATGACGATACTTGATGTAGAATAGGAACATACGAACCACTTACCAAAGGATTTAAAATGAATATTGCAGATAAACTAATTAAAGGTGACATTGAACCAAATACTGACGAACTAAAGTTTCTTTTGTGGAATACTTTGATTCAGTTGTCGGCGTATTGTGACGATGTTACCTCTGTAGAGGAAGAAAGTTTTAACATTGAACAAATGTTGTCTACCCTTGACACAGAGTTGGGGGTGCATCCATGAAAATAACAGAAATGTTGTTTTTTGCTGTTGACATCGCGCTGTTCAGTGCTATTATATATGTGTTGTTTGAAGTTACTCTTTAGAAAAGGATTTTAGGATGAAATTTGTTGCTGCTGCGGTTTTGAGTTGTGCTTTGATGGCTGGTTCTGCTGATGCTGGCGAGTGTACCAGTGGATGTACGCCAGTGCGAACGGTTGTTTCGAGAGTTGTCTCTGCTCAACCTGTAAGATCGACAGTCTGCCGTGTTCGTGCAATGCGACCACTTCAACGATTGCTAAATCGTGTTCGACGATGCTGCTAAACTTTTTGATTAAAGTTTGACATACGAAGTCCCGATGTTATAATAGGGACAACATGGTGCGGAGGATCGGTTATCCACGCGAGTCTTATATACTCGCCTCCGTAGGTTCAACTCCTACCTGCACTACTTACGGACTCGTAGCTCAGTTGGTTAGAGCATCCGACTCATAATCGGCAGGTCGAGTGTTCAAGTCACTCCGAGTCTACTTAGGGTTTGTAAACAGGAGTAATTGAACGTAACTTTGCGTAATAACGATGACCGGCTTGACAGGGCTAGTCATTACTGAGATAAGACGGGAGGCTGTAAGTGATCCTCCCTGAGTCTTGGGTTCGCTGTATCGCTTGGAAGCGGGAATCAGGAAAGGTTTGTCTGTCAGCAGACCAGTGTTTACGTTTGTACTGTTTGCGCCCTTTACGCTCGCGTAGCTCAGTTGGATAGAGCAACGGACTTCTAATCCGTAGGTCGCAGGTTCGAGTCTTGCCGCGAGTGCTATGAAAAAGTTTTGGAAATTATGGGCAAAAGCCCTTGGCGAAAAGATCGGTGATAACAAAGAAGCGGATACAATCGCTTTGATTAGAACCATTATAGTTTTACAGGCAATAATCTGTAACATCTTAATCATGTGGAATATTTTAAGAAATTGGTAAAGTAATTACTTGACAGTTCCGATAACAGTATTATAATAAGAGTGTTACTTATTACTAACCACAGGAGAATTTTGAAGTGTTAAATAATTTGAAGTGCAAGTTGATTGACGGGGTTGATCCAAATACTTTAACTGTAGATACAAGCTACCAAAGAAAAGTGTCAAAAGCTAAAGTTAGAAAAATAGCTAAAAATTTTAACGATGTTATGGCTGGTGTCTTACAGGTATCACACAGAGCAGACGGAACCAAATCGGTATTTGAAGGTCAGCACAGGAAAAGCGCAGCACAAATGAAAAACAAGCTCGTAAGAATAGCGCTGTATGACTTCACATCAGTCCCCGATCCGGTTCAAGAAGAAGCAAAACTATTTGTACAGCTTAATAAAGAGCGATCTGGATTAAATAACAATGCTTTAATAATGGCTGAGTTCTGTCATGGAGATCGAACAGCGATGTCGATTGTAGGAAAGGTTCATCATGGTGGATTTTCATTGATGGAATCTGCAACACAAGACATTAAACTTGGTTGTATTACTATGTTAAGAACGGCAGAAGATTGCGGGAAATTGGATGAGATTTTAGCTTTTTTCAGAAGTCAAAAAAAGCACCATACCATAAATTCTTTTAAAAAGGTCAAAGAACAACAATTTGCAGAAGTGATCCTTACAATTATTAAGAGTCAGAATTTAGATGTTGAACAATGCGAAATTACTGGTAAACTTTTAAAACCAACTTTAGTTGATAGAATAAAAAAAGAATATATTGGCACAAGTAAAGCTAACGGTAAACTATTAAAAAGCGAAGTACCAGATAGTGTTTTACAAGACTTTATGCCAACATTATTCCCATATTTAATTGAAGATTAGTATTGACAGTTCCGATAACTATATTAGAATGAGAGTGTGGGTGAGGCGCGATCAGGGTGTCGTCCAAACCATAACCCGATGAAGTTGGATTCCCACCTCTTATTTATTTACCAACCACAGGAGATTGAAGATGACCGACGATGAAGAATTTGCTTGTATGCAAGAAGAACGGGATGAATTTGAAAAAGAGGTTTTTGAGGTGCTTTTTGGTATAGACGCCCGACCTTGCCAGACTGTAGATGAATATTACGATAATCTGGGTTCAGCCGATGCCCCCAGAGTTTTCTCCTACCAAGAGGCACATGAGGCACTAGCAGAGGTCAGTAAATCTTTGCAGTTGCTCCATATGATTAAGGAGCATTTCTCTTGCCCACAGGAAGAAGAAGAAGATACAGAAGAAAACATGGAAATGCGCGAATTGATAGATCGACTTGAAGGAGAATTACGATGAGTGGATTACAACGCGACCTATATGACGACACAGTTTTTTACTACGACTTGCATAGTGACCTTTGGAACTTGGGCAGTCAGAGGGACCACCTTGCGGAAGGTGATACTTTTTCGGCAGAGGGAAAGACTTGGTTTATCCTTGGACGCTCTTGCGACCAGTCGTTTACCATAATGGAAGAATCCGTCTTTAGGAAGGGAAAGAGCGAGGCGATGCGTAAAAAAGAAGCACAACGAAATATCAACTATATCTTGAAAGAATTACTAGAAAGCAAGGATTGTGTGTCGGCAGGTAGTGTCGTTCATATGGATGGTCATTTGTATGAGGATGTTGTAAAAGATATTGAAAGATATTTAGAAATTTCTAAAGAAACCACTTGACAGTGACGATAACCACTGTATAATAGAGACATACCAACCACTTACTAGGAGATTTAACTATGGCGATTCTTTCAAATGATAAGCGTGATGTTAGCGTTTCAAATGACTTCAAAACATCTGGTTTCAAGATTCAGGCAAGTGCCAAGGCATTTGAGATTCTGTCCAGTAACATTTACACTAACAAGGTTCGTGCCGTCATTCGCGAATACAACTGCAATGCGTATGATGCTCATGTTGCTGCTGGTAACGGGGAACCTTGGGATGTTCACCTTCCTACTCTGCTTGAGCCTTACTTCTCAGTTCGTGATTATGGGACTGGACTCTCGGACCAGCAGGTTCGTGAAATATTCACTACTTACTTTCATTCTACTAAAACTAATAGTAATGATTTTGTGGGAGCGTTGGGTTTAGGCAGCAAGTCAGCGTTCTCTCTTGTTGACAGTTTTACTGTTGTAAGTTATTACAACGGAGTCAAGACCGACTACTGCTGCTACAAGGACGAGTATGGTGAACCACAAATCGCCACGCTTGCATCCAGCGATACTGACGAACCAAACGGTTTGGAGGTCAGCATGTCAGTAGAAGGTAGGCAAGATGACTTTGAGGACGAAGCAGTAAATGTATTCAAATATTTTGATGTATTGCCAAATATCAATGACAAAGAAGTAGTAAAGTATATTCTCAAATCCAAAGGATATTACAAATTTGTTTGCGATGAGGGTTCGTTCAATACTGGTTATGGTAGTCTGTATGCTCGTATGGGTAATGTCGCGTACAAGATTCCAAGCGATTACAAAAGCGATCTGTCTGGATTTATTAACTTCAACATTGGCGATCTGTCTTTCAATGCTGGTCGAGAAGAATTGTCGATGGACGACAGCACCAAGAAATTGCTCAAGTCTCGCATCCAGCAGGTTCAGGATAGTCTTTCACAGGTTGTTTACGATAAACTAGAAGCAGAGCAATGTGCTTTCGCAAGAGCAAAGAAGAAAGAAGAAGTTTACTCAGGTTCTATGCGTAGCGTTTTAAGAAGTTCTAGCTTAGACTTTGATAAGTTCAGCCTACCATCCGTCAAAGAGGGCGAAGAACGTATTGCTGCGTACAAGCGAGGCACTTGGCACAGAGATTCACCAGACATCGAGAGTCTTACTAGGTTGCCACTTGTAAACAGTAACGATTGGGATATTAGGTACTTCCTGCACAAAGACCGCATGAAAACTCGTATCATGGAATGGATGCGCAACAAGAGAGGTTTACAAATTGTGCTGCTCAAGCAGGAGCAAATTGATTTGTTTGGTATTCCTGCCGATTTAATTGAAGATTTGGAAGAAGTTGTGCCGAAAAGTAGCAATAGCTACGGAGGATCAACTCCTACAAGATCAAAGGTTGCTGAGTGGAACGGCAAGACTACTGGATGGAGAGTCAAGGCAAATGAGTGCTGGGATGACGTTGAGATTGACAACGATGGTAGTGAGCGAGTGTATGTTGAGATCAACAGGTATGAATCGCAAAGTTACGGCATGGATCAATTTAAGAATATCATGGATAGTCTTGAGCATCTTAGTGTTGCTATCAATTCTATCTACGGACTCAAGACTGCTTTCCTGAAAACCAAAGCGTTCAAGCAGGGCAACTGGATTAGTCTTGGCGAGTACATCCAGCGAGAGTCAGTAAGTATGCTAGACATCGAGGTAATCGAGAAAAATAGAAATAGTGAAAATCCGTATCAAGAATTATTCAGAAAACTTGGAAACAGGTTTGACAACGAGATTGTCAAGGAGTATAATGACACTGTAGAGTTGGCAAAAGCAGAACACTCTGACAAGTTTGCTTACAACGTCTTGGGTCTTGGTCACAAGATCAAGTCAGAAGATAAGTTGCAGCAGATTGCAGACAAGTTTGTTGCTGAGTATCCTGTTGTAGAATTGCTACACTGGAATGGTTCTCACGCCAGCGACAGTCAGTTAGACATTTTAATCAACCACATTAAGGAGAAAGTAAATGGGTTTACCGTCACCAGTACCAATGCGTAAAGACAAGAAGATTATTCCAAGGGACGAGTTAATGTTATGGGTAGAGAATAATGTAAACACAGATGGAGTAAATATCGTAAAGATTCGTGATGCTCACCTCTGGACCCAAGGAGACTACGAGCGTCATCGTCTTGATGTTTTTGAGAAGTATGAAGTAGAAGGCGAAGGTGAGTTTTGTTGGACAAATAGGATTGCAGAGCGTAGTTATTTTCTACACTACAATCCCACCAACAAGACGATACAGGATAGAACTTTAGGAAGATATGTAGAGAAGAAAAAGAAAGGGTTATTCAAGTGAGTAAAACAAACAGTGATAAACATATCGTCGTAGAGATTCACGATGGAATCATTCAATCGGTCTACTGTCCAGATGAAACATATGTTGTAGATATTTTAGACCATGACGCATGGGACGCAGGAGTGGATGACAACATGGATCGCTACTACGAAGATGTAGAAAAATCCACAGAAAATCTTAAAGATATGTATTGACATATCCGATAACAGTAGTATAATTAAAACATAACTTTCGGTCAATCACTTTTAGGAGAATTTAGAATGTCGCATCTTCCACACATCAAAGATGGAAAAGGTCACTGGCACGTTACTGTAGAAAACAAGCCAGTAATCTTCGATCCCACTCATCCAGAATATATCAATCTGGTAGAGTGCGTAAAGACTGGTGACGCAGAAGAATTTATTAGACTTCTGGAAACTGGTCATACTATTGAGAACTGGTCGGAAGGCGACTTCCGGTTTGTGGACGGGTTTCTGTTCTATGACGATGAACCTGTACGCAAGGTCATCACCAGTCGCATCGTGCAGATGCTCAAAGAAGGATGGGATCATAAGCCCATGCTCAAGTTCTTGGAAAACCTGTACGAGAACGTCAGTCATCGTGCGGTCACTGAGTTCTACGATTGGATTCAGCATAAGGGTCTTGCTATCACGCCAGATGGTTACATCCTTGGCTACAAGGGTGTAGTAGTTTATTCGGGTCCAGAGCAAGATGATTTGGATGGTAACACTCTTAAAGAGGGTGATTTGGTTGACCGATATACTGGCTGTTCGCATCGCAATAATGTTGGCGATGCACCAGCGATGAAACGCCGCAAGGTAGACGACAACTGCAACAACGGTTGCGGCTCTGGACTTCACGCTGGTACTTTTGAATATGCCAGCGGTTGGGCAGGCAGTGACGGTAAAGTTGTTTTGGTTAAGATTGATCCACGCGATGTGGTCAGCATCCCTACGGATTGCGATTTCCAGAAACTTCGCTGCCGTACCTACGAGGTAGTAGATGTCGCTAGAGACATTATTGAAACAGCAGTCGTTGATGATTACTGTGACGAGGAAGATTACCTCGACGAACTAGAAGATGGTGATGTAATCAACGATTCTTGGTAAACTCCACTGTGGTTGGTGGTTGGGAGTGGGTTCGCCTGCTCCCTTTTTTTTGGTGCGGTAGTCCAACGGCAGAGACACTAGACTTAAAATCTATCCAGTATGGGTTCGACTCCCATTCGCACTACTATTTTTAAAGTTTATGCTTGACATGCCCGATACATACTATATAATGATAGTGTGTCATCGGGTTTATCTCATTTAGGAATCAACTATGTATAACTTATGCTGTATTAGCAACGAACTCAAAGAGCAAGGCTACAAGTTTCAGACTATGACTTGGAAGCGATTTAACCAACTGCGTGACGAGCATGGTGCAGAGTACGCACTAGATCAGTTAGGCCAGCGTTGGCTTAATAACGTGGAGGTAACTCGTCTTTGCATAGAACACTGTGCAGACAACGGCTGGGGATACCGTGTATCAAGCGCATTGTTTCCATGCCTGACTCATCCAGAGTTTGAGTATGGCGTACATAACGTACCTCAGTACGAGCAGATCATCGAGGAATTTCGTGACATCGTTTATTACAACGAGACATGGCAGGTTCGTTTGTCTACGCATCCAGACCAGTTCAACGTGCTTGCCAGCGAGAATCAAGCGTCAGTAGACAAGACTATTGCAGAACTCAACCATCACGGTTGGGTCATGGACATGCTGGGTTGTGAGCGTAGTTACTACAATCCTATGAATATTCATGTCAACTGCACCAAGGGCGACCTTGCCGATATTGCTGCTCGCTTCATGTCCAACCTAAACAAGTGCGATCAGAGCGTAACCAGCAGGCTAGTGATTGAGAACGAGGACAAAGGTTGTTGGACTGTTGCTAATTTGCTAGAACATTTTGATATTCCAATTACTTACGATAACCTACACGACAAGTGTAATCCCTCACAGTTTCTTCCTTTTAATGGAGATTATTTTTATCCTATGGAGGAATGTGTTAAGACTTGGGGTAAGATCAAACCTCTGTTCCACTACAGCGAGTCTATGCCAGATCATAAGAATCCACGCAAACATGCAGACATGCCTACAGGTCATCCTGTCAGTGACGCATACGACTGGGACATAGAACTCAAGTCCAAGGACGCAGCGATTCGTGCCTGTGCTGCTTTTCAAGAACTGGGCGAGGCACTTGCTCAACCTTTGAGAAGTTTGATGGGACAGGAAGATCAAATGAAGGTTGCTAATAAAGTAATGGAAGAAGATAAGGAAGTTCTCAAGAGATATGAAGAAGGAACTGCAAGAATTGCCGACCCACGATACCGAGAAGATAGGTCTTACTAATTACCGCCAGATATTTATAAGTGGAGGGGTTTTGTACCCTGAAAGGAGTTGACAAATGAGAGAGATTAAGTTTAGGGCGTGGGATGGTGAAAAGTTTAGAGAGTCTTTTGTTATTCATCAAGCAAACGGCTTGGCTATGGTTGAGACTACCACACCTCTTGGTAGTCGTTATTTAGAAACTCAAGCAGAATGGGCTGTTCAACAATACACAGGACTTAAAGACAAGAATGGTGTGGAGATTTACGAGGGCGACATCTTGGGTTATTTCGACGCTATTGTAAATAACAACAAAAAGGGAGAATCTTTCGGTTCAAAGGAGCGAACAGAAATAAAGTGGGCAAAAGCATATTCGGGAGAACAGTGGTGTGAATTTAACATCCGAGATTATAACGGAAAAGATGTGAAGTCAGACGAGCCAAATGACTATTATGGCGGCATTCATCCTGAATATAAAGAAGTAATCGGTAATATCTTTGAAGGAGTTGACAAATGAGTGAAGATGATGTAGAATATTTAGTAATAGATTACGACGATCAACTTGATAGTGTTGTTGATAGTGTTAATTATCTTTTACAAGATTATGGATTAGTATTTGAAGAAGATGATAACAAAAACAACGAATCTTATGAGAACGGTGATGGTCGTATGTGGTGGGTTTTGAAGGAGTTGACAAATGAGTAAACAAAAATCCCACACACCAAGAAGTCTTTGTAAGTCTTTAAAGCAGATGCAGCAAATCGCAAAGTCTATGCACTACCAACAAGACTTTTCTTACGAAGATAACAGGTTTATGTATGACATTTACGAGAAGTGCCATCGAATAATGGGTGAAATTAGAATTAAATATGATTTAGATATTAACAATGACTTCCGCCCCAAAGGAGTTGACAAATGAGTGACGATAGTGTCCTGAATTAAACTTTTCTTTACTTAGGAGTAGAACTATGAGAAATCTAATCGTAATCGCAGTCGCACTTGCCGCATCTTTTTCACAGGCAGCAGAGTACAAAACCGTTAAAAACAACTCAATACCCAGCAAATACAAGCAGGTTGTTGAGTTTAAAGAAAATTGGACTTGGAGCAACAAAATTAAAAAGTGGAAGCACAAAGACGGTAGACAGCTTACAGCGTTGAGACTTCTTTCTCAAAAAGAGATTAAACTTGTACCTGTAGAGTCAGCGAAAAAGAAGGGTCCATTCATTTACGTTTGGAACAAGCAAAGCAAAACAATTAGAATTATCTGCACAGGTTTTGGAATTAAACACAAAGGAATAAAATGAGATGAATCCGTATCAACCTCCAAGAATTGAAAACCGAGATAAGTTTAGTTGGAAGTCTATCGCGCTTTCGCTAGTGGCACTAATCGCCATGCTTAATGTTTTGTTTGTTTACCTTTTTGCTGTGGGGTCCGTAGTCAGATGGTTAAGTTAATTTTACTTTTATTGTGTTTTAGGATTGACAACGACCCAACTATAGTCGATACTTTTAGTAGGATTGAAGTAAACCACTATCATAACGAGTGGGGTGTTGAGGTCTGGTCCCAGTTAATCTGTTGGGATTGGTATGGTAGAAAGAGCGTGTTTCGTGTTCAGCATTGGATTATGATGAAAGATGCTTACAAAAAGACAGAGGAAGGTAAGAAGAAGTGGGACAAGGGTATAAGGGCTTATGCAGATAAAATTAGAGACTGGGAAGTTAGACGAGACTTTTTAAACGCCAGTGCCTATCGTGGAGATTTTGTTGGAGGTAAGTATTATCCATTCAAGAACTTTAAAACAAGATACTGGGAGGTAAAGTTTTTAGACAAGGGTTTTCCCAGACTTATAAAGTCAAAGATATTTGTAGAAACATATACCCAGTACGACCCAGAGACAGCAGACAGAGAGTTTTTTCGCAGCGAGTTCAGGAGGGGGCTTACAAAATTACCAAATCAGAAGCCTCCGGTGATTACTCAGGAGTGGCGCGAGTTTGTGGACAGGTTGGTTCCGCAGTTCCATCAGTAGGGAATATAAATTAACATAAGGTAGGTGTTGACAAGTATAAGTGTTAATGTTATACTGATGGTGTATAATACGATACACTAAATAAACCTCATATATGGAGTAGCGGTATGAAATGCTCAACTAAAACTAATGTTTTGAGAGTGTTGAACTTGTTGGTAATACTAGGGTTGTGTTGGTGGATTAAGATTAAGAACGACAAAGCAAAAGAAATGATCCAGTGGAATACTAAGATAATCAACTCTATAGGAGTGGTTTCTTTCACTCAGTCGCAAAACGCAGACGTTTTGATGGATATTATAAAGAAAATGGACGAAGAAGGTGTAGGAGAAGAAGATTTCGGTAGTAAGGGTGGCGTGTTTGTTTCGCTGCAAAGTGGGTTGGATGTGGATGATTTGGGTCGTCCCATACCAGATAAACCAAAGATGCCAGAGGGTATGGAAGAATCCTACGTCCAGCAACCCTTCTCTGAATTTAAATCAGACAAAGATGGCAATGAGGTTGTACCTGCTACGTTCGATCAGGTCATAGAAGATTTAAGAAGAATAGATTTGTCTGTTAGAGCCTTTGCTTCTAACAACTTGTTTCAAAAACAAAGTTTAGATTTAATTTACCAAAGAATTTCAAGTGGAGAATAAAATTGGACGAAGCAAATGAAGAAGAAACATACTATGCCATAGAAGAAGGCAGGTATGATGACGAAGTTGTTAAAGAAGCCACTGACTCGGAAGTAGAAAGCTTCCAGTGGTCTTTTGTTGTCTCTAACGGAGTAGAAGATGAACGTGGAAGAAATAGTTTGTGATAAACCAATACATTCCATAAACAAAAAAGAGTTGTGGAAAGAAACTATTGAAGTCTGGGATTATCTAGTGGAGTCTGGGTATGGACCCAGTGACTTCTTTGGTGGTGAAATCAAGATGAATTATCAGGGTTTTAAAAAACTTATCAATGAGAATGGAAAATGCGCTCGCGTAAAAGAAACACGGCACTACAGAATAAGTGCTGTGTGGATTGGTAACGTAGAGATTAGCTTTACTGAGGTTAAAATAGACAAGGATGACTGGTACTTAGAAAATAATTGGAGTCCGTTGGAATGAGAGGCGATTCAAATATGTCTGACAGTCGTTTTATGAAAAGTCAAAAGATTGTCAGTAAAAAACTAAAGGACAACATTGACAAACTCGATAAAGAGTATAGAATAAGAGAGATGCGAGAGCGTTGGGAGTCAGGCAAAGGTAAAAAGAAAACACTTTGGGAAAGAGTAAAGGAGATTTTTACATGAGAGTAGGAATTGTATCTGGATATTTTAATCCAGTTCACACAGGACACTTGGACTATCTTGAAGGAGCAAGGCGGGAGTGTGACATACTGTATGTAATTGTTAATAACGATCATCAGGTTGCACTTAAAGGTTCTAAGCAGTTTATGGATGATAACGCTAGGCTTAGAATTGTTAATGCCTTGTCTTGTGTAGACAAAGCTATGGTTTCTGTTGACGAAGATGGAACGGTAGTAAGGTCTATCGCACAGATACATAAACGATACGCTGATGATCCATTTATGATTGGTCTTTACTTTATGAATGGTGGAGACAGAAAAGAAGGAAACACGCCAGAGTCAGAGTTCTGTCAGCAGAATGACATCCACTTGCTTTACAATGTAGGTGGCGGTAAAACAGAATCATCAAGCACTCTCTTGCAAAAGGTTAAAGATGGACAATAAAGTAGAACTTTTAGGACACTACGGCAGCGATGAGGTCATCGCCTGTTCAGCATGGACGAGTACAAGCAGGAATCTTACGGATGAAAAACGAGGACGAATACAAAGACTTATTGAGATGCTCTGGATCAACGGACATGAAACGCCTTTTGAAAAAGGCTCGGTTCACTTTCTTGTTGACACAGACATTGCTAGTCATATTCATTTGCTTAAACATCGCATTAGTAGTCTTAATGCTGAGTCAGCTAGGTACAAGGAATTAAAAGAAGATAAATACTTCCTGCCGGAAGATTGGGGTGATGTAAAATTATCAAAAGATGCAGAGGTTGTTGTGAACTTACCACATGCAGATACGCTCTTTAATTCATGCTTTATAGAGGGTGATAAGTGGAGCGATATATTAAAAGATTATACTGAATTAGGCAATAAACTTTATCACCAGTGCGTAGAGGACTTGACCCCTGCACTGGGGCGTAAGAGAGCAAAAGAGTCAGCGAGATTCTTCAAGACGTACAACAGTCAGATTCAGGCAGACATCTCCTTTAATATGCGATCCTTTGCTAATTTCCAGAAACTTCGTAATTCTGAACATGCACAGGTTGAAATACGCGAGATTGCTGCTAAAATGTTAGAGTTGGTTGAGAATATACAAGGAAACCCATTCAAGTGTACGCTTGATGCTTTTAAGTTGAACAGGGAGACATAATATGAAATGTATAGTAACAGGTGGAGCAGGATTTATTGGTTCTCATGTTGTAGACAGACTGGTTGATCTGGGACATACCGTTATTGTTATTGATAATCAATCTGCCACTGCTCACGATCAATTTTATTTCAATGATAAAGCAGAGTATCATTGTATATCCATAACGAACTCATATATTTCTGGGTTATTTCAAAATGTAGATTATGTATTTCATCTAGCAGCAGAGTCTAGGATTCAACCAGCATTAGAAAATCCAGAACTCGCGATAGAAACTAATGAATTAGGCACTTGCAGAATACTAAAGTATGCGTTAGACTATGGTGTAAAGCGAGTGATGTATTCATCTACATCATCTGCGTATGGTCTTGTAAATCCTATACCTCATAGAGAGGACATGAAGAAGGATTGCTTGAATCCTTACTCTATTACAAAGACTGCTGGCGAAGATTTTTGTAAGATGTATACTAATTTATATGGATTAGAAACAGTGACATTCCGATACTTTAATGTGTACGGCGAACGACAACCAACCAAGGGTCAGTATGCGCCTGTAGTTGGGCTATTCCAGAGACAATCTGCTGCTGGCGAACCAATGACCGTAGTGGGTGACGGAGAACAAACAAGAGACTACACGCATGTTTCAGACGTTGTGGCGGCAAATATCGCGGCTATGACTGCGCCAGAAGAAGCATGTGGCGAATTGTTTAACATCGGAACAGGAGTTAATCATTCTGTAAATGATATTGCGAGAATGATTGGTGGAGAAGTAACACATATCGCACCTAGACTTGGAGAGGCGCGTGACACTCAAGCCGACACCTGTAAGGCGGGACATATTTTAAATTGGAAACCTAAAGTTAAATTGGAGGATTGGTTAAATGAGTTTTAAAGCACAGGCATTAAATTCTTTGATGATGAAAGCAGCATCAGATAGAGCAGAGGCAATGACAAGTTTGGAGATTATGCTGGATCACCCAGCAGGTATTGGAGATCATAGCACAGACGATCTACATAACAATCTAAACGAGGCGCTTTCTAGTCTTGCTGATGCAGAGGACAGGATTGAAACATTGAAGCGAAACTTTGGGTCTTGGTTGCCGTTAAATGAAAACTGACGCAAGGGTTAAATCTCAAACCCAAAGGGCAGCAGAAAAGGGTTTGGAGGACATGTTTCGACGAAACAAACCTCCACCTAAAAAGCTGCCAGCAAAGTTTAAATATAAAAGAACAGCGAAAAAAGTAAAACTAAAACTTAGTTTAGATATTGAGGGTATGAAAATGATTGGTGCGTCACTTCTCGCTACGATAGCATTTTGTATGCTGGTGTATTCATTTTATTCATTTATGGCTACACCTAGTGCCAGAATTATGCCTGAACTTGATAATAATATTATAAGGAATATAGATTAATGTATGAATATAATGCTAAAGTTGATCGTGTTGTTGATGGAGACACTGTAGACTTTATTGTTGATCTTGGATTTAATATCAATATAAAGATCAGAACTAGACTTATTGGTGTTGATACGCCAGAACGAGGACATGAAGATTGGTCAAAGGCTACCGCTGTCTGTGCGGGATTATTAAAGTCTGTCGCAGAAATAAACTTTGAGGATTTACCAGATGAAGAATGGTGGGTAAAAATAAGAACAACAAAAACAGGAAAATATGGAAGATGGCTGGTTGACATCCCCGGAGTTACCGATATACTAAGAGAGACATGGCCCTACAAAGGATAAAAAAATGACAGTATATTTATTAGAAATGTTGATTAGTACGCCTGAAAGAGTTGTTTCTGAGCCACTTGGCGTGTATGATACTATGAGAAAAGCAAAGTCCCACTTGAATAAAGTGGAGAATATAAGACCAGAATCAGAAAGCGTTTCCTTTAACATAATGAAATTTGAAATGAACGATAAGCCATCAATACTAAAAATGAAAGAAGTCGCCATGCAATATGTTGGCGAAGAATTGTTTATGATGTTTCACCAAGGGATGCTAGAGCAGATGGTGGAAGCAGACGGTAGTTTTTCTTATGTTGTTACAGGTAAGTTTAAGGGAGCGTTAGAGAAAGCTATCACAAGATTTCATGATAGCGCAGACGATGGGCCATTTTAACAAGCATGTATAAAGATTATTATTGATGTTGTCATGGACGAGGGTGCAATTCCCTCCATCTCCACTTACGGGGATGACTTAGATTCGACATACAATATGACGTAATGTATCTCATGCCGTAGTTGATAGAAGGGCTACGTTAAAAATCTATCAACCTTTTAATTGCAGATGAAAGTCTCGCATTGGCAGCGTAAGCTGTCTGGGGAGTCGCCTCGTCCTTATTATCCAAACGGGGCTTTACTATATCGTAGCACAAATGAGTGAAGTCGGAAGCCTAGAGCGATTAGACAGATCGACAAGACTAGATTCGCGGGTGCAAATCCCGTCACTCACTTGCGGCCCTATCGTCTAATCGGTTAGGACACCGCCCTTTCACGGCGGCAATCGGGATTCGAGTTCCCGTAGGGTCATACTAATAAGGAGGAGAAATGTTAGTACAGTGTAAGATACAGGACTGGGTTGTAAAACTCAAGCAGCGTGAATGTAGAATATACATTTATAAAGCCGACAAAGAAATTAAGTCTGTAAAGACAAAACTTTTTAAAGATAGGGGAATGATGATGTTTCCCAAAGAATTGTATAAATTGATTTGTAAAGACTTGACAGCAGCTAATACTTATGATAGATTCTTAGATAGGTATTATACTTGGGACGAAGACGATACGGAGTGTTAAATGAATAAATGGGACAAGAACTTTTTAGAGTTAGCTAAAACTGTATCTACGTTTAGCAAAGACCCGTCTACAAAAGTGGGTGCAGTCATTGTTGATGATGACAACAGAGTTGTGTCTATCGGATACAACGGTTTCCCTAAAGGTATCAAGGACGATCACCGATTAGATAATAGAGAGTTAAAGTATGAAATGGTAGTACACGCAGAGGCAAACGCGCTTCTGTTTGCAAACGCTCCTGTGAAGGGCTGTACGATCTATACATGGCCGTTTCAACCCTGTAGTAGATGTGCGTCACTTATTATTCAAGCGGGTATACGGCGCGTTGTGACCGTTGAGAACAAGGATCAGAAATGGTCTAGCAATTTTCAACTAGCGCACGACATGATGACAGAAGCTAGAATTGAAATAGTTTCTTATACAGGTTTTGTCTTACCTGAAGCGAAGGGATCGAGATGTTGTTGATAAAAATTATATTTAAGTGTTGAAATAATTTAGTTTTTAGATTATAATATTGATGTCGGCAATGGTAGTACAGTGTCGGCTATCTTAAAAAATTTATAAAACTAACATTGGATGAAGTTTGTAGTCTTATCCATTTAAGATCATGAGTTAGAGGTGAGTGTACGACCACTCCAAGGTATCGAAATAAAAATCCAAGCAATACTGGCGAGTAACTTGGACCTGTGAAGACGGCGTAAGCCGAAGCGTAAAAATTTATATTAGTCTGTAAGATACTGCTCATAAACACTACTGATTACCTGCGGGACACAAGGTTCTTCACAGGTATAAACGTAGTCGGTGTAGATTTACAGTGTTAAGAATAATATTTAATATTTGTATTGACAAAACATAGCCTACGAGCTATAATAATGTAGAAAGGAGAAAACTATGAAAGAACTATTAGACATGACAGAAGCGCACCTTACAAACGTAAAACAAGAGATTGAAAGATTATCTCTACAAAGAGAACAAATATCAGATGAGATCGTAAGACTCAATGATTATTTAGAACAAGGGGTTAAAGTTCTTGATTCTCATAGGGCAGAATCGCAAGAAAACGCATCGCCCGTCGAGAACACCCCTTAATTTTGTATTTAATTTAGTTTTAGTATTGGAGAAAAAGATGAACTTGAATTGTTGGCTTGGTTGCGGTAGACTCACTAAAGACGCAGAACTTCTTACCACCAAGAAGGGTACGGCTATGAGTAAGTTTCGCCTAGCAGTAAATGATCGTCGTAACGATGACACATTGTTTGTAAATGTTTTATGTTTTGGTAAGATGGCGGAAAGTCTACAGCCAAGACTACTGAAGGGTAGGATTGTATCAATTCAGGGTAAAGTTAAGGTAGATGACTACGAGGACGAGAACAAGGTTAAGAGAAGTTCTGTTTGCATCATGGCAGACGAAATCTCACTTGGTCCAGACCCAAGCTCTATCGTAAATCTCAACCAGTAAACCATCAATCTCTAAGGCAAACCACACCCCCGTCAGGCAAGCTCTTGGCGGGGGTCTTTTTATCTAGGCATCAAAATGATATTAGCAGACTACACAAATATAGAATTATTTTCAGATCACCAAACAAGAGATATAATAGCGCAGTTAATACTAGGATCATTAGTTGTAATATTTACTTTATCCGCAATCGGAGGTTTTCTTTCAAAGACAGAAAAGCCTTTACAACTTAGCAATAATTTTGATCTAGGTTATATAACAGACGATGAGGTGATTGAACAACCTCAAGAAGTTAAAATCGTTGTGGAAGAAAAAGACGAACTAAAAGAACTTAAAAGACAGGTTGAGATTGCTAAACTGAAAAAACAGTTAGCAGAATTACAAAAGCCAGCGTTTGATAATAATCTGATGAAAGATTGTGTAGACGCGCTTACTGGACTTGGAACGCCAGCAAGAAAAGCAAAAGCAGAAGCGCAGACTATTTTTGAGAAAACCCCTAACATTAAAACGGTACAAGATTTTATTACGGAGTATGGAAAGCGATGAAATTAAATCTACAAGCACCAATCAATCAGTTAGGATATGGCGTTGCTGGTTTGAATATCCTTAAAGCGCTTTACGAAGAGGAGGTAGAGGTTTCATTCTTTCCTATTGGTCAACCTCAAGTAACAAACGAAGAAGATGCCTATGCGGTTAGAAGAGGGATGAGATTAGCTCAGACATTTGACCCACAAGCACCCTGCGTAAAAATATGGCATCAGAACCAGATGGCAGAACGCATAGGGTCAGGTAAATTTATTGGATTTCCTATCTTTGAGTTGGATACTTTTAACGAATTGGAGAAGCATCATCTAAATTCCTGTGACGAATTGATGGTTTGCTCTCAGTGGGCGAAACAGGTATGTCTGGATCAGTTGTATATGTCTCCCAATGGTCATACATACTTAGATGCTGACGCAAAAGTTCACGTTGTACCCCTTGGCGTAGACGCAGAACTGTTCCCGCCAGCACTAGTAAGACAGGACGACAAAACGATTTTCTTCAACTGTGGCAAGTGGGAGATCCGCAAGGGTCACGATATTCTCATCAATGCCTTCAAAAAGGTGCTTGAACACGGAGAAGATGCTGAATTGTGGATGATGTGTACAAATCCATTCAACTCGCCCGAAGAAGATGCAAAATGGCATCAGCTATACAATCACCCTAAAGTCAAACTAATTCCAAGGGCTGATACACAGGCAGAAGTGTATAATATAATGTCCCAAGTAGATTGCGGTGTATTTCCTTCTCGCGGAGAAGGCTGGAATCTAGAATTACTAGAGATGATGGCGGCAGGAAAGCACGTTGTAGCAACAGATTATTCAGCGCACACTGAATTTTGTACTAAAGAAAACGCAGGTCTTGTGTCGATAACTGACGTAGAGCCAGCGTTTGACAACAAATGGTTCTTTGGTCAGGGTAACTGGGCGAAGATTGGAGCGCACGAAGAAATGGATCTGTACATGAAAATGATGAAATATATCCTTGACAAGAAGGGTACTGTAAATCTAGCAGGAATAGAAACCGCTAAAAGATTCTCTTGGCAAAATACAGCAAGAGAGATGATAAGATGTTTAAAAAAATAAAAAGTCTTTTTTCTAAAAAGAGCGATGTAAAAGCAGGAATTACTATATACGTGGAAAAAGATGGTCAGATATATGTAGACGTAAGAATAATAGACGATTCAGACGAAACAGTAGAGTGCCTAGCTTCTTTAATTTGTATGTATTCTCCAAGCTCATTTTTTCAAGTAACATCCGTAATTAAAACTCAGTTAGAATCAGCAGGAAAACAAGACTTATATGTAAAAATAATAGAAAAAGCAGCAGGAATGATAACATTTGACGAAGAAGATATTGAAGCGGATTACTCAGAAGAACCTTGTATAAACCCGTCCGATATGATATAATGGAGGTTGATATGTCAAAAAAAATAGGCTGGCAAAAATACGAAGACATGATAAAGAAACAGATTTCTTCACCTTTAGCTTCTCTAATGATGTCAGCGAACTTAGACCTAGACCTAAACCTAGAAACGGAAGAAGACGAGGTATACCAAGAAGAATTAGAACAGGCGCTAGAATCGCAAGAGATATTGGCAGTACCAGTTCCAAACTCGTTTTACGAACAGGTTTCTCTTGTCACAAACTATGACTGCTGGCTAGGACATACAAATTTTAACGTCACACCCATGATAAAGAAAGAGTTTGAAGAAGTGGAAGGAGTGGAGGTTCTAAAAATTTGCAGTAGGTATCGTTTTTTTGTCGGAGTTGGGCAGATGTTTGACTTCAAGGATGTAAGAAAAAGAATAGAAGAAATTATTAATTGAGGAAATTATGAAAATTGAAGATATATTGAGTGATTCGGACTGTCTTAATGTTGCAAAAAAGGCATCAATACCTTTCTCTGGAGTTCTTTCTCAAGATGAGATAAATTGCTGTATCACAAATGCCGCTTGGAACTCGGTTAAGTCCTTTAATCCAGAAAAAAATACAAAATTAACCACATTTTTGTATAAAGGAGTAGTAATAGAGTGTACAAAGCAAATAAAAAATAATAACGGCAAGAATAAAAAGTTAAAAGTTATCAATTATAGCGGATTTAATTTAATAGAAGACAAAAGCGGTTACACAAGTAACATAGATATAATGGACGAAATAAAAAACTGCAAAGATCCCGACATTATGTACGGAAGATTCTACGAAAACAAAACCCTAAGCGAGATAGCAAAAGAGAAATCTATCACAAAGGAAGCGGTGAGACTAAGAATCAAAAAAAATCTTAAAATTATAAAATCCAGATTGTATTCTGGTGTATAATAATAAGGAAATAGGAATAACATTTTACGGGATACACAGGAAAATAAAATTTAACTCTAAGGAGTTTAGATATGGCATTACCTTCAAGGTACGGCTCTGCTTTTTTGGCTGGTACAAAAGGCGCAACTTTTGCTGCTGGTTATGACATTACCAACACAGTATCCGGCGCTGTCGTTGATGGTGGTACAATCATCAAAGCTGGAAACAAGGCTTCAGACAGCCCAGTAACTAACGATCTTTCCATCAATACTTTAGCTGATAACCTTGGCGAAAGAAGAATTGGCTCTAAAGTTGTAGCAAACGCTGGTACTGGCGCTGCGACAACGGATAGAGTTGGTGTTTCTGGAGCTATTGCAGCAAATGTCGCTGACGGCGCAGTCTTGGGTTTCAACGCTAGCGCAACCCAGTGGGTTATGCAGGGTGGAAACGTAACGACCACTCTTGCAGGAAGCGCAAACACTCGTCTCGCCAGTCCAGCTAGAGAGATTGTTAACTCTGATGGTGGATCTAATGATGTTGCGACTAAGGTTGGTAGAACCAAAACTACTGACAGACTTATTGGATCTAAAGCAGACGAAGCATTTGACATCTACGCTGTGCCTAGCACAAATATCGTTCCGGGTCGCACCAAAGGTAGCAATGCAGGTAATGCATCTACTATGGTCAATCCTGCTGACGGTAGTGCTGCTGAGAAGGCTGAGATTGCTCCTAGTAAGGCAGTTCCCGGTGAACTTACTTACCACTTTGGCGCACTTGCTGCTCCAACAACTGATGAGTACAAAGCCAAGAATTTACGTGAAGCTTAATACTTAATCTTTATTAAGCAGCATAAACGCCCCTCCTTTCGGGGAGGGGTATTTTCTTGGAGATACAAATGAATTTTGGTATGAGTTTAGAGATAGTAGGAATAGTATTATCGCTGGCGGGAGGACTCTGCGCAAGCTTGGCTTGGGGCTGGAAATACATAATAAAACCAACCATAAGACTGTATAAAAATCAACAAACTTTAGTATCTTCTGTAGAAGATATTAAAAAAGAACTAACAACAAATGGTGGATCTTCAATAAAAGATACGGTCAACAGAATTGATCGTCGTCAAGTCATGCTAGACAAAAGATCCAAAGCAATATTTTATAACATAGAGAAAGCAATACTAGAAGTAGACGAAGGTGGAAACATATTGTGGGCAAATGAACAATTCCACAATGTGATGGGTACAAAGAATTTAAAGGGATTAGACTGGGTTTCATACATAGACGAACCTCAAAGAGAAAATTTCCTAAGAGAATTTGAATCATGTTCAGAAAAACTTAGAGAATTAAAATTTGAAACTGTTTCTACGGAAGGAAAGAAGATAAAGTACACAGGATTCCCATACAGAGACAACAACAAGAATTTTGGTTTTTTAATTTACTTAGAAGGAGAATGAAATGGGTTCGGACAAATTTAAGATAAACACTGGCGATTTGATGAATGTTTTGAAAAACGGGCTACTTGTTGCAGTGGCGGCGTTTATCACATATATTATGAATAATCTTCATATTATTGACTTAGGAACGTACACAGCGCTAGTTATTCCAATCGTCACCTTGGTATTAGACACGATTGTTAAATGGGCAAAAGATAACTCAAAAGAAGAAGTAAAACCCGACTCACCAGAAGGAGAGTAAAATGGATTTACTAATAGGTGTGGCTCTTTTGTGTTGGTCGTTCGGTCTTTTAATCTTTAAGCAGTTTTTTTCTGACGGCTTAACCTCTCAGGCTATGATTCAGGTTGCCGTTGCTGGGGTGGGCGCACTGGTTATACTGGGTCCAAAGATTCTAAACCTTGTTCTAAACTTTGAACTTCCAGAACAAGACTCAGAAGACGAGGAAGCAGAAAACAACAAGGACTACGAAGACTTTAAAGCTTTAAACTACTTAAAAGATAGAGCAAAAGAAATAGAGTCAGAAGAAGCTTTTGATTTAGTTGTAAAGTTAAATACACTAATATTTTCTGGAGAATTAGATGAAAAGTAAAGCAATCTTAATTGTAGCGATACTTGTGGGCGTTGCGGGCTATGAAAACTATACAGCCGCAACCCCACAGGTTGTAGCGAACGATTCCGCTATAGGTAATGTATCTCAAGCTTTCTCTTCCATAGAATCTAAAGAAGATAAGCTAACTATTTACAAACTTTTTGCTGGCTCTGCTGAATATTTAAACAACTGCAAGTCTTTACAAGCAACACAGCAGTTTGATCCCATTCTTGGTAGAGTTCAATCGTCATACGGTTGGAATAGAGAAAAGTACCCAGCGTTTACTGATGCCGTTTCAGAATATCTTGTTTCCGTTGGTTACAATCAGCCAAAACCGCTGACTACAGACCAACAAAGAAAAGACTTCGCCAATATATTTAAGTCTTTAGCAGAGGCAACTAAATATGAGTGAATTTCTTGGCGGTAATGACGGCTGGGTTGATGATCCGGCAGCGGTAGAGGCGGTAATGAACGACTTACCATTTCCCGTATTTCAAGATGTTTGGACTCCCATAAAGGGTTCAGGTAAAGGGAAGAAAGTTTTACTCTACGACTATATCAAGCAAGCTTCTGGCGGCAAATTTCCAAAAAGAAAACAAACCGTTGGCGACTGCGTTGCTCAAGGGGCGGCTTATGCTGTAGATGCTGTTAAATCTGTAGACATAATTCTAAATAAAGAATTTGAAGAATGGGTAGCGGAAACTGCAACAGAAGATATTTATGCAGGAAGTCGCGTTCAGATAGGCAAAGGTAGAATACGTGGAGACGGATCTATTGGCGCTTGGGCGGCAAGATATGTAAACGAGTACGGAGCGCTACCAAGAGGTAAATACGGAAACGTAGACCTAACAACTTATAGTGGCTCAAAAGCAAGAAGTTGGGGAAGAGGGGGCGCAGGGGTTCCTAAATCTTTAATACCAAAAGCGAAACAACACCCTATATTAACCGTCTCAAAAGTAACTACATACGAAGAAGTTAGAGACTTGATTTCTAACGGATATGCCGTTACAATAGCAAGCAGTCAAGGGTTTAGCTCTAGAAGAGATAGCGAAGGATTCGCTTCGCCAAAAGGTAGTTGGGCGCATCAAATGTCTATATTGGGCGTAGACGACGAGTACAAACGTCCCGGAGTGCTTGTTCAAAACTCTTGGGGTACTTGGAATGGTGGACCAAAAAGAAACGATCAGCCAGATGGATCATTCTGGGTTGACGCAGACGAAATAGAAAGACGTATTCTCAAGAAAGGTGACTCTTGGGCGTTTAGTGGATATGAAGGTTTTAAACCCCGCGAACTAAATACGAGAATAATATGAAAAACTTACAACTAAGCACTACTACTGTAGTAGTCTTAATAGTGTTTGCTTTGTCTATTTTTGTTGGTGCTGGAAATTCAGCACTACCAACAGAATTTAGTATTGATAAGGCAAGGTCAGAAGGTTTTGTAGCTTTTATTGTCAACGAGAAATCGTTTGACACGGAGGGAGGTGATGTTCAAAATGAATGCGAATGTAACGGCACGAAAGAACTTATCCACGGAGATGGTCATAAAACGCCATGTCCCTGCTCAGAGAGTCCAGAGGGCTGTCAGTGTAGACCCGCCAAACCCGTAACCCAACAGGAAGTTAAACAAATACCGCAAGTGGGGGATCTAAAAAAAAAAGAACAGACGCCCCCTCTTGTGGTTTCTCAGGTAGTCAGAGAACAAGAACGCAAAGAGTCTGGAATAGATCAACAAGATGGTTTAAATAAATCTAAGAAAAAACAAATATTATTTTTTACAGCAAGTTGGTGTGGACCCTGCCAGAGTTGGAAACAAAAAGAGTTGGCAAGATTTAAAACCAACCCTAAGTGGAAGATTTCAGAAGAGCCAGAGGCCATGATAAGGATTGTAGACATCGACAAACCATCTAACAAACAGCTAATGTTTAATAAACAAACTAGGGTAGTGCCTGAGTTTGTTCTAATGGTAAACGGTAAATATAAATCCCATAAAACTGGTTATCAGTCTGCTGAAACTGTAGGACGTATGTATAACCAATGGTGAATCCATACCAAGCGATGTCTTCTATCTTTTCCGAAGACGGTCTAAAAATCTTAGACTTTACCCTGAAGGTTCAGAGTGAAACCTCTATAGACATATATAAGAATGACGAGTCTATCGTTATAGACTTTCAGGAAAATCAACCAACGGTAACAATAAAAAAGATAATAAGACTTAAATTAACCGTAGAAGGTATCGAGCTAAGGGAAGACGGCGGGATACTTAAACTGGATTACTTCCCTAATATACCTTTTAAATACGAGTGGTTAGAAAATGAACAGTGAAATTAAAACTACAGTAGGTTTAGATATTGAAAAAAAGTTTAAAGGAAGAAGTAGAAACAAAAGAATAGCCGAGTCTTGTCTGCTGCTCGCAGACGAATGGGCAACAGTAAGGGGCGATGCGATTCAAGACTTTACAAAGTCGCAAGCAAAAAAAGCATGTAAAAAATATATAAAAGAAAACCTAAAGGAAGAGATAGCAGGAAACCCTCTTGTCACTATGCTAGTTAGCCTTATCGTGAAGTTAATTATAGAGTGGGTTGTAGAAAATTACATCACAAAATTAATGAGACAGTAACACAAATTGTGCTTGATTTTTTACAGTTCTCAATCTATAATATACTATCTACTAAACATTTAATATACAGAGGAACAAATTAATGTCATTGAAGTCCCTTATGGATTATACTTTTGTTAGCAAATATGCACGATGGATACCGGAAAAGAAAAGAAGAGAAACTTGGAACGAGGCTGTAGATAGAGTCAAGCAAATGATGCTTGAGAAATACGCAGACAAACCAGAAGTATTACCAGAAGTAGAATGGGCATACGAACAAATGCGTAAAAAGAGAGTGCTTGGTAGTCAGCGCGCTCTACAATTTGGCGGCAAGCCAATCTTTAAACACAATGCAAGAATGTATAATTGCATTGTATCTTTCTGTGACAGAACAAGATTCTTTCAAGAATGTATGTATCTTCTTCTGTGCGGCTGTGGAACAGGGTTTAGTGTACAAAAACACCACATAGACAAACTACCAGAATTACTACCTAAAAAAGAAGGAAGTAAAAAATATGTCATACCTGACACGATTGAGGGGTGGAGTGATGCTGTCGGAGTCCTCGTATCAAGTTATTTTAATCAATTTGCTGATGAAGAGTTGTTTGTAGAATATTCTGGCAAGAATGTAAACTTCGACTATAGCGAGATTCGCCCTGCTGGAGCATACCTTAAATCTAGTGGAGGCAAAGCACCGGGACCAGAGCCGCTTAAAAAAGCACTTACAAACATTAGAAAAATTTTAGACAAGGCATTGAAAGATGGACAAACAAAACTCTCACCCATCCAAGCTTATGACATTGTTATGCATACCGCTGACGCTGTTATTTCTGGCGGGGTCCGCCGTAGTGCTACCATTTGCGTATTTAGCCCTGACGACACTGAGATGGCGACCGCTAAAACAGGAACTTGGTTCATCGACAACCCACAAAGAGGAAGATCCAATAACTCGGCGCTTCTACTCAGGGACGAAACGAGCAAAGAGCAATTCGCAGAATTAATGAAATCTGTCAAAGAGTTTGGAGAACCGGGATTTGTTTGGTCAGACAGTACAGAGTTGCTAGTCAATCCCTGCGTTGAGATTGGTATGTGGCCTGTGTGCGAAAAAACAAAAGAGTCAGGATGGCAGGCTTGTAATCTTAGTACAATCAACTGTGCAAAAATTAAAACAGAACAAGACTTTTTTGATGCCTGTCGTGCCGCCACCATCATAGGCACTCTACAGGCGGGTTTTTCGGAGTTTGAATATCTGGGCAAGGCGTCAGAAAGAATTATCTCCAGAGAAGCTTTGCTTGGTGTAAGTATGACGGGTATAATGGAGCAGCATCAAATTTGCTTAGACGCAACTGCACAAAAGCGTGGCGCTACTATTGTAAAGAAAACAAACAAAAAGATTGCAGAAATGATCGGTGTCAATCAAGCCGCTCGCACTACCTGTATCAAACCAGAAGGTACTTCTAGCTGCATCCTTGGTACATCTAGCGGCATCCATCCACATCACGCCAAACGCTACATTAGGCGAGTACAGGCAAATAAGATGGAACCTATCTATAATTACATGAAAGAAATTAACCCTAGAGCATGTGAAGAAAGCGTTTGGAGTAATAATGATAGCGATGACGTTGTTGGTTTTTGCGTAGAAGTTCCAGACGGAAGTAAAACTAAAAATGCAGTAGATGCTATTCAGTTGTTGGACTATGTAAAGTCTACACAGCAAAACTGGGTAATTAACGGTACTAATAAAGAACTATGTACACAACCTTGGCTTGTTCATAATGTAAGTAATACTATCAATGTTAAGCCAGACGAATGGCAAGAAGTAGAAAAGTATATTTATAAGAATAGAAAATATTTCTGTGGCATTTCTTTACTTCCTATTTCTGGAGATAAAGACTATCCTCAAGCCCCTTTTACTACCGTATATCTGCCAAGCGAACAAGTTGCACACTACGGTGACGCATCTTTGTTTGTTAGCGGTCTGATCGAAGTCGCCCTTACGCTTTGGGAAGACAATCTATGGACCGCATGTGATAGCTTGCTTGGCGTAGGTGAAAAGATCAAAGGTAATGGAAAAAAAGCTTGGAAAGACCGATGCAAGAAATTTGCCGGTAAATATTTCAATGGAGACTTGAGACAATTAACCTACTGCATGAAAGATGTATACAACTGGAAAGAGTGGGTTGACATGAATCGTGAATATAAAGATGTAGATTTTACAAATGTTATCGAGGAAACTAACAATGTTCAACCAGAGCAGGAGCTTGCCTGCGCAGGAGGAAAGTGCGAAATATGAGTACCCATCCAGATGAATTAGCCAGAGAGAAAATGTTAAGAAAATCACAAAATAAACATAGAGCGCCATTTCCTAGTTGGAATGGGCCACAGTTAAAAGTGCAAAAACTTGACGGCATGGCAATTGTCCCAACCAAAGCAAACAGATCGGACGCTGGGTACGACCTTTATGCTTTACATGGGGCTATAATTGAAAAACACTGCCATAAACTAATTAAGACAGGGATCGCTATGGCTATTCCAGAAGGTTACGTTGGGTTAATTTGGCCTAGATCTGGAATGGCGTATAAACATGGAATAGACGTGTTCGCTGGCGTCATAGATTCGTCTTATAGAGGTGATATTGGGGTTATACTATACAACTCTCAGTATAACGACTACAAGTTACAAAAAGGCGACAGAATAGCACAAATAGTATTTCAAAAAGTAGAGGATTTTGACTTACAGTTGGTAAACAACTTGGACGATACAAATAGAGGATCGGGAGGGTTTGGAAGTTCTGGCTCATAACACTAATAATAAGGCTAACAGATGACCAAGAGAAAAACCAGAAAAGAAAACTTAGCACCACAAAAAGTTAAAATAGTAGAGGCTAAAACACCCAGACAAAAAGACTATATAAGAGCAATCATAGAAAACGATGTGATATTCTGTACCGGTCCCTCTGGCTGTGGTAAGTCTTTCATAGCTTCGGGCATAGCAGCAGAACACTTACACCGTGAAGACATAGACCAAGTTGTTGTAACCCGTCCGCTGGTATGTACTGGTAAGGAAATAGGGTCGCTACCGGGAGAACTTCTCGATAAGATAGCGCCTTATCTCCTGCCAATGCAAGAAAATTTCAAGTTTTTCCTTGGAAGAGCTTACTATGGACACTATAGTAATGAAGGTAAGATTAAATATGCGCCACTAGAAATCATGCGAGGGTCTACGTTTCATAATTCATATATGATATTAGACGAAGCACAGAACTGTACTTGGGAACAAATCAAAATGTTTATCACCCGAATGGGACAGGGCAGTAAGGTTATTATAAACGGGGACGTAAGACAAACGGACCTAAACAGAAAGAGTGGTCTAGAAGAAATTATAGATAAGTTAGATGGACTAGAGGGTGTCGGTGTGTGTAGATTAGGATATAGCGACATCCAAAGGAACGGAATATTAGGAAATATATTAAATAGATTGGAGAATTAATGCCGATATATGATTACGAATGCAAAGACTGTGGAGCAGAAGTAACTGACGTGTTTCAAAAAGTTACAGACCCAGAGTTAAAAAAATGTGAGGCTTGTGGAACAAGCGGACTTTACAGGGTTGTTACAGGCGGGCTTCACAGTTTCATGGCGGGTAGCAACACAATAGGTAGCATTGCAGATAAGAACACTCGCACCAATAAAAATAAGATAAACGAGATGGAGGCTATGAAAAAAGAAAAGAATCCTCCACCAGAAAAACCTTGGCATCATAAACAGGGAGATAAGTCTTTGAAAGATATAAATAAAATGTCAGAGAATCAAAAAACTAAATACATCATGGAGGGAAGATGAAGTACATAAACGAAGATACAAAAAATATGCAAGAAATAAATATAAAAAAGGAGATAGATTTTAATAAGAACGGAACTGTTTCTCAAGGTAAAGAAAAAACATACGCAAAAATTGTAGAATCTGAAAAAGATAAAACATACTTAATAAAAATTTATCAAAACCAACCATTTGATCCTATGGGGTCAGCGGCAACTAGAGAAAATTACTTAGAAACAAAACTTAAAAGAGTGTCAAAAGACACATTCGATTTTTATTTAATTTACTTACAAACAAAAAATTCAATTTATTTAACAAGGACAAACAGGAGATTTATAAATGAGTAAACGAGGACCATTAAGTAAGATAGAAAAATTTTACATAGAAAACAACTGTGACGTAGATCTAGATGTACTATCGTCAGATTTAGATAGAGCAAAAAGTGTAGTTAAAGCCTATGCCAGCAAGTGTCAAAAAAAGAAAAAGAACACAGAAGACACTAAACAAAAAAAAGAGCCTACACACCTAGCATCTCAAATACCTTCCAGTAGAGGTTCTACGGTAATGACAGAAAATGGATCTACAATTTCAGATGATTTCAGAAAAAAATCACAGTTCTTAGGAAAAAGAAGTGAGTGTACAACTTCCATAAGGAGATAGAATGGATAGGGAAAAATGGTTGAAAGACTATAGAAAAAATAAACAAGCGGTTTGGATTAGGTGTAAGCTAACAAATGGCGAAGAATTTAACTATGATAAATTTGAAGGATGGAGAGAGTTAAAAGCCAAGTGTGATGAAGAAGATTTATTTTTATTAGAATTGTACTTGCAATATCGCTCTCATAAGGCTACTATAGATATAAGCGATGCGGTAGATGGTGTCTATTTAATTAGATCATTGCTGGGTGCATTAGGCTCAGACTCTAAAGAATACTACACGATTGGTTTAGTAAAAGGGTCTAATGTCTCTAAAAAAATGTGGATTACACCAGAACTTGTATTAGATAAAGAATATGAAGATGAAATTGAAAACTGTTTTGAAGAAGCAATCATCTATGACAAAACGAAAGAGAACAGACAAGAGTAAGTATAAACACCAAACAACTGGTGATCATTGCACATGCGCTTCTTATTTGGCGGAAATGATGTGTCTTCGCCTAGCAGAGTACAAGAACGAAGGCAATCTTACATATAAATTCTGGAACAAGAAACCTTGGGATTGGACTTTTAAGCAGCAAATGTTTGCTGCAAATAGTCTAATAAAGAAGTACGGCGAGAAAGCTGTACTAAAGGCGGTTGCTAATCAAAAATCCGTGTTCTCTCTAAAGAACAAACGTCTTGTCCCAGAAATAATTAAACAGAAAAAAATAATAGAAGAAGAAGACAAGAAACCTAATCAGGAATTAGACGTAAAGAAAGAAGCAAAGACTAGGAAGAAATCTTACGGAAAGAAATCTGGACTAAACAAACTTAGAGGATTAGACAATGGCAAAGAAGAAAGCCAAGAATAAATTTGAAGACGACATTGTAAGCAATGGGATTATTAAAAAATATGGAGACATTGTAGAAGAAGGCACAAAGGTGCTTAAAGATCTAGAAAATTTCCAAACCCTATCAATCTCTCCAGCCTTAGACCTAGCGCTAGGCGGTGGACTAAGAGAGGGTAGTGTAACCTTGATGGCTGGCGACCCCAAGACCGGAAAAACAACCACGGCGCTTTATGCTGCGGCAAAGGCTCAACAAGCAGGCAAAACTGTTGTCTATTTTAATACAGAGGGTAGGCTAACAAAAGAAAACTTCAAAGGTATTAAAGGTTTAGATGTAGAAAAAATTAAGATTGTCCAAGCTACAGATGCTCAACCTGTAGTGTCAGCAGAAACCTTTTTAAATGTAATAGAAACCTACGTCAAAAATACACCAGATTTCTTTGGAATTGTAGACTCATCTTCTAGCATGGTCCCCCAAGACGAATTAGATGGTGAGATTCGGACAGGTGTCAGGAATCAGTTACCTCGCCTAAACTCCATGTTTTTCAAAAGAATTTCTAATGATGTTTCAAGAACAAGAGCTATGCTGGTTTGCATCTTGCACAACATAGCTAACACAGGGGGTTCAAGATGGTCGCCCGCTAAAATGGCAGATGGAGGAAACATGATTCAGTATCAAGCTGGAACCAACATGGTAATTACCCACAGGGGCAAGTGGGAAGAGACAGACGAGAATGGTCACGATGTAGGTCAGGTTGCTAACTGGCTAGTAAAAACCTCTGCGTCTGGAGGTAAACCTAACTCAAACGCTGTATCCTATATCAAGTATGGAACAGGCATTGATGAGGTTAGAGAACTTTGTGAAATAGCAAACGAACTAACCTTTATTAAACAAGCTGGCGCTTGGTACACCGTATCATCTGCTATAGGATCTGAAGACAAAAGAATTTTATCGCTACTGAAAAAACACGAAGTAGACGCAAAAAATCAAGAAGCTCTAGAGAAATTCTTTAAGTTTCAAGGTATGGCGAACCTGAGTAAATTCATAAAAGAGAACAAAGAGATACAAGAGTTTCTGTACGATGAAATCAAAAGTGTTCTATGAAAGTTACGGGTTTAAACGGTAGAGGCTACAATCTAGACCTTAAAAAATATATTATAAAAAAAGATGACAAAACAAAGAAATCTCGCTATCATATGGTAGCAAGAGATCTGTTACATGAAATGTTTTCTGGTTATTCTATATTAGAAGAGGTAAAACTTCCGGGTTCTAGGTGTCCTAGTAAAAAATCTGTATTGTTCTTGGATTTTTTCATACCCAACTTGTCATTAGGGATAGAGGTTCATGGGCAACAGCACTACGAATTTTGTAAGTTTTTTCATAAAACTAAAGCCGGATTCTTAACCTCTTTGAAAAGAGATAGTGTAAAAGAAGATTGGTGTAACTTAAACAAAATAGATTTAATTGTATTAAAGTATTCAGAAAGTATAGAAGATTGGAGAAAACAAATTGACAGCCGCTGAAAGATTGAAAGAGTTTTTAGATGGTATTGAAAATTACATAACCGCTAAAAACATAACGCCAACAAAGTTTAACCCAGAGTTCGCCATAGCAGAAACGCTTTCTTTAGATGGTATGCAAAAGTTAACTCAGGAAGAATGTTTTGGTCATGCTTACCAACTAATGCAGTACGTAGACCACGTAGGTTCAGAACGCGCCAACTGCGAAAACGTAATACGGTGGTGCGAGAACTCTCTTCAAAGTATTATATCTGAATTGATAAGTAGTGGTGTCTGGGATACATACGCCAAGCACGAAACCAAGGTGGCTACTATTCTTAGAAATGACGATCTAGCGAGAAAAATTAATGACTGGAAAATAACTGCTCAAGGAAGGCTTGAAAATATCAAGTCTAGAGAGTATAATATAAGAAGGAAGGCTGACATACTATTTGAAAAAGGTAAAAGAAAATGAATTCAGAAGATATGGCTAATTTTATTGAATCACTTAGCCCAGAGCAAATGTCTCAATTTCAACAGGTGTTTAAAACTATCGGTGATACGATGGGTGTAGAAACAAAAGAAGAACCCGAACAAAAAGAAGAGATAGCCTCTTCTAATATAGAAGTAAATGAAGATTTTACTGTTACTAGAAAGATAAATGATTCTACAAGGAGAAATCCGGTGAAAGCCAAGAAGAATAAATGGGTTGACGATGGTAGCTTTCAACTAGAAGGCGAAGAAGAGTTTTCTTCAGACAGAAAAAGAAGTTCTAGAAATAGAGGTAAAACCAAGAAGCTTGAGCTTGAGTGTTCTGTTTGTGGAAAAAAATACATGGAACATGCTAGTTTAGTTTATGGAGAGTATCACCGATGTAATCGGTGTGGGGGCAAGTAATGGAATCTAAGTTGTTAGACTTAGGCGCAGAGAGAGCAGTGTTAGCTGGTCTCTTTACCTACGGTCTAGAATCATACGTTGAAATAAGTGATATAATAGATCACAATAGCTTTTGCCATCAAAATAATCAGCTAATATACAAATGCATTGAGAAAATACTACTAAAAGAAACTCAGGTTGACCTACCCGCATTGCTTTCTGCTGCGGATCAGTTGGGTTTTTCTGAAACCATACAAACCAAACAAGAACTTGAATACATAAATTCTTTAATGGAGTTCCCAGTAAAGAAAGATAATGTAATCCACTTTGCTGCGCAGATTAAAAAGTTTGAGTTTGCCAGAAAGATTAGAAGTCTTGCCAGCAAGATTGGTAGAGATATAGAAGAAATAAAAGGTGACGAAGATATTGACGATATTATTGGTATCGTAGAAAATCCAATTACAGAGTTTCTTCAAGACGACGATACTAGAGATAAACCTGAAAAAATAGGTGAAGGATTAGAAGAATATGTTGACTTTCTTATCGAAAACAAGTGTGACCAGATTGGTGTACCTAGCGGGTTTGATAGGTACGATGCCGCCATTGGCGGTGGTCTTAGACGTAAATGTGTAGACCTAGTTTCTGCTAGACCTAAAGTTGGCAAGTCTGTATTCGGTGACAACGTTGCCGTGTCTGTAGCAAGAAAGGGTGTACCCGTTTTGATGCTAGATACAGAGATGAGCAAAGAAGATCACTTAAACAGAATCTTATCTAGTATGAGTGGAGTTCCCATTAGTGAAATATCTACAGGAAAATTTGCACAAGATGAAGAAAAGTTTATCGCTGTTAAATCAGCAATGGAAGAAATAAAAGATATACCATATACATACGTTAGTGTGGCAGGAGCGCCATTTGAGAATATCCTAAATCATATCAAGCGATGGGTAATTCAAGAAGTCGGCACAGATGAAAACGGAAGAACAAACGAGTGTGTAGTTGTTTATGACTATCTCAAACTCATGTCGTCTGCTGGTATATCTGGGAACATTCAAGAATATCAAGCGCTTGGATTCCAAATTACAAACCTACACAACCTTGCTGTTAAGTATGACTTCGCGTGTCTTGCGTTTGTTCAACTGAATAGAGATGGTATCACAAAAGAGTCTACAGACGCTGTAAGCGGTTCTGACAGACTTATCTGGCTGTGTACATCATTCTCCATCTTTAAAGAAAAGTCAGCGGAGGAACTTGCAGAAGATGGTCCAAAGGCAGGCAATAGAAAACTTGTACCCATCGTCTCTAGACATGGACCCGGAATGCATGATGGAAACTACATAAACCTCAGAATGGATGGCGACTATGCTAAACTTTCAGAACTAAGAACAAGAGATGAGTTTATTAAATCTGGAACAGACGATGCCCTAGAAGGCGCTGAATTACCATTTGACGAGGAAAAAAATGACTAGATATGAAGCACAATTTAATGGTGGGCCTTCTCATGGAGATGTGATCCCACTTCCTGACGCACAGTCTGTATACAAGGTTACTAAAGTTTACGAAAGTGGACTAATGACACAATCTTCATATTGGCTAGTTAAAACAGAAGATGAAAAGTTATTCTACGACTTACAAGAAGAAGTGTTTGTAAAGTATACAACACACCTTAACAGAGACCCCAGATGACAAACACAAAGAAAAAGCTTGATTTAGATAAAGTAAAAGATCTAATCCTTGATAACATAGATGTCTTGCTGGAAGATTTAGACTTAGAGTACGAGCAGATATCCGATAACATTTTTATGAAATGCCCAATACACGGAGGTGACAACGATAAAGGCTTGTCAATATCCCTAACTCAAAAGAACTGGCGGTGTTGGACTCGCGGATGTCAAGAAGATTTTGGTACTGATATATTTGGGTTTATTCGCGCCGTCAGGGAGGACGGTACGTTTTCGGAAACACTAGGATACATATGTAAACTTTACAACATTGGAAACGAGTACAGGTCTACATCAACCAAGCCAAAAGTTAAGAAAAGTGAGTTTGATGAGATAGTTAATATATTTAGTAAAAAGAAAAAGACTACAGAATCAGAGTATGTGAGAGATGTAGAAACGTTAAATAATTCTTTTTATTTTGAAAAGAGAGGATTTTTACCTGACACATTAGAGCATTTTGGAGTACAAGATTGTATAGATAAAAACTCAAAGATGTGGAATCGTGCTATCATCCCAGTAACTTTTAAACAAAAAGAGATAGCATATATAGCGAGAGCGGCAAAGAATTTTATACAACCTAAATATTTGTTCTCCGTAGGCTTTAAGAAAACAGACTATCTGTATAATTACGACAATGCAATGGGGGTTGCTCAAGAGAAAAGCACACTTTTTGTTGTAGAGGGTCAAGGCGATGTTTGGAGGATGTACGAAGCTGGTGTTAAAAATTGCGTAGGTCTTTTTGGTAAAGATATCTCTGAAACCCAAAAATCTCTCATTGTAAAATCAGGTGTTACAAACTTAGTTGTACTGACAGACATGGACCAAGCAGGTAGAGAAGGAAGAATGAAGATACAGAGAGAGTTAAATAGAATGTTCAATTTAATTTATCCTCCTATGCCAAAAAAAGACGTAGGAGATACATCTGTTAAAAAAATAGAGAAACATATTTTATCCCAAGTACAAGGACTTTATTGATGATTCTAGGTATATCCGGAAAGAAGCAAGCAGGTAAAACAACCGTTGCTAATATAATCCACGGCGAAGTGTTGCTTCAAAAAGAAATGATCGGTGATTATAACATAAACGAACAAGGGAAGTTGTTGATCAAAACAAGTAACTCTAAAGGTCAGGAAGGTTGGGGTGAGTTTGAAATAGAAAGAAAGGACGAGCAGTTCATAGAGTATGCTCATTACAACATGTGGCCTAATGTAAAACTATATAATTTTGCCGATTCGTTAAAAGACATGTGTATAAATCTATTTGGGTTTACATACGATCAAGCCTATGGTACAGACGAACAAAAAAATCAAACACTTTCCGATATAAGATGGGAAGATATGCCAAGGCATCAAAACATGAAGATAATGAAGAAAATGCCAGTAGACTCAAAAAAGAGTTGGGGCTGGAGAGAAGGGGAAATGACAGCGCGAGAATTCATGCAGTTTTTTGGAACTGATATTATGCGTAATATTCATCCAAACGTATGGACCAATGCTTGCTTAAACAAAATCACAAAAGAAGGTAGCGAACTTTCTATTGTTGCAGATGTAAGATTTCCTAACGAAGTAGAAGCAATTAACAGGGCGGGGGGTAAAGTCGTAAGACTAGAAAGAGACGTACACGAAGACAAGCACGATAGCGAGACTGCGCTAGACGTAGACAACTATAATCACGCTAATTTCTGGAGTGTTCTTGATAACGGTAATATGACAATTGGCGATACTATAATAGAAGTCAAAAAAATATTGGAGCAGATTTAATGATAGTAACATATATAAGATCTTCAAGTTATAATAATTACGACTTCTGTCAAATGCAGTACTTTCTAACCTATGTTTTGGGGCATAGGTCTGATAGTAATAAAAAAGCAGACTTAGGAACTATGGCCCATAAGGTGATGGAAATTCTTGCTGGACTAAAAAAGTTTCAGCAGGATAACCCTAAAAGAAAATATTTAGTTATCGAGGACGATAAATGCGGTAAGATTAGAATCACAAAAGACGAACTTTACACGGACGAGTTCGTGGAAAGAATGTGTGAATTAGCAGTCACAGATTATGCAGAGGGATCAATTCATAACTTCACAAGGGGAGACAGGAAGGTTGTTAGAGATACTGTATTCACTTTTCTTAATCACTCAGACAGTCTTTTTGACCCAAGACAGAGAAACATTTACCACCCAGAAGCGCAGTTTGACATTCCTATTGAAGAAGATTGGGCTAAGTTTGAATACGAAATAGAAGGAAAAAAAGTCTCTGGTCAACTAGCAATCAAGGGAACTATCGACTTGACAACTTTGATAGGAGATGATACAATTGAAGTCATTGACTGGAAAAGCGGTCGTAGGATGGACTGGATAACAGGAGAGGTAAAAGACTATAAAAAGCTAGAACAAGACCCTCAACTGTTACTGTATTTCTATGCCATATCTAAACTATACAAAGATTTTCCTAATAGGATTATGAGCATTTTCTTTTACAAAGACAAAGATGGTAAAGTTGACCCAATGCCTTTTAGTATATGTCTTGGGCCGGAAGATGAGAAAAGATTCTTAAAAATGCTTAGAAAACAGTTTGAGGGAATAAGAGACAATGTATCTCCTAAACCGTTAAAGGAGGACAGGAGTCACTGGAAATGTACGAAGCTGTGTCATTTTTACAAAAACAACTGGGAAGGTACAGACACTCCTATCTGCATCCATGTTGGCAACAAGCTAAAAGCAGACGGAATGAAAAAGACAGTAAAAGATTGCACTAAAAAAGGTTTTTCCATAGGATATTACGAGGCACCGGGATGAGAGAAATAAATATAGTAGGACATGAGGGTGAAAGTGGTTTTGAAAGAGATATGTTTGACCACCTATATCACGGCGTAAAATTAAATGAATATAGCTATGACGACGACCCCTCTAAAATAGATAGGCCAGTTTTGGAATATTCTCACATGGGATTTGGTATCCCTGATGAAGTTGCTAATTTTGCAGAAAAATTACCTAATGGATATCTCATATATCATAAGTCTAACGAGTTCCCATATCAACAATATCCTCAATTTATTCAACAAAAAGCAAATTTATATAAAGATGCCATCCATGTCTTTAGACCTAATTGGATGCCGAGCTTCGATTTACCTAATGTAACATTTATGCCATTATTTTGGGGAAAAGGTCATGGAGAAATGAGAGAGCCTACAAAAGAGACAAAAAAGTTTAAAACTGCCATGATAGGCGAATTGAAGTCTGACAGAGCAGAAGTTCTAGAAGTAATGAAGAAAATGGAAGATCATTTTCATTATTTTAACAAGGGTTGGCTTTCTCAAGACATGATAACACCAGAACAATCTATGGATGTGTATGCAAATTCAGTAATTTGCCCCTGTCCTATGGGCAATGTCCACCCAGAATGTAATAGATTTGCAGAGATTTTAAACTCAGGAGGCATACCGGTCTTGAAAGAGTACTGGAATCGCGACTGGCACTGTAGAATTTATGGATTTGATTCTCCAATTCCGTTTGTTAAATCGTGGAATGAGCTTCCAGAAGTGTATAATAAGGTGATAAAAGAAGGTGTTTACAACTTTGCTATGAGGCTGCACCAGTGGTGGTACGCCAAGAGAATAGAAATCAGGGATAATTTTCAGAATATATTGCTGGAGAAGATAAATGTTTAACCATATTCACATCGGACGTAGAGCTTTTCTTCAAACAAGCCTGTTTGCTGCTGCTGGAACCCAGTATGCGATTGGCGAGCAAAAGCACTACGAAAGCGTTGAAGGTCAAGCAAAAAGTATGATTTTCATATATCTTCCGGGCGGAATGGCCGCTCAAGAGACGCTTGACCCTAAAACTGTAGCCCCTCTAGAGTATCGTGGTTCTATGAAAGCGATCAACACCAATGTTGATGGAATTCAGATCAATGAAAGATTTACAAAAACCGCGCAGATCATGGATAAATTGACAATTATCAGGAGCATGACGCATGGAGAGGCTGCACACGAACGAGGAACAAACAGTATTTTCACAGGTTACAAGCCTAGTCCTGCACTCCAGTATCCTTCTATGGGTTCTGTTGTGTCTCATGAGTTCGGTTCTAGGGATAATCTTCCTGCTTACATTTGTGTGCCGGAAAAACCCAACGAGTTTGCAGGAACCGGATATTTAAGCAATGCCTACGCTCCGTTTTCTTTGGGTTCTGATCCCGCTTCTGATAAATTCAAAGTTAGAGACTTATCTTTTAATGTGACTGACGAACAATTCATCAAGCGTAAAAGATTGCTAGAGATTGTAAACAAAAACATGAATCAGAAAGTTAATTCTGATGCTGTAAAAGCTATGAATACTTTTTATGAAAAAGCTTACGATCTTGTTGGAGATCAAAAAGCTCAAGACGCTTTTGACATAGAAAAAGAAAAACCAGAAGTACGCGATAGGTACGGACGCAATACTGCTGGCGCAAGGATGCTTATGTCCAGAAGATTAGTTGAAGCGGGTGCTAGGTTTGTGTCGATGACTTATGGTAGTTGGGATATGCACCAAAATATCTTTGGCGGTATAGATTCTCAAGTTCCACCATTTGATCAAGCGTTTGCTGCGCTAATTCAAGACTTGACCGAAAGAGGGCTTTTGGAATCTACCTTGGTTTGTGTAGTGTCGGAGTTTGGAAGAACTCCTAAAATAAATAAAGATGCTGGACGCGACCACTATCCCAAGGTGTTTAGTTCTATCCTTGCTGGAGGTGGAATTAAAGGCGGCATGACTTACGGCAGAACTGATGCTACTGGTACAGAGCCAGAAGATAATCCAGTTCCTATTCCACACTGGGCGACAACTATCTATCATCAAATGGGAATAAATGCCGATAAAGAACTAATGGCTCCCGGAGATAGACCTATTGAAATTGTAGATTTTGGTGAAGTAATTAAGGATATTATAGTATGATTAACAGAAGACATTTTTTACAACATGCGGGTGGATTAGCGTCTGTATCCGCAGCGTCAACTGCGTTTGGTCAAAAGATCATTGATAGTCGTGAGGATTTAGGAAAGAACGAGAAGGGCGCAATCCTTATTTGGCTTAATGGCGGTCCTCCGACTATTGATATGTGGGATGTAAAGTTTGGCGCTCCTACTGGCGGTCCAACAAGACCTATCACTACAACTGGCGACTTCCAAATCAACGAGCTTATGCCAGAGCTTGCAAAGCAAGGAAAAGATTTTTCTATTGTTAGAAATATGGCAACAAGAGAAGCAGACCACATGCGAGGTCGCTACTATATGCACACAGGCTTCAAGCCAAATCCAAATATGAGTCACCCATCAATGGGATCTGTAATATCTTACGAACTATCTCAAGATAGAGACTACCTAGAAATACCGCCATTCTTTTCAATTAGTACAGGAAGTATTGGTGGCGGGTTTCTGGGTTCTGCTTGGAATCCTTTTGTTGTAAGTTCAAACGGTCAAGTTAGAAACCTTGGCGATTCTGTAGATAACGAAAGGATGCAAGCTCTTGCTGCGATAGAAACAGGTTTTGTAAAAAGAAGCAACAGTGACATGGCAAAGAGTCATATGAAAATGTTGCAACAAACATTTAGACTTAATACAAGCCCACAAATGAAAGCCTTAAAACCAACAGACGAACCTAAGAATGTAATTGACGCTTACGGCGAGACAGGATTTGGTAAGGGCGCTTTGATGGCGAGAAGGTTGCTTCAAACAGGTGTGCCATTTGTAGAGCTTGGCTTTGGCGGTTGGGACTTACACCAAAACACGCACGAAACGTTATCAACTAAACTTCCAGAATTAGACAAGGTAGTTTCTACTCTTATGCTGGATTTAAAACGTCTTGACATGTGGAACAATACTGCTATCGTTATGATGGGAGAATTTGGTAGAACTCCAAAAATTAATCAAAACGCTGGTCGTGACCATTGGGCAAGATGCTGGTCTGCATTTGTTTCTGGTGGATTAATTAAAGGTGGTCAAGCGATTGGCTCAACAAGCGACGATGGAAAAGAAATAACTAGCGATCTAGTATACTCGTCAGAAGATTTAATGATGACAATTTGCAAGTCTCTTGGAATTAGTACAGAAAAAAGTTATACAGCAAAGAATGGTCGCCCAATGAGAATTGCGAACAACGGCAAAATAATAGAAGGTTTGGTGTAGTGGATATTATATCAGAATTTAACAAGTCACTTTCTTCAAGGCTAGACTCGGTTGTTTATACAAACAAAACGAGAACTTGGAAAGTACCAAAAATTATAACCATAGACTGGGAAGGCGTTTTACCAGAGCCTCCTAAAAACACATCTGAAGAAACAAAGAAAGAACTTCAGTACTTAGAAAAACTAACAAGTAAGTTAGGCTATGAAGAAAAAAATCTAATAGATCTTGTTGACAAAGAACCTTTAGATTTGTATAAACCAATCTTTAGTAAAATGGGAAAGCCTATCCCAAAGAAAGATTTTGAAAAAATATGGAAGATATCAGAGCCTATTGTAATGAACTTGAAACATAAGTTTAATAGGCCGCGACCCAAGCAGTTAGGAGATCTTTTAAATTACAAAATAAATGTAACAGAATCAAAAACACACCACACCCCGGCTTATCCATCGGGTCATACCGTTTATGCGGCCTTGGGTGCTTACCTTTTTTCAGACATGTATCCACATAAATCGTCTGAGTTTTTTAAAATGATAAATCTTGCCGGATTTGCTCGCTGCCTACAAGGTGTCCATTATCCATCAGACAACGAAGCGTCTATGGTAATCAGCGGTGCTATTTGGCAAGATGTTAGATATAAATTATTTCCAAATTTACAACATTATAGGAGCAGATAATGTCTAATCAAAGAAAAAATTACGTTTTTGACATGGATCAATCCTTTCATTACAATAAAAACTTAGGTTTTGATATGGATGAACATGGATGGACGGAAGAAGTAACAGAAGAAAATTTTTATATTCCGTCAGAAGCAGAATATGAAGATTTAGGAGAAGAATCAGAAGAGTGGAACTGGGCGGCAGATCGTCCCGGTCTCTGGGAAAATATTCGCAGAAAAAAAGAGCGAGAAGGTAAAAATTATAAACCCGCCAAGACTGTAAAAGAGGGTAGACCCACCCAAGAGCAACTAAAGAAATCACAGTCTAAATATAAATACAAAGATCCTAAAACGGGTCAGGTTTATGAGTATGAACAAAAAGGTATCTATAAAAAAGAAGGAAGAACACTTATTCCTGCTAAAGCAGAGCTTGATTACACAGAGTCAGCAGAGTATCAGGGTCGAAAAGTAAAGCTTGGCAAACCCTTCAAGACTCCCGGAGGTCCAAAGAAAAGCGCTGTCTACGTAAAGAATGGTAGTGGAAAAGTGGTCATTGTTAGGTTTGGCGATCCAAACATGAAAATTAAAAAGAATATTCCGGGTCGCCGGAAAAACTTCAGAGCAAGACATAACTGTAGTAATCCCGGTCCTCGCTGGAAAGCAAGATACTGGTCTTGTAGAGCTTGGTGATGCCGTGATTACAAACGTATCTCCAACAAAGTTGTACGGAATTAGCGACAACTATAACCTTGTCGTTGTCGAGGATGGTGACGGGGAGTTACACAATTTAGTTTTTTCTAATTCAGAAATATTAAAAAGTAGACTAAGGGGATCAAGATATTCACATAAAGTGCCAAAGTATAAATTAAAATTTTTAGATTGTACGGAAGTATTTGTTGTGTCTACTCTCGTCTCCCTTGTTGTAGGGATTTTAACAGGCTGTTTTTTAGGAAGATGAAGTGAAGCTATCTAAATGTGAATGCCAATGCGCAGGGTTTTGCGCTACGTTTGGCAAGGAGATGGACCAAGTAAATTACTCTTGGTGTAAAAATACCACGCAAGAAAAAAGATTAAAGTATTTTTTAGAGAATAACAAAGCGGTCCATACAGATGAAAGTTATATTGATTATATAAAAAGAAAATATGAGATAGCAAGATTTTACAACACGCCAAAAGACATTGATGAAGTTGAAATAGTAACATTTCACTTTAATTTGTCTAAATCAAAAAGATTAAAAGAAACCTACCAAGAGTGGATAGAGTCTCTTTCTGTTCTAGGTCAATATGTAAAGTGTTATGAAATTGTTTTTGACGACGCTGAACCAGAAATAGAAAACTCAATAGTAATTAAAGGCTATTCGGACAAGCACTGCCTCTGGCAGAAAGAGCCTTTACTAAATCTAGCATTTCGCAATCTTGAAAAACACAAAAAATACTTCTGTTGGATAGATCACGATCTGGTTTTCAAAGAAAGGAATTGGCTAAAAGAATCTATAGATAAATTAAAATCAGGCCATGACGCTGTGCAGTTATTTGAAAAAGTGTCTTATCTAGACAAGTCAGGAGAATTTCTTTTTGATTCTGTGGGCAGAGCTAAGACTATGCACGATAACATATTTCATAAGAAGTCTAGAAATCCTTATGGATCTCCGGGTGGCGCTTGGATAGCAAGGGTAGATAAGCTTAAAGACATATTCCCGACTCCCACAATAATAACAGGAAGCGGTGACGAATGGCTAGCTTATGCTCTTTATGGGTCAACTAGGATATCTCCAGCCTCAAAATCAACCCTAGAAGCATATCCAAAAGAAGTGCAAGATTTTTTGATATCATATGTAAAAAGAATTGGAAAAAATAATCTTAAAATAGATTATCAGCAAGGAATTTGTTATCATCTTTGGCATGGGGATATAAAAAACAGACAGTATATGACTAGGCATAAAATATTAGAAAAACATAATTTTGATCCTAGATGTGATATGTTTGTAAATAAAGACGGGATACTAGAATTAACGGGTAACAAAAAAGGCATAGAAAAAGATTTAGTTGAGTATTTTACTCAAAGAAAAGAAGATGGTTGACAAAAGTTGATTTACGGTCTATTATAAGTAGACCCATGTTGAAAGGAGATATTGATGACTTGGTTCCCACTCTGTAATTACACGCACTACTCACTGCTGAAAGGGTTTTCTAAACCCAAAGAACTTGCAGCAAAATGCAAAGATAACGACTTCCGCGCCTGCGGTATCGCTGACTACAAGACTATATCTGGCGCTGTGGCTTTCTATCAAGCTTGCGTAGCGAACAACATCAAGCCAATTATAGGCTGTTCGTTCGACAGCTTCACGTTGTTTGCGAAGAACGAAAGAGGATGGTTTGACCTTATAAAGATTGTGTCTTTGTTAGATGAAAATGGAGACTACAATGCAAGCGACTTATCTAAAATTTGCAACAAAGGAAACTTAATTGTTCTGGCAGAATCTGCTGCGGATTCGCCAATCAAAAAAAGCTGGTACGAGAAAAGTAGATGCTTCCAAGACTCGCATTACACAGAATCGGAAGACGCTAATCTACACAGGATTTTGCTTTGCTCTGAAATGAAGACTACTCTTCCCAAATTGAGAAGGAAGTTCAAAAACAAAGAAGATTTTCCTAACAAAAAGTTTTTTGACTACTCTCATTTTTTTGTTCCAGATAAAACTGGAGCAACAGAAGCTATGCTTGAAGACCCAGTAGGAACACAGAATCTTGACGATATATACGATCAGTGTGAAGATTATAACATTCTAAGCAAACCTATTCTTCCTAAGTTTGATACCCCTAACGGAGAGTCAGAAAAAGATTATCTAAGGACACTGGCTAGAAGAGGATGGAAAAATCTACTCGCAGAAAAAATCACAGAAGAAGAAGGTCGTCAAAAGTATGGAGACAGATTCAGGAAAGAATTTGAAGTTATTGAAGAAGCAGATTTGTTTGGTTACTTTCTTATTGTTCGTGATATTATCAAGTATGCGGTAGATCAAGGTTGGATGGTAGGTCCGGGTCGTGGCTCTGCTGCTGGATGTTTAATATCTTACCTGATTGGAATCACACAAATTGATCCGATTGAGTTTGACTTATTGTTTGAGCGCTTCTATAATAGTGGCAGAAACACCAAAGACAATGTGTCACTTCCAGATATCGACATAGATATCCCCGGCAAGAAAAGAGATAAGATCATATCGTATATCAAAGATAAATACGGACACGGCAATGTTAGTCAGATGGTGACGTTCGGTAGACTACAGGGGCGTAGCGCAATCAAAGAAATCCTACGTGTAAACGAAGCGTGTGGGTTTAGCGTGATGAACGAGATTACAAAATATATTCCAGACGAAGCGGCTATCTCTGATCAACTATCACAGATGGACGAGGAAGACAGATCTATTATTAGGTGGGCGTTGCAAAACAACGAACAAGACTTGTATGATTATTGTCACATAAATGAGAAGGGTTACTTAGAAGGTGACTATGCAGAATATTTTGAACAAGCGATCAAGATAGAGGGTACGCTGAAAACTCAAGGCAAACATGCTGCGGGTGTTGTTATATCAGCAAACAAACTATCAGAAGTTTGCCCTATGGTAAACTCAAAAAGTAGTGATGAAAAGATAGCAGGACTAGAAATGGCAGACTTAGAGGCACTTGGTCACGTTAAGTTTGACGTTCTAGCAATTAACCTGCTGGACAAACTTATGTATATTGACTACATAGTAGCCAATCCAGATTCCGTAAAAATGAAGGAAAATAATGTCGAACCGTGATATAATTGTTTTTGACTTTGAGACAGGCGGTAGAAATCCAGTTACATGTCAGCCAACTCAGTTGGCGGCGATAGCTTTGGATGGAAGAAACTTTAGACTCAAAGGTGAGTTTAATAGCAAGATTTGGGCAGAAACGGACGACGAAAAGGCCACAAAGAAAGGTCTTGGACCTATTGAGGATGGCGCACTAAAAGTTACAGGACAAACCAGAGAAGAAATAGCAAAAGCACCTAAACCAAAAGCTGTATGGAAAAAGTTTTGCGCTTTTGTAGACAAGTATAACTGGAAGGGAACTTCGTTCTTCGCACCCATTGCTGCTGGATATAACATTTTAGGATACGATATGATTATCGTAGACAGACTCTGTAAAGAATACGGACCTTGGGACGACCAAAGACAGAGACAGAAGCTGTTTCATCAAATTCATAAAATCGACATGATGGACAACTATTATATGTGGACAGAGGGAGATCCTAGTGTAAAATCTAGGAGCATGGACGCGATTAGAGACAGGATGGGTATGTCAACAGAGAATGCTCACGATGCCTTACAGGACGTAAAGGATACGGCAAATCTAATGATTAAGTTTATGAAGACCCATCGCGCTGTATATAGAAACCTGAAACTTGAAAAAGCATTTGCGGATGGGAATACTTACCTATGAATTTAAGACAGCTAACTTTGTTTGAATTACCAGAAACTGCAAACCATGAAGTTTCTGATAAAGATGTAATTGATGTCAGTAAGATAAAAGCTAACTTTATTGGCGACAAAGAGATGCATAGAAAATCCAACATCATGATTTCTAAGTTAAACTCTATGAATTCTGGTAAATATTTCCTTCATAAGAATACTGGTGATTTTCCGTATGTAATAGGAACAAAGGGTAAAAAGTTATCCATAAGCACTACTAGAAATCAGTACCCCTGCATAGGTATGGGTGGAGTTGTAATAGCTATGCATAGATTAGTAGCATTAGCATTTGTAGAAAATGATGACACTTCTAAAAAACTAGAAGTAGATCACATAAACGATGATAAGTCAGATTACAGAGTAGAAAACTTACAGTGGGTAACAAACGGTTTTAACTCTAAAAAAGCTCAACAGAAAAGAAAAAGTAATAAAACTAATGATTGATTATAACGATGAAAAGACTTGGGATCTTTTTAAAGAAGGTAGAACTAAAGGTGTCTTTCAACTAGAAAGCAATCTTGGACGCGCTTGGTCCAAAAGACTACAACCTACCAACCTTGAAGAACTTGGAGCATTGATCGCTTTGATTAGACCGGGATCGCTAAAAGCGATAACAGATGGCAAGTCTATGACTCAGCACTACGTTGATAGAAAAAGCGGCTTAGATGTAATTAAGTATTTGCATGAGTCGCTAACAGACGTATTGCAGTCCACCAAGGGTGTGTTGATTTATCAAGAACAGTCCATGCGCATTGCTCAAGAGCTTGCAGGTTTCAACCTACAAGAAGCAGACGTGCTTCGCAAGGCGATTGGAAAGAAGAAAGCAGACCTCATGGCTAAAGTTAAAAAAGACTTTCTAGAGGGGTGTGTGACGCAAGCAATTGTAGACGTAGAAACCGCAGAAGAAATTTTTGGGTGGATTGAGAAGTCTTCTAGGTATTCGTTTAATAAGTCTCATGCAATTTGCTACGCAGAAAATTCTTATAAGAGCGCTTGGTATAAAGCTAATCATACAAAGCAATTCTTTCTGTCATACCTAACCTATGCGAATGAAAAGCAAGATCCGCACCAAGAAATATACGAGCTTGTTTCTGAGGCAAAGCTGTTTGACATTGAAGTAAAAATTCCTAAGATCAGTTTGTTTAATAGAACTTTTGGCGTTTATAAGAGCAATGTTTACTTTGGTCTTAAAGATATAAAATCATTAACTGGTGTAAATGGCGACAAGGTTATAAACGCAATATCTGAAGCCTGCGCAACTACAAGTAAAAAGCCTAAGCACTTTACTTGGTTGGATGTACTTGTATATTTATCGCCTAAAATAAATGCAACAGCCTTTAAAGCTCTGTGTTCTGTAGGGTTCTTCTCTACGGAATCTATTGGCGTCACTAGAAATAAAGCTCTTTACGAATATCTAATATTTAAAAATCTAACAAAGGCAGAATTGAAGTGGCTGACATTAAATTACCCTGTGCGAAAGTGGAATAATCTTTACGATGCTTTCAAAGCACTATCGCCCACAAAGAAAGAAGGCGGTGGGACAAGCAAGGTTGATAGAAAGCAAGTCATAGAAAATGAGATGTTTTTCATAGAAAATCCTCCTTACGATCTTTCCGACGACCCAGAGTGGATCGTTGAACAAGAAAAGAAGTTTTTGGGATGCCCCATATCACTATCTAAGGTAGAAGCATCTGACACTTCTCACTCTAACACTACGTGTAAAGAGATTTTAAATGGCAAACACGGCAAAGATATTTGTATAGTAGCAAATGTAAGCAGGTTGCAGAAGTATAAATGCAAAAAAGGCAAGAGTAAAGGCAAGGATATGTGTTTTCTAACACTAGAAGATGAAAGCTGCTCTATTGACAACGTGGTAGTCTTTCCAGAGACCACAGAGAAAACTAAATACATACTAGACGAAGGTCTTAACTTATTATTCTGTGGAGAGGTAGAAAAAGATGGCTCATTTATTATTAATAAAATACATGAAATATAATTGACTTTTTTAAAATTCTATGCTATAATATTACATAAGACAGCTTGAAAGGAGAAATTGATGAATAATTGCACTTTTACCGGGTATCTTTTACATGACCCACAGATAGACAGCGATGCAGATGAACCATCCTGTTGCACTGTAAAAATGGTAACTTACGAGTATCGTAAAAATAAACGTGGAGAAAAGAAGAAAGTTCCCACTACAATAACCTTGCAGGCTTGGGCTAGCGGCGCAGAGACCATCTTTAAACTTGGCAGGAAAGGCACTAAGATGACCGTCTATGCCTCTGCTAGAAACAGCTTTATGAAAACAGAAGCTAGTGACGATATTATATTTAGAATTAATGAATTTGACTTTGGTTGTTTAGATAAGGAATAAAATGAGAAAGAAAAGAATTCTGTTTTGCAGCGAAGCTACCTTTCTAAACACTGGGTATGCAACTTACACCAGAGAAATTTTGAACTACCTTCATGGTACAGGTAAGTATGAAATTGCTGAGATGGCATCCTATGGACAAAAAAACGACCCAAGAGCGGCTAACATTCCGTGGACATATTACGGCGTAGCGCCAAATACAGAGTGTGAACCAAAAGCATCCGAAGAAGAAATAAATTCTTACAACTCAAATCCTGTCAATCAGTTTGGTGGATGGGCATTTGAGCATGTTTGCTTAGATTTCTTACCAGACTTCGTATGCGATATTCGTGACTTTTGGATGCTTGATTTTGCGGAAAGATCTCCATTTAGACCGTTTTTTAAATGGGCTGTTATGCCAACAGTAGACGCAAGGCCGCAAGCTAGGCAATGGATTGCCACTTATGCAAACGCAGATGCGTGTCTGACATATTCAGATTGGGCTGGCGGCGTTTTAGAAGATCAATCTGGAGGTAAGATTAATTACCTTGGAAGCGCCCCTCCTTCTGCGCACCCTGCCTACGCACCCGTTCCAGATAAGAACGCCCACAAGCTCTCTATGGGAATTGACCCAGACTATAAAGTAATCGGAACAGTTATGCGCAACCAAAGACGTAAACTGTATCCAGACTTATTCGAGGCATTCAAGTTATTCTTAGATAAGTCAGAAAATAAAAAATACTACTTATACTGTCATACATCTTATCCAGACTTGGGTTGGGATATACCAGAACTTCTACATCAGCATGAATTAGCTTCTAATGTACTGTTTACATACATCTGTCCAGAAACAAAAAAACCTTTTGTCTCTACGTTCAGAGGGGCGATAGCGCAATCTCCTTACACCGGAAAATGGGGTTGTACACTATCTAATGTAAAAAATGGTTTGAGTTATGAAGATTTATCAAATGTAGTAAACTGTTTTGATTTGTATGCTCAATACGCAAACTGTGAGGGATTTGGACTACCTCAAGTAGAAGCTGCGGCTTGTGGGGTTCCCGTCTGCGGAACTGATTATTCTGCTATGGAAAGTGTTTTACGGAAGTTAGGCGGATACCCCATCAAGCCAGCGGCTTTGTATAAAGAGCTAGAAACTGGGTGCTTACGCGCAGTTCCAGATAATGAAGCGGCAGCAGACTTTTTCTTGGATTTCTTTGACGAATCCGACGAATGGCGACTTATTAAAGGCGAACGAACAAGAGAGAAGTTTGAAGAATATTATCAGTGGCACCTGAGCGGTTCTGTTTGGGAAAAATATTTTGACGAGACAGAGCCAGTGTCTTTCGAGCATGGTTGGGCTTCTCAACCAAGGCTGCATCAACCCGCAGAAAAAATTAAACTTCAAGGCAATGAAAATCATTCTAGTTTATGTCAATGGCTTATAGCAAATGTCTTAGGAGATCAAAGTAAACTGAATACATATTTTGAATCAAGAATGACCAGAGACTTGATTTATCAACAGACCACACAATCAACTGGAGGTATGTACTTCAATGAATCTTCTGCTGCTTTTGATGGTCAAAACCATAGACAGCCTTTTAACTTTGATTCTGCTTATGATCAAATGAAAATGCAGTGCGATCTAAGAAATCACTGGGAACAAGCTAGAGTTCAAAGAATTCAGCAGATTTCTCAACAACAGGTGACGAATGTATAATGCTCAAGCATGTCAAGATATATTTGTTGACAAAATTCTTAATAAAACAGAAGGATTTTTTGTTGATATAGGCGCAGGTACAGGCGGCCTACCCACTCACGCTGCGGGTTTCTATAGTAATACTTATTATTTTGAGACATTTAAAAACTGGAAAGGTATAGCTATTGATTACGATAGTAGTTGGTGGTCAAGAGTCAGTCCGTTAAGATTAGCAGATTGTATATGTGTAGATTTACTAGAAAAAAACATAAACGAAGTGCTAGACAAGTCAAATTGTCCTACAGAAATTGATTATCTTTCTATAGACGTAGATGATGCGCAAATGAAAGTGTTTAACGATTTTGATTTTGATAAATACAAATTTAAAGTGTTGACTCTGGAGCATAATTTATTTCAATCAGATCCTAATTGTGGACAAAATAGAACAGAGGAACACAGGAAGAATATTATAAAAGAACATGCACACTACAGAAAGACACTATCTAAACATGGATATAAATTACTTTGGGGAAATGTGTCTTTGGAAGGATACGGCCCTGTAGAAGATTGGTTTGTAGACGAAGAAACATTTGAAAAAAATAAAGATATTCAAAAAGAATATGCTAATTGCTTGGAGACAATGAATATATGAAAGTTTTATACATAGGACACTATAAAGAGTTTGGTGGCTGGTCACAAGCTGCAATAGACAACATTTTGGCTTTAGATAAGATTGGCGTAGATGTTGTTTGCAGAAATGTCACACTAACTCAGGATAGGAAAGACGTTGACAAAAGAATTTTAGCGCTAGAATCAAAAAGCACAGAAGGTTGTAATATTTGTATTCAACACGTCTTACCGCATCATATTGTGGGTTCAGATGGTTTTGATAAAAATATTGCCTTTGTTGAAACGGAAACTCTAGATATTACTCATTTACCTTGGACTGAATTTTTAAAACAGGTAGATCAAGTCTGGGTTGCAAATAAAGACTCCGAAAAAGCGATAAAAGGAGATGGAATAGAAAACGTAAAGATTGTACCACATACTTGCGATACCGCTAAATACAAAAAAAGATATACAGAACTTTCTATTCCAGATACAGAAAACTGTTTTAAGTTTTACTATATTGGCGACGTTAACGACAGAAAAAATATAGAGTCTATACTTACTTGTTTCTTTAGTGAGTTCGATAGATCAGAAAAAGCTTCTTTAATATTAAAAATAAACAAATTCGGATATTCTCCAGAGCAAATATCAGAGCATGTTGATAAAATTTCAACAAAGGTAAAATCCTCCCTTAGAATGCATCAAGATGTTAATGAATACAAAAAGCTCGTCATCATCTCTGATAAAACATCCGACGAAGACATATGTTCTATTCATCAAAACATGGATTGTTTCTTATGTCCTACCCACGGCGAGGCTTGGTCTATTCCTTCTTTTGACGCTATGGCTTTTGGCAACACTCCCATCTGTAGTAATTTTGGTGGACCAAAAGAGTTTATAGATAAATCAGACTGGAAAACTGGACATTTAGTGGATGGCGCTTTTTCTGTTTGTAAATGTTCAGATGCTGCTTTTCCAGACATCTTTACGGGTAGAGAATACTGGTTTCAACCATGCGAAATGGGTACTAGAAAGCAAATGAGACAGTATTTTGATTCTTGGAATAAAAATCCTATTATGTATAAAAACAGAAATCAAGCAGCAGGACTAAAAAGAGCAGAGATGTTCTCTTACGAAAACATTGGAAAATTGATGAAGGATATTATTAATGAGTAGTCAGACAGCTTCTATTATAAGCAAAGCCACACAAAAGAAAGATAAATACAATATTTTAACTTTTGATACACATGAAAGATACCAGTACCAACAAGCAAAGACTGGTCATAATTTCTTTTCTTTTAGGTATGACGGATGTAAAGAGTGGGATAACAACTATTCAGAACTTCCAGAAAACTATTACGTTATGCCTAAAAATTCTATTATGACAAGTATAGATTTTGATTTTATTTTATCTCATAGTAAATTTGGTCAATTTCAAGCAGCGCACAGTATTAATCAAAGACTTGGTTTACCCATTGTTTCTCTTGAGCATACCCTACCTATAGACAACTGGCCGGAAAGTCAGTTGAATAATTTTAGATCTATGGCTGGTAATATTAATGTATTTATATCAGAATACTCTGCTGGCAAATGGAACATGAACTGCGACAATAGAGTTATCCATCACTCAGTAGACACAGAGCTTTTTAAAATACATGACACAGAAAAGAATGGAAAAGTTTTAAGTGTTGTAAACGATTTTGTAAATAGAGATTATTGTTGTAATTATTCTGGCTGGAAAAGAATTACAGAAGGACTACCAGTTAAACTGGTGGGTAACACTCCGGGGCTTTCCAAGCCAGCAAAAGACATCCATGAGCTAGCATCAGAGTATCAGGAAGCGTCCGTTTTCTTAAATACGTCTACAGTAAGCCCTGTGCCTACATCGCTCTTAGAGGCCATGTCATGCGGTTGTGCGGTTGTGTCTACTGCTACATGTATGATACCAGAAATAATAAAGAATGGCGTTAATGGATATATCTCAAACAACGAGCAAGACTTGAAGGGGTACGCCAAGGAGCTACTTGAAGATCCTTCGCTAGCAGCTAAAATGGGACAGGCAGCAAGAGAAACAATCTTAGAAAAGTTTTCAGAAGATAAATTTATAAACAATTGGAACGAAGTATTTGACCTCGCATACGGGATGAAAAAATGAAATTACAAATTATAGAAGATGAGTCACAAAAAATTGAAGGCTTTGATACTGTTTTCCTAAACCAGCAAAATCAAAATCTAAATCTAGATAATGTTGCTAATAATTCTTGTGAGTTAATAATAGCTAAGGGCGCTTTAGATAACACACCTAGTCCAACAGATTTTTTAAATTTGATATGCTCTAAGTTACGATCAGGAGGATCTGTCGTTGTCTCTGGCGTAGAGCTAAGATGTTTCTTTAAAAACGTTATAAACGGAATGACAGATGAAGATAGCGCGTCTGCAATTATTGGAAAAAGCCTTTCTTTGTCAACAATTGATTCAGTAAAAAACAAGCTTAGGTCTTTTGGGTTATTTGTCAAGTCTTCTACAATCAACGGAGCTTTTTATGAAGTCACAGCAGAAAGAAGAGCGTCTTAGTCAACAGCTACTGTTTGGGTTGGTGCTATTTGATTCTAAAGAAGCTTCCAACATAGAAGAAGCGATTGACTCTTTACTAAAAATAGATTATCCATCAGGGAAATTAAAAATAATAGTGTCTTCGCACATCAATAAAAACCCAAATGTTTACATAAATTATATTAACACGTTACTAGAAAAATTTAAGCACACTAGACTACTAATGAATCATGGATTAGAGACAAAGACAGAGGTAGAACACAATGCTTTTTCTTTATGTCAACATGCAAACTATCTAGTCAAGATGAATGTGGATCAACAAATACCATCAGATTTTTTTGTAAAAATAAATGAGAATATTACAAAAAAAGATACGGTCTTGGTCTATAATGATTTAGTGGCACTCCCTTATAAACTAGTCTCAAGAAACTATTTATTATTTAATGACTACGATAAAACTTCAGACAAATTGATAGAAAAATCTAAACAAGATAATTTATTTAAAAATATAAAATGAGAACAGAAAAGTACATAATATCAGCAAAAGAGCCGCATCGTAAAGAGGACATAGTAAAAGACTATGTGACAGTGGTTTTACTTGGCGAGAATCACGGACATAGGATGAAATCTTATGGGCCGATACCATTGCTAAAAGTAGACGCAAAAACACTTTTACAAAAACAAATAGAAGCAATAAAAGCAGTATTTCCTAGATATGAAATAATATTATGCTCTGGCTTTGATGCTAAAAAAACAACAGAATACGTTAAAAATAATTTTAAAAAAGAAAACATAAGGATTGTAGAAAATCAATTACATTACAATTCAAACTGCTGCGAAAGCGCAAGATTATGTCTAAACAATACTATGAATACTAAGATATTGATATGCTCTGGCAATATCTTATTAACGCCTTCTTACTTATCTTCTATTGACTATAAAAAAACATCAATAAATGTACAGCAAGAAAATTTTAAATCAGAGTTTTTTGTTTCGGCTATAGTAAATAAGAAAAAACTACAATCGTTTTGTTTAGGAGAAAAAGCTGATTTCTGGACAGAAAATTTATACTTAAACGGCCAAGGGGTCGTGGATCAATTTTATTCAATAGTATCAAATCCTGATTTTAAAAATAAGTTTATGTTTGAAGCAATAAATGAACTTCTTAAAAACAACACGGTTTCCGTTACAGATGTCGGTAAAAACAAGATAACAAAACTAAACAATATAAAAACCTTAAAGAGAATTAAACAATGAAACTATTAATTCAAAATTATTCAAACTCATGCTCAAATCAGCCCATGTACCTGAACGAGTGCTTTTCTAAAATTGGTGTTGACTGTAAGCTATGGAATCTTAATGAGCCAATTAGTGTATATGACAAGCTAGACTCGGAGCGCCCGGATGTCCTGATCACTAGTTTTCAAACGATACAACAAGATTTAATTTCATATCTTAGTGGTAACAAAATTAAAATTGTTATAGACATAACAGGTATAGATCAAAATATTTTTGATAATCTAAATCAATTAGTGACAAGCCAAGGGATAGAATGTCCCTTCTTCATGTCTCAAGATTACAAATTTCTTAATAATGTAAATTATGGCTCTAGAAAAATTGTAAATATTTTGCCTTGTTACGATATTTTTTCTAACAAAACCCCTACTCCTGACTATAATATAAAAGCAGCAATTATTTCAAACAGGGTGTGCGACAAATTTTCAGAAGCTTGCAAGATGTATGACACATATCATAAGATTGTCTTAGCAGACAATCCAGATCCCAATTTTGACTTACAAGCAAACGTGCTGAATATGAATTCTCTTTATGAAAAATACCAAGAAGTAGTATTAACAGGCGATGTAAACTTTACATGTTCACAAGTATTTTTTGACGGTTTTGTAAAAGCAGAAAAACTAACAGTGAGAGTTCCAGAAGAACAAAAAGAACTTTTTAATCAGGTTCTAGCAACTCTGTTTTACGAAGAAAAAGACACACCAAACATAGATAATATAAAACAGCAGATAAAAAAACATCACAGTTGTTTCAATAGGGCGGCGCAACTGGCGGCAGAGCTAGGAGAAGAAGAAGTTTCAAAAACTCTACTGGAGATAGCAAAACAGATATGAAATTACTAACACAGTTTCCCACCTACAGTAGACCAAAAAAGTTTTTAGATGTACTCAAGCAATACATTGAGACTTGTAGCGAAAAGAATGAGATATTTTTTAATATTAACTGCGATGTGGATGATTTAACAATGACGGATCAGCAAGTGGTCAATGAAATTCACAGGTTACTCAAAGTTAAAAATAATGTAGACGGCACTGTTTGGTTTGATAAAAACACAGACAAGATTAGTGCAATCAACGATCACATAGAAGGTAAAGATTTTGACGTTGTTATTTGCGCGTCAGACGACATGATTCCAAAGGTTTGGTATTGGGACGTAGAAATCGCCAACGCCATGAATCAACACTTTCCTGATCTAGATGGTTGCGTTCACTTCAACGACGGTAACACAAATGGCGAACTTATTACATTCTCTATCCTAGGCAAGAAGCTGTATGATTATTTTGGCTACATCTATCACCCAGATTATAAGAGCCTATACTGTGATGACGAATTTACACAAGAAGTAAAACGTTTAGACAAAGAGAAGTATATAAACAAAGTAATAATTAAACATGACCATTATAGCCTCAAGAAAGATTCACAGCATGATAACGCTACCGTAAAAACTTTACATTACTCTGGAAGAGATCAAATGGTTTTTGAAAAGAGAAAAGAGCTAGGATTTCCCAAACAAAAAATAACAAACGACTAGGAGAAAGCTGTGGAAATATTAGGACAATTGCCAAATTTAATGGCACACATTAGAAATCAAGGCATAAACCTACAGATAAAAGGTTGTATTCACATTGGCGCACACGTAGGTCAAGAATACCCACTGTACAAACAGTTCGACATAAGCAATCTTTTGTTTTATGAGGCGCTGCCGGATAACTTTGAAAGACTAAAGAAGACGATAGGCACAGATTTTTTAGTGGATGCTAGAAATATAGCACTAGGAAATACAAACGGAACCGTAGAAATGCACCTAGAGGACAGAGGTTTGTCGTCTTCCGTTCTAAAACCAAAACACCATCTAGAACAGTACCCACAAATTAAGTTTGAAAAAACAGAAACTGTAAAAATAACAAAACTAGACGACGAAGAGTTTGATAGAGAAAAATATAATTTTATCAATATAGATGTTCAAGGCTACGAGTTAGAAGTTTTTAAGGGCGCAGAAGAGACACTGAAGCATGTAGACTTAGTGCTAACAGAGATAAACAAAAAAGAAATGTACGAAGGTTGCGCACTTGTAGATGACATGGATCAATATTTATTTGAAAGAGACTTTCAAAGAATAGCAACCTACTGGCAACAAGACGGTGAAACTTGGGGTGATGGACTTTATTTAAAGGTGAACAATGCTTAATCTGTGCTGTGTCTCTGATCATAAGTTTCTATGTAGAGGATTAACACTATACGAGTCACTAAGCAAGTTAGATGAAAATTTTAATATTCATTACTTGTGTATAGACAGTGATAGCTACAAGAAATTAAATACTATTAACGACCCTAGAATTATAGCCTACGATATAAACGTTTTTTTAGAAACCGACGAAGCGCTACAAAAATTAAGAGACAGCGACTATAGATATTTTTGTTGGTCACTAGCTTCTTATTTTACAAACTTTTTAGTAAACGAGCTACAGGAAGATGTTACTTACATAGATGCGGATATTTTTTTTCATCAAAGCGTAAGAGATATGCTGTTTAAAATGGCTCAAAAGGATATTGGTATTTTTAGACATAGGCAATATCCGATAAATATACCAAACCCAAACGGAAGATTTAATGTAGGCGTTGTTCATTTTAAAAACACAGATCTTGCTAAAGCTTACCTTTTTTGGTGGAAAGACGCAGTGCTTCATAAAAAGTATCCAGAATTAGCTACCTGTGGAGATCAAAGGTATCTAGATGCTTTTTTAGAAATCAATCAAGAAAACATATTTATTGATGGCGATATTGGTCATGGATCACCTTGGGAATGGCAATTGTATGACTTTCAAAATTACCAAAAAGACGGGACAATTATTTGGAACGGTAAAGTAGAGAAACTTTTCTACAGTCATTTTTCACAATTTGAATATTCTTTATCAGAAAATAGTTACACTCCTTCTACTACACACTACTGCTTTACGCCTATGGAATTGTATGCGCAAGACGAAAACCTTAAATTTATTTACGATGATTATTTTGATCAAATAAAACTGACACATAAGAAGTACAATTTGGAGGCTATAAAATGATATTTGTAGTAACAGGCGGCAGAGGTTTTATTGGCAGCCATTTTGTAGAAAAGGTTATCGGTGAAGGTCACGAAGTTATAGACATAGACAAAATGACTTATGCCTCAAACATTGCGCTACCTTGGGACAATAGCCCGCAATACACCCACATAAAAGCAGACGTTGGAGAAATAACCCACATCCCAGTTTGTGACGTGCTTGTTAATTTTGCGGCAGAGTCTCATGTAGATAATTCCATAGAAGCGCCAAAAGTGTTCTTAAAATCCAACGTAGAGGGCGTATTCAACCTCTTAAACCTTCTTAGAGCAAAGATATATCAAAAGCCTAAATTCATTCACATAAGCACAGATGAAGTATACGGAGACGTAAACACTGAAGGACAAGACAAAACAGAAAGTAGTATTTTAAATCCAAGTAATCCATACTCAGCCACAAAAGCCGCTGCCGAAATGCTAATATTTTCATATGCTAGGACGTTTGGTGTAAACTATCAGATTGTAAGAAGCACGAATAACTATGGCGATAGACAATATCCTGAAAAGCTTATTCCTAGAATACTACACAGCTTAGATAATGGTCAGAAAATACCAATCCACGGAGACGGCAGCTATGTTAGAGACTGGCTTTATGTTAAAGATAACGTAGACGCTATTTATAAAATATGCTTTTCTGAAAAAGAAAACGAGATATGGAATGTATCTGCATATAATTATTTAAAAAATCTAGAGGTTGTGGAAAAAGCGTGTCAATGGAAAGGAATAGAAGATTATTTATCGCATGTCGAATTTATAGACAATAGAATGGGACAAGACTGGAGATACTCTATAAACTCTCAAAAACTAAGAGATAGTCTAGACTGGGAACCAAACCACAAGGAGTTGTACAACTTTGTCTAATATAAAAATAACATTTGGTATGATAGTATTTGAGGGCGATTATGTTCTAAAAGAATGTTTAGAGCAAGTGTATCCTTTTGCGCATCAAATACTTATAGCAGAAGGTCCAGTTGATTACTGGCAAAGACAGGGTAGAACAACATCTACAGACAGAACAAATAAGATATTAGATAACTTTCCAGATCCAGAAAACAAGATAAAGATTACACACGGTCAATATTCAGAGAAAGATGACCAATGTAAAGCATATATGAAATTTATTGATGACGAGACAGATTATTTGTGGAATCTAGATTCTGACGAAGTTTACAAATCAAAAGATCTAGAAAATATAATTTCTTTTTTGGAAAAATATGAACCAACAAGCGTAGGCGTTAGAAGCTGCTCATTTTATGGCGGATTAGATAATTACTTAACTGGATTTGAATTAAATCGTGATAACTTTTTAAGGATATTTAAGTATCAGCCGGGATCTACTTGGCTCACACATCGCCCGCCAACAATGAAATATAATCCAGATATACCAAGAAAGCATGTAGATAGTAATACTTTATATGATATGATAGGCGCGCAAATGTATCACTATTCTTATGTGTTCCCAGATCAAGTTTACAAAAAAGTTTCTTACTACAAAGACAGTGTTTCTAAAGAGCTTTGTATTGACGATTACTTTAATCAAATATACCTACCTTGGGTAACAGGAGACGAGTCAAAAAAAATGCAGATAGAAAGAAAATGGTTTGGTGTGCATGAGTTTAAACCAAACGTGAGAGGTGAGTGTTTTACAAATAAGTTTTCGGGTCAGCACCCAAGAAGCATTCAAGAAAATGTGGATACATTAAATAAAGCGATTAAAGAACAACTATCTAAATACAAAGGAAATTAAATGCAAAAAGATGCTTGGAAAAATGATGAGATCTGCAATCTAGTATTCAATAGAAAATTTCCTCATGTAGTACACAGCGATCACTTTGAGAGTATAAGCAAGTGTCTTGAAGCCACAAGTGACGTGAAAAGTATTATCGACGTGGGTTGCGGCAACGCAGAGTTTGGAGATGTCTGCCAATCAGTTGGTAGCGATAATGTAGATTATACCGGTGCAGATCTACCACATATGATAGATAAGGTAGCATCAGTTCAAAGGTCAAATTTTAATTATATTAGGTTTGACGTAGATAAAGATAATTTAAGTTTTCTAAATAATTACGACTTAGTTTTTATGAATGCTTTTATTAGTGAAATGAAAAATCCAATAGAAACACTTGCTAAGATATTAACTGTATCAAAAAAATACGTATTAGTTCATAGACAAGATGTGGGAGAGAAAACTTCTTTAGAAGAGTATACACCGTATAGTCAAAATCTAATAGCAACTAACTCCACGGTTTCTAAAGATGAATTACAAAAAACCATAACAGATTGCGGATTTACATTAGATTATATGTGTAATTCTTTCGATGGACTAGATTCTAAAAAAACATTTTTATTAAAAAAAGATGATTAAACTTTTTGACATACCGAACCATATCATAGACACATCTGTGCTTGGCAATTTGCTTCACGGCGAAATAGTTCAAGAGTTTGAAGCAGCGTTCGCTAGTTATGTCGGGGCAAAGTATTCTTGCACAGCAAATAGCGCTTCTAGCTTAATATTCTTGGCGCTAAAAAGATATCATCAAAATCAAATAGTAAAAATTCCAAGCACAATACCCATTGTCGTTCCTAATGCTATTGTAAATTCAGATCACAAAATAGAATTTTACGACGATATAGAATGGGTAGGAAGTTGCTATCACCTGCATGAAGATATATACGACTCAGCGCAGCAAGTTAGTAGAAATCAATACGCAAATTTAAAAGATGATGATGCACTTATGATATTTAGTTTCTATCCCACTAAGCCGGTTAGTGGTTGTGACGGAGGAATAATAGTGTCAAACAATAAAGAAAAAATTGAACACTTCCAAACGATGACAATGAATGGGACTGGCTTTGATAATAACAGTTGGAAGAGAAAGCAGCGCTGCGCAGGTTATAAAATGCATTGGACTTCTGCTCAGGCATATATAGCAAATGAAAATCTTAAAAATTTAAGTCAAAAAAATAACAGATTAGATAAAATAAAACTTGCATATAATGATGCGTTTGGTTATAATAATACAAGTAGGCACTTATATAGAATCAGAGTTAAATCAAACATTGATTTTGTAAATAAAATGAAAGAGCAAAATATTCAATGCGGAGTACACTATGAGCATTGTCACGGAAAAGCTGCATATCAAACCAGCCAAATCATGTTGCAAACTTTACCAAAATCAGAAGCAGAGTCCAGACAAACTGTTAGCTTGCCGTTTCATGATCAACTCAGTCAAGAAGACATAGACAAGGTTATATCATATGCTAAAAAATTTAGATAAATTTGAAGGTTCTGACGGAACACTTTTTGCAATTAATAAAGATATTGATTTATCTGCAAAGAGAATGTTTTTTGTTTCAAATGTTCCAAAAGGAGAGGTTAGGGGTAATCATGCGCACATTGAAGATAAACAACTTTTGATATGCATACAGGGTAAAATCTTAGTATCGCTTGATGACGGCAAAAAAATAAAACAGTGCGTAATAGAAAAGGGTCAGTCTGTGTTAATGAATAATATGATTTGGGGGAAGCAAACATATTTAACTGGCGATGATATTCTTTTAGTGCTATGTAATAATGAATATGAAGAATCGGACTACATGACAAACTATGAAGAATTTTTAAACACCGTAAAAGCAAAGGATTAACAGTGCCGCCAATTGTAATAGGAAATAAACCTTACAACAAATTAAAATTAGATAATCTGCTAGACAGCTTCCATAGTAATATTCGCTGTAATATGGGGATACCAAAAGAAAACAACGGATCTATTAAAGATCAATTAGCTCTTTGTAGTCATGTTTTTGATAACTTTATAAAACAAAAATCAAGCTGGGAAACTGTTTTTAAGGTTTATGGAGAGGAATATAAACAAGAGCATTTAAGATATTTTTACGATAATTTTTCAGAAAAAGACTACAATTCTGTTTGGTATGCAGATGCTAGTTATGTAAATGATAGATACAATAATTTTTTAAAATCTATTGAATGTCCCTACAGGTTTAAGACACGACCAAGAACTGGATTTGTCTGCCTTTTAGAGCTAATTTTAAACAAAGAAAAACCCTTTGTTTTTGGTTTTAGTATAACAAAGGAAACTAGAAAAAGCTATTACGTTGAGGATTTTGTTTTTAAAAGAGAAGATGAAAAAAAATCTTGTCATGACAAAGAAAGCGAAGTAAATATACTGAGATGGCTACATGCAAATAATTACATAGACGCTACGCTATGTATGTTAAAAGACACAAATCCGACTACTATAGGTGTTGCTGGCTTAAAACCATCTCTTGAAATGATCGAACTTTTGAACCACGTATATGGAAACATAATTAATGAAGAAACATATTGAAATTCATACAGACAAGCTGTTTACAAACATTACAGAGCAAGTACAAGAATTTGCTACAGAGTGGCGCAAATCTGGAATAGTAAACGTTTTTTCCCCTCATACAACAATGAGTGTATGGCTAACAGAAGATGAGCTTTTACATCATGCAGATGTAAGATTTTTTCTGGATGCTCAAGCGCCAATAACCAAGTCGCCAGAAGGACAGCATAAAAACACTAAATACATGCACGATATGATTTCTTTAAGATCAGATGTTCATCACTCAGAAAGAATAAACGGACATTCGCACATAAGATCCATGTTTTTTAATTCTTCTGAAACGATACCAATCGAAAATGGAAAGCTAATGCTTGGAGAATGGAAGAAAATATTCGCCGTAGAGCTAGATCCGATTAGGTTGAGAAAGCTAACCTGTACATTTATTGGTGAATAATGAAATATTTTATTTATATTAAAGAAAACTCTCAAAGAGTCAAGTTTAAGAATTTTTTAAAAGTGCGTGGGCTACCTTTATGGAGAAATTTAATCAAAGAACTTGAAGGGCAAGACGTATACATTGATACAGACAGTGAAGACGTATATCACGAATGTCAAAAAATATCTCATGTAACATGCTACAAAAGATTAGAAGAGCATATCAAGCTAGAACAAGATCCTAAGTTTAAAGTCAGTCCAGCGCTTTTGATGATTGATAGATTTTTAGATATGTACGTTAAAGATGAACATGAGATAATTGTCACGCCCCACGTAACATCCCCCTTCATAACACTGCAAACAATACAAAGCGCATCAGAAAAGCTAAAAGAAGGATACGACTCTGTTCAAGCTTGTACGTCGCACAAAGAATTTGCATATTACAAAAATGAACCAATAAATTTTGATCCAAGCGTAGTTCAAAAAACTCAAGACTTGGAACCAGTAAAATTAGGAAACGGAGCATTTTTTATCTTTACCAAAAAAACTTTTAAAGAAAATAATAATAGAACAGGCAAGAAGCCGTTTCTATATCCGATCTCTATGCCAGAAGCCATAGAAATTGACACGTATGAAGACTTAAAAATAGCGAGGACTTGGAAAAATGATTGAGATTATTGATGTAACACTAAGAGATGGTGGACACGCTGTAAACTTCGACTGGCCTATAGAGTTTGCTAGAGATTATTATAAGACACTATCCAGTCTACATCAAGTGGGAACCCTAGAACTTGGCTACTGGGGGCAGACTTCTAAGACTGCAAACACTTTTTACAATCTTGACTATGAAAAGGTTTGTGATGTAACAGAAGGGTCTGGACTAAATAACGTCTCTATCATGATTGACTACCATTATTGTAGTCACAACATGAGTGATTATCCAACGTGCAATCAATCAGAAATATCTATGATTAGAATGTGCGCGAGAAAAGAAGATATGAACGAAGCTATGCTGTTCGGTAAAGAGCTAAAGCAGTACACCGGACTTAATGTTAGTTTTAATATTTTTAATGCTTCAAATTATTCATTTATGGAACTTACAGACTTATCCACCAAGATAAAAGATTGGCCGTTTGATTATGTGTATTTTGCAGACACTCATGGCGACTTAGACTTAACAAAAGACTTTTGGAAATTTCAACACTTCTTTGATGTGTGCCATGAACATGGAAAGAGAACAGGATTTCATTTACATGATCACAGCGGCATGGCTATGGTTAACTATAGAGAAATATTAAAGAAACCAGTAGACAGCACCGACACGTCTATAAAAGGCATGGGAAAAGGCTCTGGTAATTTAAAGCTAGAATACGTTTTAGAAAAATCCCATGTTGCTGATTTAGCAAAATTAATATTAGAGTATAATGAACTACTGAGTATTCAGCCAACTCCATACGAACTCATAACCTCTAAATATGCCCTGACTGACAACTATGCAAAAGAAGCATCAGAAAGATGTATGGATATTCATAAATTTGAATCTATATGCAAGCTGATCAAAGGCGTAGACAAAGACTCATACTGCGAGGATGTGCTAAATGGCTAAAGTATTAATTACCGGAACCACTTCTGGTCTGGGCGAATCACTGCTAAAAACATATAGCGAAGAAGGACATAGCGTTCAATCTATTGATCGAAAAGATTGCGATTTCAAAAAATTAGATCAAGTAGAACAGGCTATAGATCAATACGCAAAAAGGGTTAGCTATGATTACGTGTTTTTAAATGCGGGAATACTAGGACAATTATTACCCGCTAGAAATACAAGTCTCTATGATTATCAAGAAGCTTTCAATATAAACGTGTGGTCTAATAAAATTATTATTGACAAACTGCTAAAAAACGATAGTGTTAAAAATGTAATATGCGTTTCTTCTGGCGCAGCATCCAAGGGTTATTATGGATGGTCGATATACTGCGCCACAAAAGCAGCTATAAAACAATTAATGTCCTGCTACGCAATAGAAAATCCAGAAGTAAACTTTTTATCACTAGCTCCGGGGTTGGTCAAGACAAAGATGCAAGACGAAATACACAGATACGATGAAAAAGATATACCCTCTGTGAAAAAATTTAAAGAAGCATATGATACAATGCAAACGCCAGATGAGTGCGCAGAAAAAATATACAAACATTTAGATTCAATACTACAGCAAAAACAAGACTTTTTTGATTTGAGGAAATTAAATGAATAACTTAATTATAGAGTGCTTAAAAAATAAAAGCAATGTATCTTTTGGTAAATTGGGAGGAACTGAAACTTCTTACATTTACGACTTCCTTGTAAACAATGGAAGGTGTACAAAAAACCCGTATGAACTTTTCTGGCAATCTGGTGTTCTGTGTCCCAATCCAGATTCGCTTGCAGAGTTTATTAAGGTGTACATAGATGCTGCGCTGCACATGGATCATTTAATAAAATGGTTTCATCCACTAAGTGACGGAAAGCTTTTAGACGAGGTTTGCCTGCAACACTTAGGATATAAAAATGAACTTTTTGATGGACATCAAGAACTAGAGCCTTTTCTAAAAGGACCGGAGGGATGGCATTATCATCTAGGTGATACAAAACTCTTGTTTGTTTCTCCGTTTCCAGACACAGTTGATATACAAAAAGAAAAATATTCTGAAATATGGCAAGGCGCTCCAAAGCCAGAGGTGGTAGCGGTTAGATATCCGTTTGCAGAGTGCTATACTGGAGAAGAACCCAAGGTGGTATGGCAAGACAGATTAGCGCAAATGAAAGAAGAAATAGCAAACCAAGATTTTGATTTTGCTGCGCTCGGCTGTGGAGCTATGGGTATTCCTCTCTGCAAGTTTATACAAAATGAACTTGGAAAAGGTTGTATATACTTAGGTGGTGGAAATCAACTACTGTTTGGCATAAAAGGAAAAAGGTGGGAGGATAACGATTCTTTCAAAGAAATGCTGCAAAACCCATCTTGGATTAGACCGCTACCAAACGAAACCCCAAAAGAACAAATAGAAGGTGGAGCATATTTTTAAAAATAACTTGACGAAAGTGTATTTCCTAAACTATAATAATAGTAAGGAGGACTATATATGAGAATACTACTAACTGGCGGAACAGGGTTTCTTGGTAAGAACATTCAAGAAAACCTTGGTCAATTTATGAATCAAGACTACTCATTAAGCGTGATGGGTTCTAGTGTTTACGATCTCAGGTGTCAACACGCTTGTAGAAAAATGGTTCAATACCATAATCCAGATGTAATAGTACATGCGGCTGGGTCTGTGGGCGGAATCGGAGCAAATCAAGAAAACCCCGGTAAGTTTATGTACGAGAATCTTATCATGGGGGCAAATCTTGTAGAAAGAGCTAGAATTGAGAAGGTACAAAAGTTTGTTCTACTTGGAACTGTTTGTGCTTATCCTAAACACACGCCTGTACCTTTTGTAGAGGAACATCTGTGGGATGGCTATCCAGAGGAAACAAATGCGCCATACGGAATCGCAAAGAAGACGCTCATGCGGCTCTTACAGGCATACGGAGAGCAGTATGGTATGCGTGGCGCTAATTTGATTCCAGTCAATATGTACGGACCACACGATCACTTCAATCTAACCAGTAGTCACGTTATTCCTGCTCTAATTCTTAAATTCTATAACGCTATGAAAGATGGCGGCAACGTAGAGCTTTGGGGAACAGGTAGCGCATCTAGAGAGTTCCTTTACGCAGCAGACTGCGTACAGGCAATTGCTAGAGCCATAGAAACAGAAGTTGACCTAGATCCCATAAACATCGGAACTGGTAAAGAGATTACGATTAGAGATCTAGCAACTGAAATAGCAGAACAAATGGGCTATGAAGGTGAAATCAAATGGCAAGCAGATAAGCCAGACGGACAACCTAGACGCTGTTTAGACACCAGCAAGGCGAAGGAACTGCTTGACTTTGAGGCTAAAACTAATTTACAGACAGGATTAAAAGAAACCATAAAGTGGTTTCTAAACGACAAAAAATTGGAGAAGTAATTATGAACTTAGGGTTTTATGTAGACTCTCCGTCACAAAGTGGCGCAGATCAAATATACAAAAGTATGAACAGGTGGCTTGAAGAAGGACAAATAGATAACGGAAATTTGTTCTATAACGATATTGGATTTAATGAAACACAACCTAAATTTGGTGTGTTCAACTCTACTGACATTTGGCAGTTTACAGGTAATTTAATTATAACAAGTTACAATGCAGCATCCTCAATAGGAAATGTAATTAACAAATTTAAAGCAGCGTTTTTCTACACAAGTCAGCAGCAGAAAAATATCATGCAAATTATACATATTTTCAATACATTACCATTTATCGTTTCTAACAAAGAAGATTACGAATATATAAAAAGAATAACCGGCAAAGAACCAACACTCATGGAGTCTATGAATCTAGATAAGATAAAGGAGGTTTTCAATGAATAATCTTGACAAACAAATCATAGAGATGTATAATGATCATAGTAAGAGTACTTATGAGATCGCAAAGTCTTTAAACACATATCCAAATAAAATTAGAAGAACACTGATAAAGCATGGGTATACACTAAAGGATAAAAGCGAAGCGCAGAAAAATGCCTTAAAGACGGGTAGATGCGCTCATCCTACTGCGGGCAAACAAAGAACGGAAAAAGAAAAGCTTAAAATTAGCGAAGGAATGGAAAACCACTGGGAAGGCATGAGCGACGAACAAAGAAAAGATCGTGTAGATCAAGCTAAAGAGCGATGGAAAAACATGGACGCAGCGCAAAAAGACAAAATGTGCAAACTAGCCACAGACGCAATTAGAAAAGCCGGAAGAGAAGGGTCTAAGCTAGAAAAATTTGTTGCTGATAAGTTAAGCACAAATGGCTATACAATAGATTTTCACAATAAAAACTTAATTCCTAATGAAAAATTAGAAATAGATCTTTACATACCGTCTTTGAAGACTATAATAGAGATAGATGGCCCTTCACACTTTCTTCCAATCTGGGGAGAAGAGAAGCTACAGAAGCAAATAAAAGCAGATTTACAAAAAAGCGGTAGAATTTTAAGCAGGGGATTTGCTATAATAAGAGTAAAGGCAATCGCAAACGCAAGTTTGAAAAAGAAGGAGAACCTAGTATCTAACATTGTAAAAACACTAAGTAGTATTGAAAAGAAGTTTCCACCAAAAACTAAAAGATTTATAGAGGTTGAATTATGAGTGATAATGGATATGTACAAAATGATTTGTTTGAAGACGTTGAGCTTGCTACTCCTTCTAACACTAACACTTCCGTTAAAGATGTGATTGAGGGTGCGCCTTCACCAACAGATCCAGAGTGGAATGATTATGTGCTTGGGCATTTTGAAGATAATGAAATGTTTGAGAAGATGCCCCTGTGTAATGGGTTGAGAAGAGTTGCAGAATTGCTGATGGGCAGGATTGTATTTAGTGGTCCGATTCAAGTGTTTCCTCCTTCTGGTGGAAATGAGATTGGTAGGTCTACTGTTATCTGGAAAGTGGAGTTTGAAGATGGGTCTGCCTTCTGTGATGTTGCTGACTCTTGGGAAGGCAATACAGACGACACATTTTGCGTCTACAACACCGCCACGGCAGCAACGCGAGCGGAAGGTCGCGCACTCAGAAAAGCGCTTAGAATTCGTGTCGTAGCAGCAGAAGAGGTGACTAAAAAGAATACTGCGGAGATTGCTAAAAGTATTAGCAGAACTACTGGAGTACAAACTACACAAGGAGAATATCAATCCACAGGTAGAATGACAAACAATCAAGAAAATTTCGTAGATGGTAAATCTAAGCAGTTGGACATCAATCCAGCTAAATTATTTAAAGAAGTATTCAATCTCTCTGTGTCAAAGAAGATTGATAAAAAGCAAGCAAGTGATGCTATTGAGAAACTCAATGAATATCAACAAAACAAAGGGTCAATCCCTAGTTCAATTACTGGTTATCAACAAGATTGGAGAAGCGCATGAAGGTAGTATATCAAACAAGAAATGGTCGTCTTAACGTAGAGCTTACTGGAGATGACCAAAAGTCAATCTTTGCAGAAATCGCAAAGTTTCAGGAAGTTTTTGAGGAAACCGTTTGCGGCAAATGTGGAAGTGATAATGTTAAGTTTGTGGTGAGAACCGTAGACGAAAACGAATATTACGAACTTAGATGCGCAGACTGTGGCGCTCGTCTAGCATTTGGCGTAAACAAGAAGGGTGGAACCCTGTTTCCTAAGCGTAAAGACGGAGATGGAAACTGGCTTCCCGACAAAGGTTGGGTCAAGTGGAATGCCAAGACAGGCCAGAATGAATAAAAAAGGCCAGTAGCACACCACTACTGACCTAGTTAGAGAGTCGTCGAAAGGCGGCTCTTTTTTTATAGATATTCCAGAGTAAAGTACAATCCGTATTGCGTTTTACTTCCAATGCTATCAGGAGAAGCGCTTAGAGCCAGATACCAATCATGACGTTCTGCTTCATGTGCAGCGCCTTCTTTAGTTATGTAGTTTGCTTGACCGTCAGTGCTTGATGCCAATGCGTCCCCAGCATTTGTGTTTAGACCGCTTACACCCGGAGAAGACGTAAAGTCCATATCCACCATGTTATCTTCTGGATCAAACTCAAGCCAATCGTGAGTTGATCTACCTCTGTGAGACAAAGCGTTAGTTGTGTTGTCTACACCATTGGGGTGACGAAGTTCGTAGACTTTTGTAGTAACACCGCTAGCTTGATTATCTATATCGTTTCTATCAAAAATACGCAATTTGCAGTTTTGTACTCTAACTGCTTCGTCGTGAGTGAATCTGACATTTAACGGAGCGTAGTAATTAGGCATAGACTCATTATCAATCTCGCCGCCATCATTATGAGAAACACCACTTACCGACAGGTATTTCGTATTGCTAACCTTAACACCGGACGCAGTTCCATTGGAATTGCTTACAAATGTAGATTCTTGAAATTGTCCGACCGGAACAGATAGGCCGAAACTCCTCCCAAAAAAGCCAAGGCCAGAGCCTGCTGTATGGTTAATTAAAGTTGCGTCCGTACTAACTGACGCAGTATTTATATTAGCATGAAACGTTATAGCTGCCATTATTTAATCTCCTGTAAAGAAAATATTCTGTTATATTATACACGAAAAAGTTTATTTTATCTAAACATAGTGCCGCCACCAAGATTGCCGTTTAAGCCACCAAAGAAGCCCCCTCCATTAAAATTGAAGTTACCAAACCCTCCTCCTGCTGCAAAACCATTAGCAGCATTGTTGCCATTAGAAGAAGAAGAATTTTGATTTTGACCTTGGGCATTCGAGGCCAAAGAGCCTCCATCTGAGCCATTGGTCAATATTTCTAGTCTAACCATTTGCTCAAGCTCTGCCGGTCGGAAATTTGAATGCATTCTAGTATGTGAAATATCATTATGAAAATGTAAAAATACGTCGTAATGATTTCTTTTTGATTGCATACCTTCTGATAGAGTAGAAGTAGAAGCTGTTGGATTTATTGATAAAGATTTGTTTACAGCGTCTGTTTCTTGAAGATGTTGAGTTGTGTCACCTTCTCTCTGTAGGGGTGGATCAGGTGTTAATTTAATTGGACCAGTAGTATTAAGCGCCTCCATTGGTTTTGCGTCCTCTAGCACCGTAGTAACCATAGAGCCTCGACACATGTATCCTACAAATCCCTCTCCAGATTCAGAATCTGGGTGCGCCACAATTTTAATTTTAAACATTGAAAAATCTGGAAAAGGAGTTCCAAAACCATTAGTTTCGGTGGTGTAAGAAACACTCGCTGTGGTTCTTGGAAAATCTTCAGGAGCAAAGCCAAATCCAGTAGATTCGGTTTCAAAGCCAATAACCCCACCGTTACCATCTACAATAGCTTTTAATAAAACACCACCACCAGATCCTCCCTCTACCACAAACTTGCTATTACTTGTATATCCTTGACCTCTGTTTACAATTAATATATCTTGATCAGCATCAACAATTCTACTTGATATAACTCCCACATAGTCACCATTTAAAAAACCAAAATCTGTGCTTATGTCTAGCACTTGATCGGAAGTATTGCTTATGACTCCACCGGCATTACCGCCAGCGGGTACGTATTTTATCTCAGGCATTCCAATCGTAGCAAATTTATAAGAATAAGGAAGTAATTTACCTCTTCTTTGAGTGTTTACCCTCCAGTGTATTTTATTTCTAAGTTTTGTAACGCCTACTTTTGGACCGGGAAGCGAGCCTGCAACAGTATCAAGAGATTCTTGAATTGAATCAGCATAAACCCTCTTTCCATCCGCAGGAATCTGAGTGTTATCCCAGTATGTAGGAACAGTAAAATCAACATCAGACTCGCTAGCATCAACTTTACCGTTACCATAAATTCTAGCAGCATTAAGGTTTTCTTCTTGGACTATGGGTTTTTTTGCTATATTAGAATCTGGATTAAAATGATGAACAACAAAGAATCTAGGATCATAGATCATTTGGTCTCTAGGCCAGTTTTGGTAAACCCTAGCGTACAACTGTGTTGTATTCATAGTTGAAAAATCACCACCCCTAAACGAAGGTGGGTAGGCAAGCTGTGTAGAATCCACGGCGTCATCAAGACCAATCGCATTTTCTGTATTGAATTGAACTTGATCCCTTGTTGCGATAGTAACTACTGCGCCTATAACACCAACGCCACCTCCGGGAACTTGTGTGTCCATCCAGTCTTCATTCCACCAAAATCGTGGAGCATTATTCATATCATCAGATGTTAAAAATCCCCACTCATATTTAGACAAGCCCGCATTGTATCTCAAGCCACCTTTATTGAACCCAACTCCGGGATTGCCGTATATATCACTATCCAGCGCAAAAAGCTTAAACTTTTCAAATCTATCAGCTGAGATGCTTTTGCCAGCTATTTTAGGAGTTTCAGAAATTTGAGGATTTCTAAACAGAGAAAAAGGAGAAAGGGATGGTGTAAGAGCGTCATACTCAGGATTAAAAAAGGATTGATTAAACGCATACCCTTCTTTAGCAAAAGATCCTCTATTTAGGCTATTAAAATCAAAAGCACTTCTATAAAATGTGCCGTCAAAGTCAAACCCTTCAAACGAAGAATACACTTCTTGTATTAGCGGTCTAAACTCTATCTTGAGAGGGTTTACTGGCTTTAAATCAAACGCGCTATCTTCATAGTAATAAACAGAATCGTTTGTAATAATTTGATCTTCTAAACCAACTTGTTTTTTATGCACCCAAGATAAACATTTCTCTAATCCAAAATCATCTTTGCTAAAATACTGCGCTACAACGTCTCTAAAATAAGGAGTTTCTACTTGATTATTTAATTCTCCTATAATTCCAATGTTTGAAATCGGTTGCCCATTGATACCCAAAGGCGAAGCATTTGTTCCGATATCTGCGGGTAGATGTTTTAAAGACCCAGCTTCTCCTTCTGGAAAAATTCCAAACTCTTGATGTTTGTTCGTAGCAACCGCATTATTTCTAACATTGTTTAAATTTTTAAAAGGCTCTTTTGCAGCATAAAAGAAAGGAGTCTGAGACTGATAATTACCAAAGCTTTTATAATTTTTAGGCGCGAGGAAAAAATCTTTATCTTCATTCATCAATTCTGCATATTTTTCAGAGGCGCTATATCCATCTGGAAAAACACAACCAAAAAACGGATAACTATTCTTTTCTCCATTAAGGCCGCCACCCTCAAAATCATCATTTTTTTGATTGAAGGAAAACTGCGTACAAGAAAGGGCGTTTCCGTTTATACCATCGTCTCCGTCGTATTCCTCTGCCAGAGAAAAAGTTTCGCTAAGATCCGCATCACTCTGTGAATTAGCGCCCGCTGGAAAATTACCTTTTCTTCTTAATCCCCCAATGCCTATTCCCATAAAATCCCAAGATGTGACTTGCATATATCCGTTTAAAACGCGAGCGTATCGGTTTACAGAATCAGGATATCTATCGCTATTCTCTGTTGTTTTTATAGGCTCAACCGCACCGTCAAAAGGTGCTGTTTCTGCCACGCTATAATACCAACGATAAAAAGATTGTTCGTATTGATTAGGTGTAATTTTACTGTCTGACTTATTGTCCTCAGACATATTAAGTTCATCAAAAGTTGATAAATTAAGAAACCAATCATGATTCCTAAAAAAGAACATACTATTGGTCATCAAGTATGTAAAGTCCCACTTAGGATCTGCTGGAGTTATAAAGTCAGAAGCAGTCCCTACAGACTGTGGAATCCAAACCCCATGTATTTTTTGAAGAACTACGTTGTCGCCCTTTGCAAAGCTTCTGTTTGTGGGGTTTATTACATCTACAATAACTTTTCTGTTTACTGCATTCTTTTCTCTACAATTTTTAGTATAATGAAAATCTGGCATCCATTGCAGAGGATTGCCATTCTGCATAGCAAGAATAACTGCCTTACCTTTGCCGACCTTCATTCCCGATTCATAGGAAAGCAATGTGAGTTCGTCGTCTGCTAGAAATGATTCTAGATCCGGCTGTTCAGCAGCCTCTAGATCTTCTGTAATTATAGCAAAAACCTGAGTTGTGCCACCCTCCCACTTTCCTGTCGTTTCGTTGTAACTAAGATCTACCTCGCCAGCTACGGCATTTGAGGGATCTGGATTAACACTAGGGGGAGTTCTGCCTTTTTCATCTTTATCCTTATAAGGCCATCCGTAAGATGTTAACGGGGTGCTAACAACAGTTAGAGAACTTGTTGTAGTTTTACGCGCAGTATTCTTGGGTTTGTATATATCATAAAGATATAGTTTAAAATAAACATCTTCTTTCTTAGAACACCCTGTGCAACCATCCACTATTCCATCTTGCTTTAAAATATTCTTAGGAATATCCAGCAAAAACTCTGGAAGAGCAAGCCACTGTAGATATTTCTCTTTACTAGACTTAATATCATTTATAAAATAGTTTAGAGCGAGGTCTGTATCAGTCCAGTTTGCTCTGTCTACGTTTTGATTCAATAACCTAACGTAGTTATTCATCTCAATAACTCTGTGTATCAGGCTTGTGCCGTCTTGAGTTAATGGGGATGTGACATATTTTCTAATTGGCTGGTTTGCAGCAGAAGACCAGCCTGTAATGTTATAATTATCAAAAAACTCAGCATCTAAATTGTTCCAAGTAAAGTCACCCTCTGCGGCGCTATAAGTCCAATTCATGTCCTTGCCGCCCATACCTTCGCTCTCAACCTTTACATATTCTCCGCTCCTACCTCTTGTTCTCCAACCATGATAGAAACAAAATTTTTCTTGTACAAAATCCTCGTCTCTAGTGCCACCGTCAGGATCACAAAATTGCTCTGCGGTTTGATTTGATAAAGTAAATAAAGCTTCATGAGGCCAGTTGTTTAGGGAAATATCAGAGTACTTGTGTCTCCAAAATTTTTGATTCCTATATTCCTTCATGAAGTGCTGTTCATCATTTCCTAGTTCGTCAACCCTTGTGTAGTCAAGTCTTCTTACACCTCCGTCATTTCTAACGTGCAACCAATCAAACAGCGTACCCGTAGTAAACGCAGCAATCCCCAAGTCTAATAATCTAGGGCTATCTGTTGTTATATAATGATAACCATCATCAGCATTCCGATAGTTATTAATTTGTGTATTATATATGTTTGATGTCATTTTTATTCCTTTTTTCTTTTCCTTTAATCATCAAATTTAGGCATAAACAGAGGAGCTATTGTGTTGCTTATAGAGTTCATATTTACTTGAGCCTTGCTTGGCATTTGTGGATTGTTTGATTCGTCGTAAGGTATCTGCTGTTCTTCTTCTGCTGTTGCATATTCCTGAACACCAAGTGTTATGCTGTCAACGTATCCTGCATATGCTCCAAGAAGATCCAAAGTAGATGAAACAATGTGCGGAGTTACAGCTTCTTCTTCTCCACCTTCCTCGTTAGTCAGCCTCTCTTTTCTTTTTTGAACGGAGATAGCTCTTCTCCAAGCATTAGCTCGCTCTGGCCTAGCAACAGATTCGTCCACATTTATTCTACTAAAATCATTAATAAGATTATTAGCGCCAGCAAAAGCTGACTTTATAGAATTAGCTGTAGAGCTTGTAGCGCTTCTTATCAAACCCTTTCTAACCATTTCGTTATTTGTGTCAATAATCTTTTGTCTTTCTCTTACTATTTGTGCTATTGCGTCTTCTTTTTGTTTTTGCAATCTTCCAAAGCGCGATGTATAAAGATCCATTTTAACTGTAGTCTTTACGCCAGCTTGAGATACGTCTATAGAAACAGATGTAACAAGCGGCCCTCCGTCTTGCAAGGCTTTTCCTATTGATATTCCGGCAGGAGTAGAAGGGAAAACAAATCCACCTCTTTCAGAAAATAGTAGCAAGCTATTGGAAAACTCTGCTTCTAAAACGCCAGCCTCGTTCATTAATTGATATCCGGCGTAATTCCAAGGCGCTAAGTCTTCGTTCTTTACAAATTCTACTTTACCTCCGATGTCCGTATATCTATCTTTACTTCCGTCTATATTTGCAGCAGATCTCCAAGGTCCGTAGCACCTTTCTGTTGACATGAGAGGTAGCGCAACTAAATTTGGAAAAACGGGCGACCCAGCAGATGTTGTAATAGATTCTCTGTCGGCACGTATTAAACTTGCAACAGACTCTCTTTGCGCTTGCTGGGCAGCTTCTATATCCTCGAAAGTAAAATCACTACAATCAAGCGGAACCTTTTCATTTACAATCTGCGCAGGTTTTTCAAATCCTTCTGGCCCCCTAACAACATCTTGAGTCATAATATTTTTTATAGAAGCAGTATTTTTACTTAATATTTCTGCATCCATAAATCTTTGATTTACATTTGTAGAGACAACTCCGGGTAAGGTTATAAGAGCGTATACATGATCGCTATCTAGATTTTGTTCTTCTGTATCTATTATAAACGAGTCAGTTTGTTTATCATATCTTCTGGCATACTCTACATGTCTTATAATTGTACTGTCTAGTCCTCCACCGTTTATCTGTCTATTAGGATTCCCAAACGTTGTTTCTACTTCAAAAGTTTTGTCATTGAATAGAAACTGTTGAGGTGGCAAGACCCTTTCGTATCCAATATTTTGTGCAACTTCTTTAAATCTACTGCTAGGCTCAAATATTGGTTGTGCAAAAGGCTTAACGCACTTATATGTGGGGCAACCTAAATCATCTGTACCTTCAATGACTTTAGCTGGAGCAAAATTAGGCACGTACCTTATGTCTCTTCCAAAAACTAAAGCTGGAGTTTCTTCGCTTTTTGGCGGCATAAAGAGACGAGGCTCTACGCTACATTTAACATAAGCAACGGAAGTTGGTTTTTTGTCTGGCCCAGACTCTCTTTTTACATGATCCTGTAAAGATTCTGGCTGGTCAGTATTCACGTTGTCTAATTCTGATAAAACATCAGGAATAAGTGTGTTGCCTTGTATAACTTCTTGAGTTATAGAGTCAGCGCCTATGCCTTTAAAATCTAAATATTGACTATTATCAAACCTAACATAACATTCTATACGTCCATCGTCAGACACAAAGTTCGACAAGTCTTTTGGAACAAAATTGTATTGGGCCGCAGGGGATAATTTTGAGTCAGGTATAGATCTGCTTTCAACTTGAGACAAAGATAGATTTCTTGGATATAGAGCAAAGTTTAGAAATCCACCTTGTGGCTCAGGCACATAGTTAAACGCCCATTTTTCTGAGAGTGGGTTATAATTACCTTTTAGCGCTCCGTATCCATAAGTTAAATCAGCAGTGTTGGGATCTTTTGAGCCAATAAAATTATCTTTATATAAAAATCTTTCATAAGACCAAGACTTATTTATTAATTGATCCTGTCTAATCTGATTCATTTTGAATATGTGAGACTGAGACTCTAGTAAATCTTGACCATCTGCATTTACGGGTAAAGGTCTGAACCCATATGGCCCCTGATAAATTTCTCTTATGTTGTCTGTAACGTCAGCTATATTTCCATCTGCATCGGCTGAAAAATAATTTTTTAGTGCAGGTATTTCGCTATAATTTACATTACAAAACCTTGGAATTTTTACTAGAAACTTCTTTCCTAAGTTTTCTTGCGCTATTTTTGCTACAAACTCATGTATTTTTCTAGCATTTCTTTCTCCCCTTCTAGCTAGATTAGAAAGATTAACTGATAAAGCGTTTGCTGTTCTAAGCACATTGTCTACTTTTGCTATATTTCCACTAGCTTTGATTAGTTCGTTTTCAGTTGCTGTGATAGCTCTTTGTTGCTCGTATATGCAGTTTATTGTTTCTTTTAGGCCATCTATAGCATCTTCCCCGGCGTAACTAGCTAACTCCTCTAGCATTTTCGTTTCTTCTTCTAAAGCCTCAAAGTTTGCCTTATAAACGTTATTCATTGGGTCAGAAGAAGCGTAGTTTTTAATTGTTTCTATCTGACTTCTAACTCTAGTAACTGCATCTGTCACTTTTGCCACGCCCGCTTTAGATATACCAATGTTTTGCGCTCTCTTGTAGTAAAGAGGATAGCCGTAAGGAGGAGAGCAAGGGCTTGCTGGCGTATTATCATCGCTCATAAAGTTTTTGTCTGAATTAAACACGCACCTTGGTACAGAAACTCCAAACTCTCTGTTTAAAAGTTGTGCTGGACTTGTTTCTATAAAAGTCTCATCTGCACCATCACATGAAGATTTCAGAACACCAGTAGTAATTATGTCGGGTTCACCCTCAAGTGTAGGTGTTATGCAAGTACCAAGAGGTTCACTAAGATCACCACCTAAACCTTCTATATCTTTAGATGTAGTTTTGGCTAACTCTTTATAAAATGCTTTATTTTGACCTAGTTCTTCAATATAACTATCGTTATATTTACATATAAAATCTTTCCATTCATCGTAACCTTTTATGGCATGTCTAAGTTCCATCTCTGTTGCAACATAATAATTGCCAACACCAAACGCATCTAGAGAAGAAGCGTCTAGCATTATTTGTTGATATGCACCAAAACCCCTTGGAATAGACAAGGCATTTTTACCTAAAAAACCATAAAACGGTAAAACTTGTTGTTTAAGAGAAGCCTCTAGGGTCCACTGTTTTTCGTTTATATTTTGTAAATTGTTAGGAACCCCAGCGGCTTGCTTTCTAGCCTCCAAGCTATCTCTATCTTTATAAGTAGAGAAGTAATACATTTCAACTTCTTGTGCGCCAGCCACAAATTTATCAGTGGTAACATTTGAAAGCTCAAACCCAAGATTTCTATTCTCAACATAAATACCTTTATTCTCAAGTTGATTTATATAAGACTGTATAGAGCCATATGAAGGTTGCTTGGATCTGTCAATAGCATCTATTCTTATGACACCATGAATAATATTAGATATGGCCTGCTTGTATTTATCACTACCAAAATCGTAACCGGTCGCTTTCTTGATCCAATAGTTATTCTTAGCAAAAGCTGCATTCATTATAGCGGCTTTTTCATCCTGCTCATCTTCAAGATCTGTCAAAGGATCGACAACAGGAAGAAGACTAACAAAAAGATCATGACTAATGACATCGCAAAGCTCTTGCGCCAAAGCTAATATATCTATTTGGTTATATTTTAGCATGTATGCTTTTGGTATTTTGTTTAGAGGTATCCCACCAAAGTCTACAATGTAATTAAATCCTCTAAAATCTATAGTTCCTCCAAATCCTGCTTCTAAATATTCTTCAGGTAATTTTCCATATTGTTGAAACAGCGCGGCTAGCGCTTGACTAACTCTATACCAAGGTATACCCTGTTCGGTTCTTCTAGAAAAACCCTCTCCGGTTATAGGAAAAAATTTAGGAAATAATTCTTCGTCTGCACCAACTTCAGTGTCTATAGACTCTCTGCTAAAAATTTTACCTTGGTTTGGAACCGATGTCACAGTTTGAGAAAACTTGTAAATATCCCAGTAATCAGCAGAAGGATTCAGTTGTAGTTGATTTTCTGTATTAACAGGGAAATTAATAGTTGTTACTGATTTATCTTTGTCTCTACCAAAATATTGAACTTGTCCAGTCTGATTAACTTGTTTTTCAACAATCCACTTAAACTCAGAGGTTTGATCTAGTCGTCTTTGCAAACTATCGCTTGGGTCGTATTCTAAAAATCCATAAACATTAAAAAGATTTTTATTGTTAAATGTAGTGCCAGCATAGTCGTTTAATATAAGAGAACAGTTTCCTAGTATTTCTCTTGGGTCTGTTACTTGTGCTGTTTGAACTGGATTTCCATTTGCGCCTCTGGTTTCAGAAACGCTTTGTAGTATACCTCCAAATACAAAGTGTTCATACCCTCTGTCTTTATCGTCGTGTGTATGAAGAAAACTTTTATCAACCCAAGTTCTTTTATCGTCTCTTGGATCTTCTATATCTGGAAAAATAAGCGTCTTTTCATTTTTTCTTAGATAAAACTTACCTCTAGCATTAGGAAAGTCTCCAGAAGGCTCAAAAGGAGTCGTAGAGAATGCCCCACTAGGCTGAATTAACTCATCCTCAAAATCCCATTTTTTTAAATCTATAGAGGATATGCCGTAAGTTTCATCTATTGTTCTTCTGTAAGCCTGCTCAACGGTTGCCCAGTTCTTACCAAACTTAAAGAAAACAGGAGTCCCAACTGGAGGTGGTACAAAATTGTCACCATTTCCAGAATGATATACATCGTCACCTAATCCTAGAAACGTAGAATCAGATTTATTGTACTCATCTTCTACCAAAGATACAGACAAGTTACTACTGCTGTCGCCAAAGCCACCCGCTATATTAAAATTTCTTATACTAGCGCCCAAAAAGGTTTGTTGATTGAACCCTTCATTGCCTTCCGTCCAGCCGCCTTTAGAGAAAGTTCCAGATGGACCTTGAGGTAAAACAAATTTACTAGGCCACTCAGACCCCTTTCCGGTTGCTTGGTTTTGGTTAAAAGCGCCAGTTGGTGGTATTATTGAATAGTTTGGTTTATGTTCATCACTCATTTATTAATCCTCGCATGATTCTCCTGATGTCCAAATAGCTCCGGGGTAAGCTTCACAAGCCTGCTGGGAAACATTAGATCTACAAGTGCCGTCTGGATAGTCACATTTACCTTCTATATATGAAGCGTTTGTTTTGTTTCCAGAAAACAATCCGTCTTCGTCGTAAACATAGGACAATCCACCCGTAGCTATGTTTCTTTTTTTTACGTCAGATAAATACTCTACTTCTATATATTTTCTTTTTTGTTTGTTCCTTAAACCTTGAAGATTGACACTAGGATCTGTGTAATCAGGCGATTCAATATTATATTCTGTTTCATCTACGTGTTTATGATACGGAAACTCAGGAAGGTAATGTATATATTTGTTAAATTGTACTTCTGGTATAAGGGGCGCTACATTGGGTGAGTTGGATAAATTTTCTACTTGTCTAAAACCCTCCCAATGTAAAATACCACTTTGTCTTTCTTTGTCTATTAATACAAAAGCTGCCTCTGGGTACGTTTGATATATTCCGCTAGCTTCCCACCAAGAGATAGAAAACATTTCCCCATACACATTGTCTGGGTAAGATGTATTATATGGATATGGAAAAGGGAAGTTTAGGCCAGAGGCTACAATATACTTATCAGCAGACTCGCCATCATCTTGCCCTTCAGTAAGCAGAAACTCTTTATGTCTAAGTGTTGAATTTTTTACAAGATAGTTTGGGTTTCTAGTACTCCAGCTTCCACTAGCAGAATAATAAACATCTCCCGTAGGCGTGGTAGAATCCCAGTCAGAAGATGTGTGCTGCTTAAACTCAAAAAAGTTAGCTTCTCCAGACGGTAATAACATACCGCTAGCAACTCTGACCTGCTCTGATGTTAGTGGGGTTATTCCTGAATGGCTCATTTATCTAACTCGTAAGTCCAAGATAAACTAATATTATAAGAGCCTTCCTTGGGACTCCAACCTTCCTGTGGTGGAGATAAGAAATACTTTCTAACACCCTGCTCACCTTCAGGACTTAGCTCTTGAATCAACTTGCTTATTTGGCTAGCTGTTGGTTCTATCACGCTGGGTTTTTTTAGAAGTAAAGAATTTCTAGTTGAACCGTAAGGTATCTTTGTATAATCCATCTGTAAAACCAATTGAACATCTCTTCTGTACTCAGTCCTCCCTCCAATATATTGAAGCACAGGTCCGGTTGGACGACCAAGAACAGGAATTACAGCAAATACATCTCCGGGATACGTGTCGGTTACAGTTATATTTTCAGACAACACTCCAGAAACAATATTTGTAGGTCTGTTGTCAAAAGATAAATTATATGTTATCTCTCCCGTATTCTCATTCATCCCCAGAGACACTGAATTAGGTTGAGAATTAAGTTGAACCGCAACAGAAGCATTTGCTCTTTTGTACAAGTCAGCGCCGATGCCAAACCTACCACTATTAGATATCAACATATATTTATTAATAGCAACATCGTAAGCACCGGATGCGGAGTTCTGTAGATGTTTTCCGCCAAAAGCAGAGCCGCTTGGATCAATAGGTGTAAGACCCTTGACATTTCCATCAATACTTACGGAAACAAATGGGCTGCTTATGTCGCTAGAAATATTCATGCTGTAGGTTTCGTAGGACGTACCGCTAGCTAGCAAGAATGTTTCTGTGACCGCATAGCTACCAGCAGACTGGTTTATCTGTTCTGTTCTTGTGTGATTATATCCCTGATAAGCATCATGTAAATTTATTATACCTTTACCTATGAGTCCAGAGCTATTTGGATACAAGTCTTTTACAGAACTACATAGCTTTTTTTGAACAAATAGTCTAGCTTGTTCCCACGCATCTCTCTTTACTATTTCACTCTCTGTGTTGTCTTTTGGTCCGTAGTGAGTTTTACCGGTGGCGTTTATTGTATGAGTTACTCTATAAGATCTATTTACATGAGGCTGTTCTGTAAGGGTATCGTCTATTTCTAAAGACCAGTCTTCAGAAAAATCACTTATGAAAGCACCGCTTAAACTAGCTAGAACTGGGTGTGCATTAGGATGAAACTGCTTATCTTGTTCTCTTAATAAATCTTGTTCTAGCAAACCGCTTCTAGCAATACCATCTCCTGCTATCAAAGCGCCTTCGGCATCAACGTGAAGCTTGCTGTTTAAAAGAGTATCTGCTTCAAGTGTAATTGTATAATCACATTTATCTACATAGATACCTTCTTCAAAACTAATATCCAAAACCCTTGGATAACAAATAATTGTTTCTTCGTCGTCAGACCAGTTTGACAACTCTACCCTTTGCCCATCTCTGGCGAACAGTCCTCTTAGTGCCTTTTGTTTGACAAACAAGGCGTGTGAAGCTTCGTTAGGAGGAACTTTCTGCTTGATAGGATACTTATCTGCACCTATAACGTTATCAAAACTTTTGTAAGGACCGACTTTACTGGTTGCATAGCTTCCCGGATAAGTAGCAGGAATAGAATGAAAGTCGTACCTTACGTGTTCACTAGCGCCAACGTCAAATACGGGTTTTGTGGCGTAAGGAGTACCTTGATCCGCCAAAAGTGTGCCATTTAATGTTATCGTGTATACCGCACCAAATGCTTCGCCCGCGCCGTTTTTAAGAATAGACGTTCCTATGGACATAAAAGGCACTGGCCTTAATGTACATTTTTGCTGGGGGTCGTTATTATAACTTACTCTAATGGGCATTATTTACCTCTTATCCTTAAATTCATATTGGCTATGATCTGAGGGTCTTTTAGCAACAAATCTAAAGAATTATTAGAAGTGCCACTAGCAACCTGCATATACAAAGGCATATCTCCACTTCCTACATAAGCTCCAAAGCTGTAGAGATTCATATTATTATACACTATATCGGACGATGGACCGGGAATAGAAAGATTCATAAAACCGCTTCTAGGAACAGGTTGACCATCTGTTATCAAGTTAAACTCTTGATTGACGCCAGTTCCAGATATTAATTCACCCCTAACCAATTCTACATATGGTCTGTGAGCAACAAAGCCTTTGGTTGCTGGATCTTGACCCGAAACCTCCAAGAAAACATCACCATTTTCATTAGCAATGATTATACCACTCACTTCAAATGTTTCTTGTCCACCTGTGGTATTTTGGTAAACAATATTTCTCAATCTGTCTGCTTGACTTTCTGGTTTGTGTCCAAATACCTGTGCATCAATGTAACTTGCAGCATTTGGTAGGGATGCAAGCTGTTCTCTAAGCATCGCGTCAAAAGTATAAGAAGAACCAGCATCTTCAAGCTCTTGTGTTGTATGTTGACCACTGGTTGGATAGTTATGATTTGGAGAACCGGCAACCATAACGTAATCGCTATCTCCACGTCTAGCTCTATCTATGGCAACAGAGAATCCAAAGAAATCATTTTCACATCCAGTCAGAGCAACAGTGTTTCTATCGCTAAATCCTTCTGGGTACATTTTCTGAGCGTAAACCCACTCTTTAGATCTTGCCGCCCAATCTGTCATTTTGTGACGATAAGTAAACACAGCGCCATTATTTAGCACCATTTTACCACTAGCTCTATTGAAGTCATCTATTCTAACGCCAGAGCTACCAAGATCAAAGAACTTGTGTTCAGGTATATCAAACTCTCCTCCAAATTCTTTTCTAATAAATGCAGCACTTCCTCCATAAATATGCTGATGTGTAGTCTCAAAGTCATGGGCGGGTGCGCCTATCGCAGCAAAGTCAGAATCAATAGAAACTGAATAGCCGAACCTGTCTGTAATCATTGCGTTTTTCGCAACAAAATCGCTTGTGATATCAATAGGACGATGTGCTTTTTGTTCTTTTAGCTTTGCTAAAGTTGCGTTGTCTATACCAACGTTAATGCTACTGGGTTTAATCTTTTGCTGGAATTGCCAAGGTAAGAATTCTGATACTGAATTTTTACCTCTGCCAGTTCTTTCGTAATAGAATGCAGCGCCAGCGCCACCATTGCCACTTAGTTTAAGGCCAGAACCTACGAACCCAGACGCATGTAGATTTGTTAATTCAGGCCATGAGCGAATGTCTTCATCTAGGAACCCATTAAACGGTGCGCCTACAATTAGTTTATCGTTATGAATATCAATGGATATGCCAAATAAATCACCAGCATACCCAGATGCAAGCATGTCAAAGTCAATATAGTCTTTGTGTTTGTCAATCATGAACTGTGGCATACCGCCCTCAATACCAGCATCTAGATAAAGTTTTCCATCTATTATGCCGCTATATCTAGGATAAACACCATAGATTGGTATAATATCTTCACCAAATTTTTCTAATTCTTGCTCTAGTTTTTCTGGTGTTTCTGGGCTAAACTCTCTAAATATATCTCCCGGATTTTTACTGCTCTCTTGGTCTGTGTACTTGGTTAAATTGCCAAGAGATCCACCAAGAGTATACCTGTCAACTAAATTAGTAAGACCGCTTGCAGCGTAGTATTTAGCAGCACTGCCTCTTTGTGGTGACAATATTTTTTGTGTGAAAGAGAATTTCCTTACGCCGTCAATAAAGTTAGTATCATTGCTATACTCCATGTTTCCATATTTCTCTGGACTTGTTGGGTACAAGCTTCTTATAAACTTCTGATTTTCTTCAAGAGCGTCGTTTCTAAAGTAAGGCGACTGACCTTGTATCAAGGTGGAGTCAGAAAGAACTACAATTCTAGATCTATTTCTACCAGCATTAAAGGTTGTGAAGTGTTCTAGCTCATCTGCTGCGATGATAGGGCCATCCTGTATCATTTGACCTCCATAGCCATCGCAAGCCGGTGACGACTGACAGTACTTGTCATTTAGTGTCGAGATCGGCCTAAAGACTGGATCAAACTCTATTCTCTGCTCTGGATTGAAGAAAGGAACACCAGAACATCTTGTTACATAGATCTTTCTTTCTTTGATCCTTGTTGATGTCAGTGTTTCAACCTCAATAGGCAGAGGACAACCAGAGATAGATACAACCCTTGGCGTTAAAGGTCTATTGCCATCAAAGTCTGCGCTCTTAATTTGTCTCCATTCATCGGTATCAAACTTGAGAGAAAATTCAGTAGAAGTGTCTTTAGCTTTTATGTCAAATACTTTAGTTTTTATCTTGTAAGTATCTGTTCTATCTAGCTTTCTGCTATCATCATCTACATTACCATCCCCACTCTCTTCTCTATCATCTGGATAAGGGGAGAAGGACACACCATCAAATCCTAAGTTTATATCAAATTTCTCATCTGGACTTTCAGATATGTAGTTTATATACAACCTGTAACCTGAACCTGCAATAACCTTAAAGTCAGCATTTGCATCACCATCAATTTTCCAATAAATGTAAGGATTGTTAAATCTCTTCTCTATTAAAGGTGCTTTGTAGCGAACAAGCTTCTTGGTGTTTGCTCCGGGTTTAATTGGAATAAACGCATACTCCGTGAATCCTGTTTCAAAATCTACCTCAGACGAGTAATCTTGCTGGTTAGCGTCTTTCGGTATAATGGCTAGTTTTTCAACCTTAGTTTCTGCGGTAATTGCGTTGAACGCATAGCCTTTGTTACAACCCACAAAGACAGATGCAGTTTCGTCAATAAGTTGCGCTTGTTCGATTCCACCTTGACTGTCGTAAGGGATGCCTTGCGTGTTGCCTTGAGCAACTAACTCTGTGTCCTGAACAAAATAAGCACCATTTGCTTTAGAGTAGAATGGCTTAGTGTTCAACTCTAGTTGATCACAAATGTATTCAATTATATTGGCTTTTTCTTGATTAGCAGAATAAGTCATGACAAGTTTTTTATTGCCAGTATTCAACCAATTCTTTAATCTAGTTATATCTTCGTCCGAAGGTTTGGCAACTGGGTCTGCAACCCAAGCTACATTGTGAATTGTTGATATTGGATCGTTGTCAGTAAATAAAACCCCAGAAGAAACAGTATGACCGCCTTGAATAAACGTTTTTGCAATCGCAGAGTCAGAAAAAGCAGATTTAAATGAATTCCTACCGGTCCATCCGCCAAGTTGAATTATATTTCCAGCACTGTTGCAATCTAACGCAACAAGATTGTTATAAAAGAATATATTCTGGTCTTTGTTATTAGGGTCTTCGCCTGCGTTATTTGATTTACCTAAAGCCCAGTCAGTCTCAGAAAGCATAGAAGCAAACAAGATAACCTTAGAGCCTGTATCAACGGTGTTGTTTAAGTAAGACTCTTCCGTGGCCCAAACACTTTCTGGAGAAACCACGACATCATCTGGCGGAACGTCTATTTCGTAAGAAGTACCCGCAGCTTGCATAAACGAGTTTCTTTTGTCAAATGGTGCTGGATCAAAGAACTGACCTCTTGTGAAATCATCAAATATTCCAGAAAGCAAAGTTCCAGAGGGTTGACTTATAGAGAAAGCCAGTTCATCTATCTGCGTGTCAGCAAACTCATACAACTTAGTGCTTGTTGTATATTCAGTTTTTATAATTCCAGACAGACTGGTTGTACACTGTTCCTTTTCACCACTAGAAGCAGCTATAATTCGCGGCGGTGGTGTTATGTGTTCCGCAGCAGTTAAAACAGGTCTGATTGCCTCTCCCGGCCTATCAATATAAGGCTTTGGATTTTGAGGCCAGAAGCTACAGTCTCTTGCTGGATTTTCATTATTAAAGTGGAAAGGCCAGTTTGTTTTAAATTCTATTTTACCGGGAGGAGTGCCAGCCACAATACATTCGGAGTTCCATTGCGCTCTCAAGTCTCCCATATGTTGAATTGTATGCTCACACCTTGTGTTAATTTTGTCGCAAGGTGAATGTAGTAATAAGTCTTCCAATTCCAAATCAGAAATATCTATTCTAATATCGGCAACACCGCTAGCAAACATATTGTTGTTAGTCAGATGTGTGTCATGAATATAATCAGGGATGAATGCTTTCGTTACATTATATTTATCATTATTATAATCTGACTCTGCAACCCCTCCAACCAAAGACTCATACTCGTTTCTTGCTGGAACAAGCCTCATTCTTGAGCCAAGTTTTTGAAGAACCTTGTTTACTATTTCGTTTGAGTCAAAGTAAAGACCGTCGTCTTCCCAGATGGGGTCATTACCAACCAAAACCAATGTTCTATCACCAAGTGCCAACCAAGACTTGATGTTGTCGATAATCTCATCGCTTGCAGCATCTATCTCAGGCGTAATAATAAATGCCAATCCAGCGCTTTGAGGTATCTCTATTTCAGAAAATGGAAGTCTTTCAAAAGAAACATTATCAGGCTTGAAGTAAAGCCCCATTTGATCGTAGAATTGTTGATTGTCTCCTGAACCGTGTACGCTTCTGTCAAGATTTCCAAATCTTGTAAATTCTACAGCGCCACTGTGTGGATAGTATTTTCTAGACTCAAACACCCTAACGGCTCCAGCTTGCATGTAAGAAGCCCAAGTATCTTCTGATCTGTAGTAAACATTGTAATCATCAAACTCATTAAACGAGTCTGTAGGCGCTCCAAATGCTACTATGTCTCCATCTTCTCCAACAGCAGTGCTATATCCAAGTCTAGAAGTTCCGGCTACCTCTTGTGGGATGAAACCCCAAGTTCCAGTGTACGGAATATCTGAATAATCATATTTAAATATTTTCTTATAAAGATTTATTGGGGTCTTACCCCAGAAGTTTTTGTCAGATCTCAGTAAGAATTTATTACCCTTGGTAAGCTCATGATAGATTGTTTTTTGAACTTCCAAATCTCCAGAGGCGGCAAGCAATGTGTCATACCTTGTTGACTCCGCTACCAAGGAGTTAAAGTCTAGCCAGCTACGAATACCCTTATACATTCTGGCGTTTTCTTTTTCATCTCGCTCGTATATCAAGCAAGCCTCGGAGGAGTAAGGAGAGCCAACCGTTACAACTTCCGAGTTATTGCTTATAGATACGGCATGACCAAATCTATCATTAGGCTTGACTCCGTATGGAAGACCATTTTCATCCATAGCTCCAGCAAAATCATCACTATCAAACATTTTCAAATCTTCTTGCGGAGATACTATCTCTTGCACCAGATTAAAGTTTCCGCTTTCTTTTTCAAATATGTAAACACGACCACCAGACTCTGGTGGTATTTGGAATTCATAAGAATTACTTCTAGCGTATTGTTGACCAACGCCACTGGTGATGTAATTCATAACAACATTACCAGCAGAATTATAGTCTGGGAATTGTACTTGCTTTTGTGTCAGCAGGTTTCCAGTTGCGAGAGTTTCATTCAAAATTTCTACAGACGCTTTATCCCAATTAAAGCTGTCAGAATAAATTTGTTTAATGTACCCAGATTGCTCTGTGTCATTTGTTAAATCCTTTATTCCGCTTTGATATGCGTAATCTTGATAGAAGGACAAAAACTCATCAAGTGCTGGTTGGAATGCACCTTTGTTGAATGTTGAAGGTGTATCATCACCAAACACTCCAACGATAGGTGGAATACCACTATACAAATTGTTGCTGTAGGGGAACATTTCAAAGAATTTCTTTTGGATTCCACTAACGGCAGTGTTTTTCAATACTGTTGAATCTTCATTTCCATCAAGAAGATTATTTATGTAGAGATGATGGAACCAAGGTTTGTCAGATCTTACTTTAGGTAAGCTATCTTTCTGATCGCTGTCATGTATTTGACACAACAGAACATTTATATCTAACTGCGGTTGAAAATCTGAACCTCCAATATCCCAAGGAACAGCAAAATACTTATATAGTATGTCATACTTTAAGGCAGTATTGCCTATAGCGGCAATTTTTTCTTTATTGTAGGAAAACTTGTCAGTGAAAACAAGCATGAGTACGGGTATTCCAGATACAACGATGTCTTCAAATGTTCTGTCCCAGTAAGCTCCGGGCGCACCAACAACTAGTGTCTCCTTATCTCCACTGCTAGCCAAGTCTAAGGAATAACCAAACTCTCTTCCTTCTTGACCAATATTCCACTGCTGACCAGAAATACAAAACTCTTTAGTTATATTATTGGGATAGCAAAGAAGATTTTGATAGGTTGCACTTATGTGATCTTGTCTGTAGCCAGAAGGAAGTAATACTTTTTCTTCTAGCTCCCAGTCTGCTTTTAGTCCAGCAACATCTTCGTTTCTTCTGTATAAGAATACAGCACCTGCGTCATTTAGTAGCTCGCCTCTTTCGTCGTATATGTTATGTTTAGGTGCGCCAACTGCCATGAGGTCTTTCTTGACAGCTACGGCGTGTCCATAATTATCACCAGCAAGTCTACCGCTTACATCGTAGTGTGTGGCATCTCCACTCAGGTATGGATAATCGCCAATTAATTTTATGCCGCTAAAGTTAATATTCCTTGAGCAAGCATCGTCTGGACAACAGCCACCAATAGTATCTGGGCCACAGGTTCCATATTCCCACTCTTCCCAATCTCTAGGAACAGGAATAGCAGTAGTAGATCCTGTTCTTATTTTTAATGTTGTCATATAAGGAGCGTCTGGAATAAGACCCTGTAATTTTCTTATTCCGTAGTAATTACCGCTATAGCCAGCACTAAGATTTGTGTAAGTTTTTGTCGCTCTAAATATACCACCTTCATTACAGGTCTCTTCTCGCCACACAGTATCATCAGTTATTATGGCGGGATCTATTGCTTTTTGTGGACTATCGCCAGTGCAAGATCCATATCCAAACAAGGTTACTCCACGTATCTCATCTCCAACAAGAATACTAGCAATATTATTATCTTCAAGAGTTATGCCGGTTCCATAATTGTTGTTGTACCACAAGTAAAACGGAGTATTGAAACCAGTGTAGTTAGAGCTAAACAGATTAAGACTACCTGTAGAAACTACTTCTGATAAATTGTCACCGTATAAAGTGAGGTTAACATTTTCTTTAAGAGGCAGTCTGTCTGGTCCACGTAGGGAAAGATTAGTAGAAGCATTTCTATACCTAGAAGATAAACCAGCAGCACCAATTATACTTAGTTCAAGTTCGCCAGATTTTGGTCCCGGTTCATTACTAAAGTTCTGTAGCAGGTAAACTGGCATAAAGTCACGTACTCCACCAGAACCAGCCGTAGAGGGGAATAGCGATAACGGAAGAGAAGCTTCGGGTGAAGTCGGTGATTTAATAGCACCAATAGACAAAGGTAACACGCCACTGTCAACACCCTTGCCAAACACAAGCATGGGCAGAGGAGGAATAGTTGGAGCATCACCTACAACAAAATCACTTCCAACAACCGCACCGCCCCTCGGAGGGAAGCTTGTCCAAGTTCTACCATCGCCAGAAGCTATTAAATTAAATCCAGACTCTTTAATTAACTCATGACCATCAATAAATGTTTTTAATGATTCAGCGGATATCTGCTCGCCACTGGCATACAATATAAATCCAGATTCATTAACCTCTATAGGCGCACGTAATATCATATTCAAGCCGCTTGCAGGACTCCATCCAAACTCTGGACCCATTCCAGAAGCGTTGAATGTGAACATGTCTAATACGCCAGTCACAGGGCTAGGGTTGCCGCTTGTGTATAAATTAAATACACCGGATGTATTAGTCGCGTTAACAAATGCGTCTTCCGCCCTAACATGACAGGTATGCATGTCAATACGAGAATCAAAAGCTGGACCAGATGGATAAACCAAGTCGTATTGTAAGAACATATCATCAACGTCTTTAGAGAAATATTTCTCTGTCAACTCTGTTAACCTTGGCTCATGCGGGAATAGCGCCCACTTCTCTGATTCATCGCAGTAATCGTTATAGTTGAATGTGCTATCAAATCTCATCAAACAGCTAGAAGGTGGTAGATAATGTATAGCTCTATTGACAAGACCCCAGTTTGGCTCTGTAAATGGCTCAACCAAAGGATGTTCTGGTTCTTGATTTTTTGTGTAGAGACTTACTATAAGTTTAGGTCCAATACTACCATCTTCCCAAACAATGTTGTGGCTATCAGATTTATGCTCAAGTACAGTTTCAACAACAAGCGCTTTCTCTGTAAATTTATATCCGTGTGGAAGATTTTTACTTACCCTTGGGTAAACAGCGTAGAAATTGTCAGGGGTATCGCTCAAGTGCAGTCTAAGGAAATCATTTTCTATCTGAGTGTGATAAGATACGCCAGAATCTACATTTGATGGCATAGCCAAGCTTGCATATTGAATATAGCCAGAACCATGATGCTTGATGTTAAAGTTAATTAAATCTCTACCAGTCCTCTTTCCGGGTCTACTGCCAAGATTATCAAACTCATAGTTAAATTCACAATGCTTAAATGCGCCAATATGCCAATCGGTGTAAGTGTTTTCATTTACATAATCCCAAAGCTTATAAGCATCCTCAGAAGTTGTCTCTCCTTCATCCCACCAGTAGACTCTGTTGTTCTCAAAGAACTTCTGGGCGGTTACTTCTTTGTGTGTAGCGTCAGGGGTTGACTGAACGATGTTGCCAGACGACAAACCAAACTCAGACAAGAACATATTGAAGCCAACGCCAGAGCCGGGAGAGTGACCAACCCTCAAATCGCTACTATTAACGTCCATGTAGAATGAGTCAGATGTAGCGCGAAGCGTAGTCCAGTTTGACTCAAATTCATTGTCGGTATAAAGTTTTAACTTATGTGAATTGTCATCATTGTAAGTCATGATAACACTCAGAGGATACTGATATCCTGAATATTTAACCGTATCAATAGCTTGTTTGATTGATCCACTAGTAGCGTCTTTAGCTTTGGCGACCAAATAACCGTCAGAGTAACCTAAGCAGAACTCAATGTCTTGTCCAGCGTCATACTTAGAAACAAGAACGCCACTGTTGAACAGGTTATAATTAGCACCAGAAACATTAGCGTCTGGAGTAAATCTTATGTAAACAGAAAGACCTAAGTCTCCTTGAGGTCCATAGTTGATATTACCAAAGTTAATGAATGAATTTTGACCAGATATTCTTACAACATTTCTAAACGCATCTGCAACTTGACCGTATAACTCATGGTTTTGGAAGTTATTAGAGCCATCTTCTAATGCAGTCCAGTCCGTCGTTGTGTAAGGAGTAGAGTAAGTAGGCCAGCGATCAGTAAACAATCCGCTGTTAGAGAATCTCCAGCCTATATTTGTAAATTGGAAATTATCATATGATGTCGTAAGCGTTCCAGTCAACGCGCCAACAACAGGTCTTATAGTTGTGGAGTTATCCTCAAACAAGTAGAAACCTGATATGAATGGATAATCTAGGTGTGGGTTTTCAAACCCAAATCCAAACTGATCTACGTCATATGGACCTTGTACAGTACCCTCCATACCTCTCCATCTTCTGGAGTAGTTAGATTTTAAGCTGTCAGGGGTTGTAAAGGCTTGAGGTATTCCAGATATGTACGACAACGGATTAAAACCAGAGCCAGCATTTATAATCAAGTCATTAGACTGTCTGGAAGTTGGGAAGTAAGAGCCTTCAGTCCTTCCGTCTGCAATTCTGCCTATCTTTTCTCCACCTTGAGAGGTAAGGTTAAATGCATTTTGTGGCGCATACCTTACACACAAATGAATATTTGAAATAGCAGCGCCAGTTGGCAAGGGGTAAATATCTAGGTACAATCTTTCAAGCAATGAACTTAAATTATACTGTTTCGATCTACCAATTTCTACGTTGTCTTCGTAAGCTTTTAGGGGTATTTCGTACCATTCAAATTCAGTAGACGTGACAGTAGGGTAAGTTGTTAAGAGATAGTGATCTCCACCAGCATTGTTCGTAGAATTAGACTCAAAGTAATGATCTTTATTAGAGAACGGCTCAGTAGATAGACCAAGATCATCTACATTTTTAAATCCAGATGTCGTTGGTATGCTTCCGGTATTACCATAGAACACCAAGCTATCATCTGAGTGATCAGGGAATGTGACCCCAGAAGTATTTTGCAAGAAACCGCCAACAGCAGAAGTTACATTCAAGAGGCAGTCATCGCTGTATCCAACTACATCTAACACATAGTCTCTACTACCTACAGCTTTTTTAGCCCTGACTTTAAGCGTTATGGAGTCAAACTTAAAGAAGTTGTGATCAATATCTGTTGTGCTTGTCGTTAGTCCAGAGAACGCGCCAGAAGGACTGAACCAAATATTATCTCTTTTATTCCTACCTTCTCCGAACGCATCTGAAAAACTACCCGCTTGAATTTCTTTTTGTGAAGATGGGCTATAGCCAAATTTAAGCGTCAGCTTACCAGAATTTTCTATATCTCCCATAGAGTTTAGGATAGCAAAGGTATCATCTTCTGGGTCTCTAATATTTTCCAATAACTGTAAAGACCCCTGAGTGCTTTGATTAGAATAATCTACATCGTTGTTTGCATACCAGATACTGCTAACGGACGGCCAAATTCCTGTGTCAAAATCAAACTTAGGGAAGAAGGTCGGATGGAAACACTTCTCAATTCTTCTGCCAGTATCTACAACCGGGGTCATCAAGTTTATATAGTGTTCTTGATAATTTGAAGCTCTACCACTTGTCAATATTTCTATTGCAGATATTCTTAGTGAATTATTTATTGAGGGCGAACTTAGTTGCGTTGTGTCTTCTTTGAATGCTTTGCTGTAGCCTAAAGTAAACTCTGCGCCGAGATCTTCAGCATCAATATCAAAAGATAAAGAGAATCCGTGAGGCGCATTTCCACTATCTAGTGTGGGATAAGTATCCTGCCACCTATAAAAACCCTTAACTTTATTTATTTTTTCTGATCTAACAACACTTGTGTAGTTTATATCATTATCAAAATCAGAGTCACCAATAAACACAATGTCTTCATATTGTGTTATCAAAGTTCCTTGGGGATCTTTGAGTTTTATGTTTTTAATTGTGTATCTAGGCGGCAATGCGCAGTCACTAGTAGAAGTAGGTCCAGACAATCTAAACCTAATTAGAGATTCTTCTGGATCAAACAAAGTATTTGTAATTCCGCACTCATACGAGAAGCTACCTTTTGTGTCAGGGGCAATTAGCTGAACATAAGACTCAGAGTCATCAGAAATTCTAGTGCTGTCTATCTGCCAATCACCTTCGTAAACACCTTCGTCTATCTTGTTGAATAAATCAAAATCGCCATCAGAGCTAACAAAGCCAACATTCGAGATGTCACTTGAGGGATAAAGTTTTTGCACAGCAGATAAATCAAAGAAACTTCCGTTATACTTATCAACAAATCCAGTTGAGAGATCAGACACACCGCTCATTTTCAAGTTGAGGCTGTGCGCCATTAAGCCACCATCAAATATTATACCTCTTCCTAGAAGATTTTTTTGATGGTAGGATACTAACTGAATATGCGGAGGAGAGTTAGATTCTAAAAAGCCAACACCACTTATACCACTTGCATACAAACCAAATATAGGAACAATGTTCGGTAAGGTGGAATCATAACAGAATTTAATTTCAGCGTCTATAACACATTCTGTACCAAAATCACATCCCGCAAAATCTGGCGGCGCTGGTATGGGTTGATCTTTACAGAAAGAAGAAATAGGAACATCTTTATATGTTGATCTATTGTACTCTAAAGAAATTACGCCATTTTCTTCTTTTAAGTAATCGTAGAAATAAATATCTCTTCTAGTAACTTTTACTCTATGACTAGCAAGAAGATTGATTTCATTTTGGGATAAAGTTTTATTGTAAACCCTTATATCGTCGTAAGCAGGCGTTAAGTTTCCGTTAAAGTCTTGCCTTTCTTCCCCGTCATAAGGATCTAAAGCTGTTCTGGGGCTATCTAGACTAAGCTTACAGCCAAAGAGATTTGAATTGTCTGGAATATTCTCTATTGTTATTTGGTCTATGAATCTTCCATCCACATAGCCTTTTATTATATTTAGATCTGGGTCAGAAGGATGAGACTCTGATGTTATACAATAATGATGCCAGTCAGACTCATAGTTATTATCCGCTTTTATTTCATAGAGTCCACCAAATTGATCTGAATCATAATGCGCAGGATCTTCAGACGATCTAAGGAATCCAATACTGGAGCTTCCAAATTGATTGAAGCTTAAAAAAAGTCGGTCTTGAGAATTGTTTAAATTGTCTAAACCCACACTCATAGACCCATTAGAATTGTATATTTTAATAACAGGGTCAGATGAGTAAAGATTACTGGTAGGGCCATTAAGAAAGAAAGAAACGGACATATTGTCTGAAACTTCTATGTTTGCATCTGACTGAAAAATTTCTGATTGTTTGAAGTCAGCATTGTAAGGGGAATCTATACATCTATAATCTCGTAGAGAATCAGTATCTATTTCAAGCTCACTTTGAAATTTTAAATCTTTACAAGATATACTGCCGTCTTTCCAGTCAATATAGTTGGATAATAGGTCTCTATCAAACTTGTTAACGGCTTTGGTGTAATCAACTTTATAAACAGCTTGCTGAGAAGCTTGGTCTGGCTGTACAAGAAATCCATCTTGAGTTGGATGAATAAAATTATTTTTCAGTATAACTACATACGAGCCATCTTGACTCATAGAAGCGTCAGTTATAGGATGATACGCATTAAACGGTCTTTTTATCTTGTCGTTACGTGTAATTGGTGGACAATTAAATATATCTATTTGAGAAACTTTTACCCAGTCGTCAGAATCAGCTGAACCAACTACAAAGTATCCGGGTTGGGGTAAGGGGCTAGAAACAGGAGACTCAGATATATCCTCGTATACACAGACAGACTTATCTTGAGAAATCATAAGCTTTTTGCCGTCTGAAGAAAAGCTCAAATTTCCACCAAGACCCACAGCATCAAAGCTCCCTGCGTCGTCTCTCTCTCTTGTATAGTCTGGTTTTATTACCGTTAATGTTTTCCATACATTTGTTGAAGTCTCCCTCCAAGTTATAACAGCCCCACCGCGAGCGTCATTAAAAGAATCTGGGAATGGGTCTATAGCACCAAAAGCAACAGCTTTACCATCCTGACTAATAGCAAGGTCAAAACCAGAGGTACTGTCTTCTTGTCTATAACCAGTTCCTCCATCGTTCCCAAAGTACGCTTCTTCTCCGGGGTCAAACAGAAATTTATCATTTTCAAGTTGTTGAACTAAAACCCAAGCGTCAGACTGATATTCATATATATTTACGAATGCCTTGGTGTTCTCGCTTTGAATACCAGTTGATGTATCAATTCTTAAAACAGCAAGTCTATCTCCATTGCCATTTATCGCTATTTTTTCGCCAAAAGCATTTACGCGAAAATATTGACCAAAAATATTGCTAGTCAGAGTGCTTCCGAGTTGCTGAAAATTAGCCGCCGGTTCAGTGCTAGAAGTCTCAGTAAATTTAAGTACGCGAACATTACCTTGAAATCTAGGGAAAGCCGAACCACTCCAAGTTCTGGAAGAAGCCGCTAAAATGGTTCCGTCGTCACTTAGTGATAAATCAACACCTAAATACTCAAAGCCACCAAGAAACGCGGAAAGAGCGCAAAGGTCGTACTCATCATTTGTAGAAAATCCTAACTTGTAGAGATGCGCTCTGCCTAGAAGATCGGAATTGTCGCCCCTGTCTAGGAAAGACACAGCTATAAAATCACCATTTTTATTTATAGCAAGATTTGAGTCAAGATATTTATTTCCGTAAAACTGGTTCTCATTAGATATTTCAGATAGAGAAGTTTCATCAACAACAATAGTACTGTGTGTATTCCACTGTTCGCCATTTCTTTTATAGATGTAAAGTTGCGTGTTTTTGAATCCGTCTACACCGGTATCTACACGATCAGCCAAAATAGCAAGTGTAGAGCCATCCCCACTAAGCTTACTTTTCAATACCCTGCAAAAATCTGATTTTGCGTGTGATTCTGGATTGTCAATAAATAGACTTGGAACTTCAATATCAAATTTGCCGTAGTTTGGCTCATTTAAAGATGGAGAAAAAGCAAACTGCTCGCCACCAAGAAGCGCACGATTGATCTCTGGTTTCTCTAGTTTTCTCTCATACTCAATAACCGCTTCTACTGGGCGTTCATCAAAGAATTTTTTATGCTCATCTTCAATTATTTCATCAAGAGTTATATCGTAAAGAGGACCAGACCCAATAGCGGTTGTTATTAATTTTTTAGATGTACATACTCTGGTGACTTTGGCTTGTTCTACAAAACCAACGCCATTCAACTCCTGACTAGCGCCTAAATCCATACTGACAGTACAACGATCTAAGTCGCCTACACCGTTCATCGTAACCGAAATTGTTTCGCAAGACTTCATTTTTTATCCTTAATATCCTTTAAGCTATACTTTGCGTGTAAGGGTCCATTTGTATATCGCCAGTAAAGTCAAAGCTTGAGCCTTTAATTCTTTCGCTAACTATTTCTAATAGCTCTGTTTTCAATTCTTTTTTCATCTGGTTTAAGAATGTCCCACCGTTTAGATTTACATTTACATTCGTAGGGTCTAACTGTACGTTTAGTTTAAATCCTGTTAGCCTGCTTACTGCATCACTAAATACTCTAGCAGAAGATTCAAACGTTTTAAACATGGCAGTCATGTCTGTTGATGGCACTGTGCCTCCCTTGTCCATATAAACAGGACCACCTCTAGACATTCCCTGAGCAGGAGCGGCGGCTGGAGCAGCGCCGTTGCCATTCATGGCCTGAAGTACTTGTAAGTTATTACCTCTTTGCACAGAAGCACGATTTACAACAAACTCTCCGGGCGTGAGCATAGCTGGCACTGTATCTGTACCGCGAGGAACAAACATACCACGACTAGCATAAACTGGCCCACCTTGAGAAAGACTAACAGCGTCTGAAAGTCCCGGAATTGCACCGGCAGCACCTAGAGTAAGTTTAACGTTTGCTCCGCGAGCATCAATATCAACACTTGACTTTGCGTCACCAGAAGATAGTGCCTGATTTGCTCTTTCAATCACACCCTCTGTAGCCTTAATTGCTTCCTGTGCGGCTTCCGCTTGTTTCTTTGCTAGATCGGCAGATTTCTGTAGAGATGTTGCCATTTGTTCAGAGGCTTTTGCTGCTTCGGTTTGAGCGTTTACGAAATCTTGATTTGCTTTTTTAAGTCCAGCAACACTGACTTTAAAATCAGCAGAACCAAGCACCTGAATTGCTGGAGCAATTTGCTCTAGTATTGAAGCTGATTGATCTATAGCTGCTTTTATAGCTGACTCTTCAGAAGTTGTTTGTGATAACACTCCGACATTTCTCGCGCTCGCGAAAGGACCAAGCGCAGTACGCGCTGCCGTCCTCATGTCTGCATCAGAAAGCCCCTGACCCTCTAGGCTTTTAAAACCTGCACTCAGGGCTTTACTAGAAAACTGCAACGCCGTACTAGCATCGCCCATTCTAAGTGCAGACGCAGCAGCAGCAGCGGCTTGATCTTCTATGAAACCAATTGTATCACCAGAAATCAATTTGTCAAGAGCGCTTCTTTCTAAAGCGTTTTTCTTTTTAACTATATCAAGTTCTTCTTTGTAGATCTTGGCTCTTTCTCTAGCAAAAGTAGCCAATGCGTCAAGATCTTTATTTGCTTTATCTAAGAATAATCTATCTTGTCTATTTTGGAAGGTATTTGAACTTCCTCCCCCAGCAGCACCAGCTAATCGTCCGGTGGCAGCAACAACACCGGCTTGTATAGAACTTATTGTGCCAATTGCGTTAGCAGCAGAGATGTCTGTGCCTAACTGACTAGACGCCCTCCTTCTTGCGAAATCAATTTTTGAGGTAGTGTTTTCCTTCCCTCTAAGCTTAATTGCTTCTTCTTGAAGATTTATAGACTTAATCTGAGCCGCTATCATCTTCTCTTGAGAGCTTACTGTTTTTTCAGCAATTTTTACAAGTTTATTCTGAGCTTCAGCCAGTGCGTTTCCAGCAGCTAAAGATTTTTCAAAAGCCTTTTTACCAGCTTCGTCGAGCTTATTTAGTACGACATCAAGGTTGCCTTTTGCTAACGCTTCAGCATCGTCGCCGGTAAAGTCAACATTGCCAAATACATCGGCAATGATCTTTCTTCCAGCATCATCTAGTCCCTGTAGATTAGTAAGTTCACTTATTATTACTTCTTTTATAGACTTACCACCAAGCTCATCATTTATAACTTTGTCTTTAACTTTCTCTAGTGCGTCTTGGAAGCCACCGCTAGCAATCCTTAGTGCGCTAAAGTTTTTATTTAATTTATTGATAGTAGAATCAGCAACACCAAAGCTTTTAAACTCGCTATTTATTTGAGCTAGTGCTTGGTCAAACTCGCTAGTATCAATCGTGGCTCCAGAAAGTCCTGCCTCCACTGTAGATAAAGCAGAAGACAGTCCATTAAATTTACCTTCTACTATAGAAATAGTTCTGTCTAGCGATACGTTTAATCCACTGGTGGCGGCAATTACCGGTCTCAACCCTAAAGTAATTCGAGAAAACGCTGCTGTGTTTTCAGCAACAGCTACTGCGTTGTTTCTAAATCCTTGCGCCAGTTTTTTCTGAACTAAAGGATCAAGGTCTTCAAAGCCAGTATCTTCAAAACCCGGAAAACTTTCAATCTTGCCAACAAAATCTTCAAAACTTGCACCGGCACGAAATAGCTCTCTGCCTAATTGATTAAACTGAGGTATACGTTTTTTAATAGCTTCATTTAAAGCCTTTTCTGTTTCTTCTCTAGCCTTTTTTGCTGCTTCAACTTTTGCATCGGCTCGCTCATCTGCTCCGGTAAATGCTCTTGCAATACCAAATCCTGCACCACCCCCAGCAATACCTCCAGCGATGCCCCCAACAACCACTCCGGGTATAGCTCCAACTCCAGCAAAACCTGAACCAATAGCCGCACCTGCCGCAGCGCCAGTAAGTATTCCAGCTAGAACGCCGCCAGCTTCTACTGCGCCCTTGTTTTCAATTTCTAATGTATTAGCTCTATCTTTAGCCGCTTGTTTTTCTACATCGGTAGCTTCTGCGAGCGCTCTCTTGAAGTCTTGTACGTTTACTGTTAACTCGCCGCTTTGGAAGGCGTCAAGAAGCGTTTCATCGCCAGAGGCTATTCTCTTTAAAGCTTCTGCGGCTCGATCAGCAGCGTCAGCAGCATTTAGCTCGGCCTTTTTAAGTGCAGCAGCAGCTTCCGCTCTTTCTTTTATTAATGCTGTTGAGTCAGTGCCAAAAATAGTACTAAATTTATCTCTAAACGAATTTACTGTACTTTCTGGAAGTAGCTTAACTCCAATCCCAGCAAGAGTTCCAACAAGACCTCCAACAATACCTCCAACCAAAGTTCCAGCAGGCCCAAAAACTACTCCTATTGTAGCACCAGCAGCCGCTGCGCCCAAAGCAAGTTTGTTTAGGTCTTTTTGAGCTTGACTAGAAACTGCCGCCGCTCCCGCATCTGCTATTCTACCTTCTTCTACAGCCGCTTTAGCTTTTTCGTGAACACCGCTATAAGCGTCCATTACACTTGTAATCGCATAAGTCGCTGCTAAAGCACCGCCTATACCGGCGGTAAATGCATTCATCTTTACGCCAAGCGACTGAACAACAAAGCCAAACGTACCAAGTTGCATTATCAAATCACCGCTAGCATTTTGAATTGCACCCAAACCTTCTGTAGCACCCTCAACCTTTGGTATCATCATAGATATGCTTGAAAGAGCAAAGAAAGCGCCCATCCCATCTATTCTGCCACCGCCACCACGCTTTTCTCTTTCGGCCCTACGTTCGGCCATTTTTGCTGCTTTTTCTGATGCGGCAGCGGCTTTTTGTTGCGCTACTTTTAGTTTTTCAACAGTAACACCAGCAGCAGCCATTCCTTTTGCGAGCATATCGGCTCTGCTTCCTCCTTGTTGTGCAGCGACCGAGAGAGCCTGCAAGCCTTTTGTAGTGTTTCTTGCAGATACACCCTGAAGCTTCATCCTTTTTTCTAATGATCTTTGAGCAGCGTCAACCTTAGCTGCGCGTCCGTCGAATGTTCGCCCAAAAGCGCCAGTTCCCTTGGAGCTATACACCGTTCTCGTTTTAGGGCCAGCAGCGGCTGGAGCAGAAGTTGATATTTTATTTTTAGCTGAAGCCAGCGCTGCTGTTACTCCTTCTCCACTAACTTTTATACCTTTTGATATAAATGAAAAAGCGTCATTAAGTTGTGGAGTTTTTCTAGCAATAGTACGGAGTACACCATCTAAAACTTTTGGGCCTTTTATATTTATAGTATTAACAACACCACTAAAACCACCAGAAAGTAATTTCTGTCCTGATTGTACAGCCCTATTTACACCACTAAATGATTTTTGAATTAAACTACCTTCTTTAGTAGCAACTCCTACAATTTTATTGAAAGCATTTCCAATTCTAGAGTCTACTGCTTGTACTACCTTTCCAGCACCAGAAAGCCCGCTTGAAATATTTGTCCCAGCTTTAGTAATTGCATTGCTTGTATTTGTTATAGCAGTATCTAGTCCCTTAATTTGCTGCGGGGTTTTCGTTATTGCAATTCCAGCATTTATAACGCTTTTACTAATACTCTGCAACGCTTTAACAAGAGTGCTTTCTTGTTTTTTAATCTCATTTCCCGCAGCGGCACGTCTTTCCGCTGCCGCAGATAGGTTTATACCACTGTTAGTTATATTACCAAAGTTAACAGCTTTTGGTTGACCGCCATTTACAAATCGTTGAACAATACCGCCGTCAGCAAAGCCTTTCACGCCCTGCTTGTTCATGCGATCTAGATTTGCTTTACCAATCTTAGAAGCAGCACTCTTATTGATAACAAATTCGCCGGGGGTCAACAACGCTGGAACTGTATCAGAAGGAGCAGCGCCGCCCATATTGTAACCAGCTTTTGCTCTTAGTTTAGCAAGTCTTGCTTGACCCTTTTGCTCTCTCTGCATTCTGGCGGCAGCTTGTTTCTGAGTTTCACCTTTCTTGTCACCTTTCTTATTGTTAGCATAAGTGGGTGTTTGTTGATAGGTTTGAGCAAGCTCGTTGATAATTTTCTTTTGAGCTTCGCCAGCGCTAGCTTCTGTATAGCTAGTTTTAGCGTCTACAAAAGTAGAAGGAAGTTTATCGTAATTATCTTTAAGAGCGCCTTGTAATCCACCTTTAAAGTCAAAAGGCGCACCGGGAGGCGATGGAGAAAACTTACCTCTACCGTCCATAACATTTACAACATCTTCAAACACTTTGCCCATCATAGAGCCAGATTTTCTGATACTATCAGCTAGCAAATTCTTAGATGTTTCAGGGACTGTAATACTACCCAAGCCCAAATCACTAGAAAGACCAGCAGCGGCAACAGAAACTCCTTGAGCAGCCTCTCTTGATAATGTGCTGTAGAATTTTTCAGATGTTTTTGCGTTAAGTCCTTGTCTGGCGACTTTAAAGTTCTTATTAGACCAGCTAAGTTCTTTGTCTAAAGCTTTTCTTTGTCCTTCAGTTCCCTTGACAGCACCTCTAATTTGAGCGCGTGTAACTTTCGCGTCCATGTCCTGAGCTTTTCTGTCTGGATCAAGAATAGCAAAGCCCATTCTATTCTTTTGAGCAAGACCACCAAGGGCAAACTTTTGAATAGCACCGCCAAAGAACTTAGGTCTACGTTTTTTTTGATTTCCTTTGACTGGTATAAATTGTTTTTGAACCCTACTATCTCTAATCGCTTTACTAACAATTTGACCAGCACCAACGAAAGACCTTTTAGCGTCAACAAACTTTGCTAAAGGATCATTTTTAGTCTCTTCTTCAAGTTCTTTCTTCCTACCTCCAGCCAAGGCAAAGTCGAAGGGTGTAGTGTCTCCCCCCGGAGAAATACCTAAAATAGCACCAGCAAATCTTTCAAATGCAAAACCACCTAAAGACTCTTTTGCCTTTGCGTCATTGCCTATTGATCTAAATTGACCTATGCTACCTATTTTTGCTGTAAGTTGTTTTTTAATTGCGGCGTTTATACTTGGAACGACATCCCTCATGAAGTCGCTTTCCGCAAATTGATTTCCTCTATCTAAGGTAAATTGACCTACTTTTTGTGGTTGGATGTCAATCGTATCACCACTTTTCAAACCTGCGGCTTTAAATTTTCTAGATAGTGTGCTACTTTTTCCAGATAGCTCACCTACTGTTTTAGTTTTGGTTTGACTTTGAGAATTTCCCGGAGCGCCTCTTGGGGCTATTTGACCAATAGGATCTATTATCTTAACGCTACCGCCTTTAGCGTACTTACTGTTATTCATCTCAGCAAGAGCGCCAACACCCATTTTTGAAACACTACTCTTGCGTATAACGAACTCTCCGGGCGTAAGCATAGCCGGAACAGTATCCCTGTTTCCACTCCCCGGAACCAAGCCGCCAGAATTAAATCCTCTAGGACCGCCTTTAAGTGCAGCGCCAATGCCAGAACCAAAACCCGCAAGACCTCTTGCTAGTTTTATACCAGCGAAGGCGGTAAGTAATGGTATAATAGGCTTGAGTGCATCAGCAACACTAATAAGCGCACTTGCCAAGTCCAGTGTGGTTTTTACAAAGGTTTGGAAGCTACCCGTCTGGCTTATACTACGAACAAGAGCAAGAAACTCTTCTTTAACCTTTGTGATTTGAACAGCAAGAGCCTGTTGCGCTGTGGCAGCATCTCTAGTCAAGCTACCTCCACCTTCCAGCGCTGCTTGCCTTGCCCTCTCCGCAGTCTCAAACTGTTGAAGAAGTGGGATAACTTTACCAATTTGACGGAATCCACCAAGCTCTTCAGCGATTTGAACAAACCTAATATCACCCTCACCAAGTCCAGATAAGGCACTACTAAGTTGTTTCACAGCTTCAAAAGGTCCAACAAATTTACCATTAAGATCTACTAATTCAACACCAAACTGTTTAAGAAACTCAATCGTTTTAGGACGTTGAATACGTGTGAAAATAGTACGCAAACCTGTTGCAATACTTTCTGCGCTTTCTCGCGTTGTTGCACGAACACTTGTGAATAAAGCAAGAAGTTCATTTAAGTCACCACCAGCGGCCTTAAACACACCACCAGTACGACGAACAACAGAGATCAAGTCACCAGACTCAACAGCAAACTGACCAGCGACAGCATTAATAGCACCAAGCTGACTTTCTAATGCGCCAACACCCTGACCAAACTGAGCAAGAATAGCAACCGCACCTTCTGCCGTCTTCGTTATATCTTCAAATGTAGGGGCTAAAGTTGTTTTTGCAAGAGCAGCAAGGGCAACATCCAAGTCTCTAGCTTGAATACCAGCTTGAGCCAAGATTCTGGTTGTAGCAAGAAGGTCTTTACTAGATGTGCCAAGATTTACAGATAATTGAGTTATAGTATTATTAAGACCAGACAATTCTTGTATTGTCTTTCCAGTAACCTGAGAGATTTTAACTAACTCTCTTTCAAAGTCAATAGCTTCCCTAGTAGCATTGGCAAGCCCGTTTGTGAACAGACTTACAGCCCTAGACGCAACCGTAAAAGCTGCGAATCTGTTGATAGCCAAACCAAAAGTCTTACCTAACCTTGTGCCAGTCTTGTTTAGCTTATTGACTTGTTGATTTACTTTTGCTATTTGTTTTTGTGCCTGCGGTGCGCCTTTGACACCTACGTTCACATTAATACCACTAAGCTGTCTCCGCATCTGGGAAACAACCTGTTTAGTATTTGCTGGAGCTTTTAATTGTAACTGGGCTGTTAGTACAAATTTCGACATTGTATCTCTCTAGGAAATATTGACCACACTACCCTTTAACTTTCCGTTGTTACTTTTGTTTTTGTAGTTCTTGTAGTTTTCCTTGGTTTTTTTCTGGAACTTGGTTTTTCGTAATCCACCTTGATTACGTAATTACCATTATCGTCCAAAAGGTTTCCGTCTTTATCTATCCTGCTACCATCTTCATTGACAAAAAAGCCAAATTCATTAATAGTTCTACCATCTAAATCCACCAACTTTTTATCTTCGTTTACTAAACTAAGATTATCATCTACTAATTCAAATGTTTTTAACCACTTGTTTTCTGGTAGATTTTGCTCTGTCGATGGGTCATAATTATACATCATTTCAGCTAAAGCGCCCGCTGCCGCAAAAGCGACCTCATCTGAACTTTTACTGTTATAATCTTCTATACCATTATACACCTTTTCTCCGTTTTCATAGAAGGTAGAGCCAGACACAAGATAATCAAATCTAGCGTTATCTGCCAACGCCTCTGCTGAATTCTGTTCCAAAGAAGATCTTTCCATATAAAGCTGCCTAAGCTCGTTTCTCAAAACTCTCATTTTTACGGCAATTTCCTTGCCATCAGATAGGGGAACCTTCTTTTTTCCGTTACCAAGATATAAGTCTTTTTCACACTGAATCAATTTCTGAGTGATATCGCGCTCTCTTTCTTCGTGGTCTTTCGTCCAGACTCCACGATTCTTCATCATCGTGGCTAACTCATCTTTAGTCTTGATGCCATCTTCAATGCATTCAGTCCAAGTTTTAGCTCTGTATCTATCTGCCCTCTGCACCGTTTTTGCGGTGGGAGAAGTTACATAAATCTTAACCTCTTTGTCGTCTTGAAGAGTTACAGTTACGTCTTTTTTATTCATCATTTCCTTCCTTTTTGGTTTTTACCGGAATAGTAGAAGTGTATCTTAACCACTTTACTTCATATTGATTTAGTTCTGCGTCAACGTTTCTAGCTTGAGAGTTACCTTTGTCTAGCACCTCTTCTCTAACTTTCTGGTAGATATCATACATGGTTTTTTGTTCTGGGGTTAAATCTCCCTCGCTGGTCCAAAGGAACCCAAGGTGTTTTTCCATAGAGCTTAGTGCGCCAATCATTGTAGTTTCAACTTTTTTTCTTAATATCTTAGAAAGTCTATCTTTTGAGTCACATCTATATTTATCCTCCTTTACCTTTTTATACTCAGAATGTTGTCTGATAAGATTATTATAATCCTCCATTTTTATCTCCTAAATTTTTCCTTGTATTGATCAGTTTGTTTCGCTCTCATTTTTAATTTTTCGTCTTGAAAATCCAACTGACCAGCCTTTCCCTTTTGTTTGATCACCGCCATTCTTTGTTTTTTAACCATTTTAGCATGTGGATTATTTAAGCTTTCGATTCTTTCGTGATCTTTTTGAGATTTAGCCACTACGTAAACTTCGCTAGAATTTGCTACTTTTTCATTCATCGTACCCTCTATCTCCGCTTCTGTTTTTTCTTGTTCTCGCTTTTTCCTCTGACTAATAAACCAGCCGTCTAACATGTCGTCATCCTCAATAATATCATCAGAAGGACACTCTAAAGACTCCTGAACATTATCATACATTCTAGACCATATTAGTATATTTCTTTGATCAATTGACAGTTGTCTATCTAAGTTAGAAAATAATTTATAAGCATTAGAATCATTCATAGACCAGATGCCCCTCCAAGGATCTGTTCTGGCAAGCTCTCTTATTTTGCGCTCCCCCAGAACCATCGAGAAATAATAATTAGAAATTAAATCAATTGGGAATAAATCAAAGTCACACAAGTCTGAGCCGTTATAAGTACATAGCTTGAGCATTTTATGTATTTTACAAATATTAGCTACGCCTTCGCATGTGTTTAAAAAATACTTAGACTTTTTGCTGTGCATTTGAGATAGCTGCTTCTCTCCTGCTCTTAAATATAGTCTTATTTGACTTTTAAGTTTATCGTCATTAGCGGCCTGATATATCTCTAACTTTAATCTTTCTATGTCTTTATCTAATCCTTTTATTCTTTCTTCGTCTTCATTCCCCCATAAACCACGTTCGATCATCCATTCTATCATCTCGTCTTCTGTTTTTAATCCTCTTTCTAAAGAAGATTCGTAGGAATCCATAAAGTCCTGATTTATTTCAAACTCATCTTCTATAGTCGGAGTCAATATCTTTAATCTAGATTCATTATATTTAGCAACATAAAATCCAGACCTTATCCTAGATACAAAATACTCCCGCTCATGTTGCTTCATAGAAACCTCACGGCGGGAGTTTGTATATTCATATTATCCTTTCCTATTCCACTTTACTTGCTGTCCTGAAAGCTATCGCTTAGTGGTTAATTATTATGCATCGCCTTCACTGTCGGTCTGCGTTTTGAAGTATGTAGTTGCGTTTGTGTCTTTGAAACCCATCTTGGTGATATCGTTATGACCAAGCTGCTTAACATCCAAGTCGTTAAAGTTAGTGTAGCTGTAGGTACACGATGCGTTACCACCAGTTGCGTCTGCTCCACCATAACTAACACTTGAAAGTCTATTCTTAGTACCAACATCAATTGTTATACCACCACGAAGCGTAAAGAAGATATTCTCTTCTCCGGTATTATTACCAGAAGCTGTGGTCTGGAAGAGTGATGGGTCTCCATTTTCAAGTGCGTTAATGAAGTCACCAGAAGTGGTAATAGCTTCAATCTCACAGCTAACTTCAATGGGGAAGTTAGCAGGACGATAGAAAGGAGTTTTTCTACCAAGCTCGAAAACGTCTTCACGACTAAAGTCAGTACTAATACTAACACTTTGAACGTGAACACCCAATCCACTGGCTGTAAATCTCGCTAGATTTCTTGCTGTGTTTTGATCGGCTATTGAAGCGCTTGCTGCGTAAGATGCTTCAGTTTCTCTATAGGAATTACCAAGCCCAGTTCCGTTAACACCCTGAATACCAACAGGCAAGATACTATGCTCAAGAAGCACATCTTCACGTCTTTGAAGACCACCACTGGGACCAAACGGACCAGTAACACCCATAGACAAAGGTTGGTCTAGACCGTCAAAATCATTAACAGCTGCACCACTCATGGAAACAGTATCACCAGTTAGCCATTCTTTACTATTTCCAACCAGTGTAATAGATTCAGTACAGGTTCCATCAACCGGAATATTGTAGGAGATACTAGAAATGTACATACCAGACATGTAAACTTCAGCTTCAGCGTCACCACCCGCCGCTGCTACATTGTTGAATTCTTCGCCAAAAATGCCTAAAACCACGTCACACCGCTCTTTAGATCGGGCAACAAGACCGCTAGCGTTAGATCCAGTGACACCAGTTGAAGCCAAAAGATACATTAACGGATAGCCGTCGATGAATTTCTCCATCGTAACTTCAACGTCGGGAGTACCCTCGATATTCTCATAAATCTCGATTTGACCTAACTCAAACGCTTGTTCTAGATTAAAGTTGGTGGTAATACCGATACTTTGTACACCATGAACCATACCGGGAGCTATTCTGGCATCTACGTTGCCACCAAGACCGCTACCACCAACGCCGTGATTAACAATCGCTGGCACTTGGCACGAATAAAGAATTCTATTATTACTGGACATTTTAAGTCTCTCCTTTTAAAGAAAAATTTTCTATATTATTATACACAAAAATTATATATTGGTTTTAATTCCCTCTGTTGTAAATCTGACAACGCCTCCAAATATATCAGAATCTACACTGATCATGTCCTGTACAATAGCGTTTGTTAGCCTCAAGGTTCCTCCGTTATGTTTTTCCACTAGTTCTGGATACCTCAAAGCTCCAGATACAGGAACTCCTTGGTAGTCCAGAGGGTAGTCTCCGCTTGTATTTATACTATTACTATCAAAAAGTGGTACATTTTTGTCACTTTGCATAGAAATAATGTCTATAAGCTTATTTCTAGTTATTTCATCCTCTGCCAAACAGTGGAATATAACATCTGTATATACCCATTGTCCTCCTCCAAGAGCATAAGCTTTAAACCTTCTAGTCGCAACAACCTCTACGGCGATTGCGGGTAATTGCAGCCTAGATTCGGGAGGAATATTCCAACTTCCCTTATCTTTATCAAAAAAACTGCTAGTTGGCTCAGTTGTTTCGGTTTGTATTTCTCTTAACCAAGGCACAGAATTTGCATAAACAACATTAATCCATTTGTAGCTATGTTCTGCTTGAACTTTTGACGTAGATGGTATAGCAGAGTCAAAGATAACTCTTCCGTTAAAATGATCTATTGTATGAGCATAAGTTCCAGTTGTTGTGTTTGGATAAAATACATCGTCAACATAAACACCAGAAACTCCCGGTTTTACATTATTAGTGCCAACTAAAGGCGCTGGAGAATAATTTACCCCGCTCTGCCATATCCAATTTTTTCTAAACCCCTCCCAAACTTGACCTGCTGTATACTGATCATTTGAAGAAAGCCTTAGTTTACTATAGTCTTGACCGTTTGGAGAGGACTCTCCAAGTGTTGAATTAAAATAATTACCAATATCAAGTAAGGCCCAGTCAAAATATTCAATCAGCCCATCCTGAATATCATTGTTAAGAGTGTACTCAAATACATCTGAAATACCTTTTAGTTTTTGGAAAGTACCCATTATCTAAATACCCCGGACAGCAATTGACTTAATTCACTACTTCTGCCAGAAAAGGCTCTGGTTATAAAGTTATCTTCTACTGTACCAGAGAATTGAGGTGGAACCCTAAAGCCACTCCCAGAAAGCATAGTTCCTCCTCCAGCACGACCGTCTTCAGAGGGTTGATATCTATATCCTATAACTACAATTCTATCGCCTTCCTTTAAAAGCCACTCAAGCCATCTTAGATTTGCCCCTTTTTCTGTTGCAGCGACACCGGAAGAAAGAGAAAGCAAATTAACAAAATCTTTAGGCTGAAATCTAAACTCTATACCGCCTTCTAGTTTTTCGTTAACTTTGGTGACTTTGACTTGTGTAGCATCAACTACTGCCTTTACGATACTACTAACAGCACCTTTAGAAGAACCTCTGGCTAATCCAAATTGAGAATTCAGGCTATTTGGAACTCCATCAGACAGTAAGCTTTTTATTTCCGGCTGAGAAGAAACCCAGTTTTCAACAGCCCTTTTTATTTTTCCTACTAAAAAATTGTTTTTAGATCTAATCTTTTTATTTATATGTTCAGCAATAGCTTTATTTATAGATCTCTGTAGCTGTAAGTCTGATTCTTTTATTTTTACGGTAATCATGACCTCTCCCAGAAGCAGCCAAAATATCTTTCTTGTTTTAAACCCATAGGAAAAGGTTCTCCAGCCCGCCTAAATCTCATCTCTTTTAAGTCTTTTATGTCTTTGTGGACAATCAACTCTTTGGCCCTTGTGATCTTATCTAAATCTGTAGCATAAAATATCGTCTGTATTCCATTTTCAGGTAACACAATGTTGCCGCCCACATTAGTCCAGTTTTTACTGTCCCAATATACCTTGATTTTAATATCCTCAGTCTTTTCTACTTCTTTAATAACCTTGTTGTCTCTTCTGTAATTTCCACCACCCGGTCTTCTGTGCGGATTTACAGATCTATTATCTGGAATATTATTAAAAGTATTGTCTATAACTTCTACTTTTTCTATGTATACTAATTGACAGGTAACTCCAAATATATTAAACGTGGAGTCAACTACGTCGTAGTACTTATCGAATACTGATTGAGGTATAGTTATAGGCATATCACTAATTCGCCGTATCTCCAGAGTAATATCTAACGTCGTCAAACCTGTCGGTTAGATTTGACTGTATAGTTCCAGAGGGTTGATGAGAATTAAGATCTGGATCTCTTTTAGAAAATTCGCCGGTATTATTTTGATACGTTATAATGGTGCCATTCTTTATAACTTTCGATGTAATAACTGGCCTGATTACGTCTGACATTTTTCTCTCCGAGTATTATTAAATTAATTGACCACTAACCCAACTTGTCCCATTGGCTATCATTATAAAACTGTCATTCTTTGCAAATGCTATAGCTCCCGTTTGGTTTGAAGTTATATTAGTTATAACTTGCTGAACAGTATCATAAACGGGAACGGCTAAATTACCACTGCTATTTATTATCTGATTTACGCCATTTATGTCATCAAACCTTAGAGGTCTAAATGATGGGTAATCACTTGTGCAACCACAATCTCCAGATGGACCAGCAAATACGGTGCTAGCGGGTTGTTTTTTTAATAGTATGTTTTGGCTTACAACGCCACTAAGCTCAAGCACGTCGTCGGAATAAGTCGTAGCGTTTAGTTTATTTCTTATAAATGGTTCTAACTGTCTGCCTCCAGAGTATAATGGATTTATGCCACTAAACATAATTCCAGAATCGCCCACAATGAATCCTGAAGATCTAATCGTAGACAAGTGATTGTCACCACCCCCAACGTCTATTGCATACTCAGGATTAGACTCTTTGATGCCAAGGTTTGAGTTTGTAGAATCCCAAACTAAATTGGAATTATAAGCAATCGCATGTTCAGAAGACCAGTAAGCTAAACCGCTGGCTTCAGGTGTGTTTCCACTTGAACTAAATACGGAATATCTTCCGGGATATGATACATAAACTTGCTTTAACCCAACAGGGAAATCAATAATTGTATCAGAGTCGTTACTAGTGTCAAACGGCGCTCTAGAAATCATAGATGCAGTTTCTGTTTCTATGTAAACGCCAGAACCTACCTCATATTTAGAACCATCACTAATAGCGTAAAATAGAGCCTCGCCAGACGCATAGACACCAGAAAAAGAGCTAAAACCATCAAACTTGCCCTCTAGAAGTATAGAGCCAGTTCCTACGCTATAGCTTTTTTCTTTTATTCGATCTCTAAGTTTTATTTTATCAGACATTTAAACCCTAAGTTATAATAATGGGTTCTACGCCAGAATTAGACCCCGGCTCCAAGCCGTAGCAAACTAGCTCGTTTATTTTAGCATTTACATTATCATTGTCATCTGTTTTGACGGTAAAGTGTAGGCTTCTAAGATCAGTTCCATCGTCACCTTCTCTAAGAAGTATGCCAACGGTGTTTACGTCTATGGTGTCGTAAGTACCGGAAGTACCCTCACCATTACTTGACCCAATAGCTACATAATTGTTATCCATAAATGTACCACTAGTAAAGGTAACTTTAAAAGTACCCTTTGCTATTCTTTGAAGACTATGAATGTTGTGGTAAGATCTAATTTCTGGATGATGAGGCGCAGCGTTACCGCTTCCGTCAAAATTTAACCAAGCTTTTGCGACTCCGTGAAAACTATCCACACTGGATTGATCTTTATTGAATTTTAGATGCCCAGAAGTACCGACGACAACATCATCACCAACCGTTGGACTATTGTACACAAATTTTATTCCGTTGTCATTACTGTCGCCATTTACAGTGCCGGAAGAGTTTATCCATTTATTAGATGCTGCAAAATTACCTGTAAGCGCCCTACTTCCATTGATAGGAATGTATTGAGTATGCACGTCTCCTACTGTTAACCCAGCTAAATCATTATGCTGGATACCACCGGGACCAAGCCAAGGTCTAAGTTGGATCTCAGTTCTTTCAGAGACAGTTGGAGAATTTGGAAACATTATTCCAGACTCAACAAAAAGCTTACCTTTGGTGCCATGAGCATTGGAGATGGTCACATTGTTAAAAAACGGGAATTCAACTTCTGTATCACCGCTGGCAACAATCCTATTTATGGAAAACACAGTATCTTCCATGTTATGTCTTACGTCTTCAGCAGAAATAAGACCTGCGTTATTATCTGATAAATCTGCGCCGATACTAGCAAGTAAGTCACCAGAGCTTTTCATAGTAGCCATTTATTCTCTCCTAATAGTTGAAATATCCGCCAGATCTATGGCCTGTATTATTTCTTGAAATAAATTCTGAACCGGGGGAATAAGGGCCAAGTATGGCATGACCAGCAACACTATTTCCAGCCCTGTATTCTAGTAGTAAATTTTCGTATTTTTCACATAAATCTTTATAAAGAACTATGAGTGTTTGCGTGACCCCTCTGAGGTCAATTGCAGATGGGCCATCTTTGATGGATATCGCGTTACCAGACTCTTTCCTTATCTGACTTCCTATGATTATACACGCTGCACGAATGCAAGATAGTGTTACAAAGGGATCGTCTTTTGTTCCCGCATCTGTAGGGTCGGGCGAAAGTGAGCAAGTCTCTACATTTATTGTGTAAGTATTGTTAAAGTCAACATTCATCACCATCAACTGAGAAGCCACTAAGATTGAAGTTTCTATTCTTTTATCGCTGTAGGTGTAAGAACTAGAATCTAGATCGTCTACCAGATGTCTTACTATTGTGGACATTTGACCTTGCCAACTCATAATTACCTCTATAGATTACAGTGTACTTTGAATGTGTGAATATCTGTGTAAAAAGTCCCACTTCCTCCACCAAGAAAAACTCTTCCTTGGAGCTTGTAGTTTCCAGCTTCATCTAAATCACCCGCAACGGCATCGTAATATATAACGCCTGAAATTGAGCTTCCATCGTCTAGTCTCAGCGCAGACCTATTTACAATGGTGTCGCTTGGTTTTCTAAAATCCACTTGTAGCGCAACAGCGCCAGAAACATTGACAACATCTGAACCGTCTTTTACTGTAAGTAAGAATCTAGTTCCTACGTCGTCCTTATGTATTTCACTAGCCATTTATTTTTCCAAACTATAGTTTTAATTGCTGATCTATATAAATGTCGTATTTTACTTGTTTATCTATACTTGTAGTAAATGATTCCCCTGTATTAATATACACGATATTGCTATATTTTTGGTTAACGTGAATATCTTCAAGAAGTTGTTGGTCTATTGATATATCATACTCTACAACCTCTCCGTTAAACGTCTTGGTCATTTCTTCAGACGTACAGAGCGGAAATTCGCTATAACAAACACCTACAAACATTAAATTGCCGGATCACTAATTGAGACATTTGTATTCAAAGCATCTGCGGCTTGCTGTTTTGCAAGTCTAATCTCATACGCTGATACATTTTCTGCTAAAAAATTTCTAACCATTCTATTGCCAAACTGAGCAAGGGTTTCTGGATTGTCAATCATTTGCGGGTTAATATCAGAAATTGGCTGAGTTGAATCAAAGTCTGGGTTATTTACTTGATCTGGTCTTCGGTAATTTGCAGCAAAAGATGTCAAGACTCTATTAACGTCTGAGTCTGCGATTTCTATTCTAAATTCTGCCATAATTTATCCTTTATTTAAGTCTGGCGATATTAATATTATACACTGAATCTGACCAAAAACAGCCAAGATCGTTTAAATACTCATTGTGCATAGTTTTATTCTTGTGGTAGTACACAGGAAGTAGGGTAGTTTTTACCCCCATAGCCAGAGAGCAAATAGCAAAATGAAGCCTATCGGTTTTTACCGAAGATAGGGTTGCTGCATATTCCCAATATTGCTGAGGTGTGTGACAAAAGAAAGAAGGGTCTTTTCTTTCGGGGGGTGGTATATATTGAAATACAGTTTCTCCGGTTTTTCTAAGAAATGTTTCATCTCCACCTTTTTCGCAAATAACTTCTGGAAAATCAAATCCTAGCGCTAAATCTGGCACTATATCTCCCCTGCCTATTATATCTCTGCTGACAGAATCCCTGAAATATAATCTTTCAAACGGTAAATCTTCCTTCTTAAATACCGATTGAGGTAGCATCCAGCAGGGTATTCCAGACTCAAAAGCCTTTTTTCTTATAGCTGCGCACTTTGGGTAGCCTACATTTCCGCCAGCAAAAAGCAATAACTTGTCGCATTTGGGTATAGTGTCTTCCGCTAAAGCGTTTACTGTGAAGTGGTCAACACCAAACTCTTGGCAAAACCGCCTAGTAGCCAAGTACAGTAAATCATCACCAACATTACCAAATCCGTCTACAATCCCAACCCTAAGACCTTTTAAATCTTCAAATATTGGCGCAAATAAAGACTTATCAAGCAATCTCATTTCTCGTATCTACCTTCCAGAAAATCACTATAATGTAAATAGTATATCATATCTTTGTGGTATTGTGTTAGAGTAAAGTCGAGATCGTCAGACTTATTACTATGAGGGAAAGCGTGTTCTTCTTTAAAAAGATTTAGTTCACGCAATCCATTTTCTACATCTTCTACTTTTAACAAATAATCATATTTGTACATCTTTGTTGCTGGAAACTTTATCAATTGCTTGGAATGAATCATCAGCCAATCGTCAAAGCTAAGTTCGCTGTTGCTTTTAAGAGCATGTTTCCACTGACTAAGCGCTCTGTCATAGGGGTTTCTAATTGGAAGAACTTTAGTGTAATTTGTAGCCCTTTTAGAAAACCAGTTTGTATGCCCTAAAGCTGGCTCATGTTCTGGTTGGGCGACATCGTTTGGTAGGTATGGCACTGGACCCTGAACAAAAACAAACTTATCAACACCAAACACCTTATAGCTCGTTAAATAATTAGCGATAGACGTGCTGTAATTCTTGAAGGGTTGCCAAACTAAAATATTTTTAGAGTTATTTATTAACATGTCTCTTTCCATAATGGCCTAAAAGACTCTTGGTGATCTACCTCTGGTTGTGGAAAATATCCGTAATCACCCTGAGTTATTCTCTTTAAAAGCTCTAACCTATAGTTAATTGGTCTACAGCCATTTAGGTGTACAAAATAAGCGTCTTCAATCTTAGACCAGAACCCAAAGTCTATAAACTCTAGGTTGTATCTCCAGTCAACCAACTCAAAATCGTCCTCGTCTAAATTAAGAATAAGATAATCTTGATCAAAGCACCATGTTTTATAATAAGGATTTTTTGGTTGTGAATACTTTTCAGCAAGTCTTTTAGGAAAAAACATCATGCCACCATTTGGCTGAACGGCTCTATTGTTTTTATAAAAATCAGGATAATCTTCTAAGATCAAAAATCTTTCGTAGCAAAAATGCTTAAATAAAGTATAGTGGTAAGAGTTTTTTAGTATGTGAAATTCATCTACAAAGGATATTTTATCTTTATTAAATACGTCAAATACATTTGGAGAACCCTGCTTAACTACAATGTCGCAATCTAAGTACAAGGTATGTTCGTATTTCTCGACTACTTGTCTCAATCTATACTTATTAGACATAGGCCAGTCTTGGGATAAATCTCCGTCTAGCTCAACGTAGTCAGCGCCACAAGAGTTAGCGTAATTTAATATGTTTGACCTTGTTATATCAAGCTGTCTTGAGGCAATATCATTGGCTGGAATTACACAAATAGCAATGTCTGAATTTTGACGAGGTAGAACATCATCAAATTGTATCACAGGAGTTAGTGGCTTCATCTAAACGACCCCTCCTCTGGGCATATTATAAGTCTTTCGCTCTGAGATCTCATAAGTTGCGCCTCAAGTTTTTCGCTCTCCATAAAAAAATGAGCATCAACTTCGCGCAAAACATCTGATTTAAACTTAGCGGCCTCTACTGCATGGTTAGCATCTCTCTCCTGTTGTCTTTCACTAGGAAACATTCTAAGAAATCTATATTTTACTTTGTGTTTTTCCAGCCACTCTTCTGTTTCGTCTCTGTATTTTTCAAGCCTTGCTGTTACTATACCCTTGCACGTATGTACTTTTGGTAACCTGTGATGATAAGGTTCTACATTTTTTATATAATCAATATATTTTTCTTCATCTTTAGCAATTTGATATGGAACATTAGGGCATAGTATTCCGTCGAAATCAAGTAGACACTGACTAACGTAAGAACTATTAAAAAAATTCCACTCTAATAAATGTGGAGGTGGTAACTTTTTACCGTAGAGATCAACTAATTTTAACGAAGAAGGATGTACATATAAAGAACCGAATAGAAAATTATCTCTACCTAGTTGTTTTTTTATACGGGCTAATGAATTACCTGCATATACCGTATCGTCTAAAACCAAAATCTTGCCGTCTAAATCTTTATGGTTCTCCATTCTCTTTCCGCCAAACTTACATACTCCAGACATAGGTTCAACAGAACCGTCTTTTTGCATAGAATACAAAGGAAGGTTAAGCATAACAGAGCAAAAGCTTGCAGGTAAAAATCCAGACCTTGGAACTGGCGCAATTCCTTTTATGTTTAAGTTAGCTATTTTTGGTATAAGATAATCTACACAGTCTTTTATCAACTGTTGATTAGTAATATATTTACCATCAAGAACTAATTTTCTTCTATCGTGCTTTTTATCGCAATCTATCTTATAACTTGCTCTTTCTTCTTCACTAGCACCCTGACACCACTGCCAGTTTGGTGGGCTGTATGTCATTTCCTGTCTAAAATATTCACAATAACCCGCTTGAGGGCATTGACATTCCTTAACCGACATTATTAATCCTATATAAAAACGTTAAATGCTTCCCCTAAAACCATTACCACTTTGTGATCTGCGATTTGAGGTGAACCAGAACTTCCCCCTCCTCGATGTAAGTCGGCGGGAGAGTCGTCACCAGTATTAGCAGTATCGTATATGTATTTCAAAGTCATTTCGGGTTGATCGCCAAATTCTCCGGTTTCACCAATGGCGGTTATTAAATAAACATAAGTAGATGCAACGGTACTGCTAGTGCCTGCTCCAGCCGTTCTTTTTTCGGCATATACAAATTGACCAACTTGTACTGCGCTTATGTCTTGCCCTGAATCATATGTTACTGTATAACTAGGACCAGAACCGCCCACGGAGCCTTCATTGTACGATTCTACTGTAGCTATAATTACAACGTGGTTTCTTAAATTCCTAGCCATTATTTAATATCCTGACCAATAATAAACGCCATAACATTTGTTACAGTACTTTCAAATATAAATCCATAAACATCAACAGCGTTGTTTGATTCTGTCAAGGTAGGCACAATACCTCCAGCCCACTTAATAGTGGCATTACCACCGTTGACATCTACATCATTAAATCCTTCACTAGAGTTCAAGTCAATATGTGAGCTATGTTGTTTGAATCTAACTATAACTCTCTGACCAGCGGTTACATTTGTGAAGTTAATTCTTGTAGCATCTGCGTTCATAAGTATTTCATGATAGTTAGAAGTGCTGCAATCAATATCCACAATACCACCATCGGTAGCAGTGTTTGGAGCTTGGTTGATAGAACCTCCAGCAGTTATCTTGTCGGTAGTTGTTATACTATCAACGTAAGCATCTTTCCAGCGAACACTAGTAGCACCTAAGTCAACATCGCTATCTGTTTGCGGGCCAAACACGCCATCAGCAACGTACACTTGTTCTGCGTTAGCTGCATAAAAGTGAATTTCATCTTCCGTCTCAAAGTCAATCTTTGTCTGATCATCTTCACCAATTTTAACATCAGTTGCTAATATAGACGTAATATTAGTTTGAGCAGCATCCACAGATAAGGTTAAATCATAAGGGTCGCCATCTGACCCATCGCTGACATCCGTCCAATTTGTAGTGATCCCATCACCAATAATTTTAACTTCTTTTCCATCGGAGACTGTAACCTCAGTCCCATCATCATCTTCTAGGATAAAATTAGACATACCGGCACTGGGCGCAGTCGTTAAAGTTGTATTATCAGAAAATCTTACACCACTAATACCAAGAGCAACACCACTTATATTTATTAAAGAGTCATTGCCAGTAAGATCATTAAATAATAATGTACCACTGCCATATTCACATATTTTTACCTGAGCATCAGAGTTAACTTCTATGGACGGTAGACCTGTAATATCTGAAACACTAAATATAGTACCACTAGAAAGGTTATCTGTAATACCAAATAATTGACCTTGAGTACCTTCAAAAATTAAAGCAGACCCTGATCCAGCGCCAGCGCTTTGATAACTAGACAGAACGTTAAGCTCTATAGCGCTATCATACGTGCCGCTACCACGAAACAGTATTTGTGGCTCACCGCTTCCGGGTGTTATTAGAATGTCTTGCGCCATTATGTATATCTCCCTCTGGTTGCCTTGTAGTTTCCGAGTATTCGCCTTGCACTTAGTGCGCGTTTATAAATTTTAAAATTAGAAATACCACCATCTAAATAATTACTTCTACCTCTACCAAGAGTGTAATCTGTTGCACTTACAGTTCCCGTAGTACTGTTTATCGTGCCAGTAAAACTCAATGTAACCTGTTCTCCGTCAATAAAACATTTTAATCTTTCTGCATTGCCCGTACCAGAACCGTCAAAAACTACAAAAAGATGTGTCCATTTATTGTTTGATGTTATTGTAGATATATCAATTTGTCCATATTTCACGCGATCATTTTTACTACGTATTCGTAATCTAACGCCAGAAAACATGATACTAAGTTGACTAGGTGTATTATTGTTCCTTCCAAGAATACCGCCATTGCCAGCAACGGTTATATCTGGTATATAAAACCAGCAACCTATTGAATACTGGGTTACGTTGCTTAATTGAGACGAAAGATCACCCAAGTCCACATAGTCATCAGTTCCATCAAAAGTAAAAAACCCGCCGTTTGCAGTGTTGAAACTAGGGTTATTTGTAAGGGCGAAATTGTTCTTTCTTTTTAGCCCCTTCCAGTTTGATCCGTTTCTAGGATAACTTCTTGGATTGGCAGCATCTAAAACAAAGTCAAGGTCATCTATTTCTATTTTGGGTCCAGCATTAATAGCCATTATGTGTACCTCCCTTTTGTTGCTTCGTAATTCTGGCGGATTTCTTTGGCGGTTAGTTCACGATTATAATAAGAAAAATGAGAAAAAGTGGTCGAACCATAGCTGTTGTAGGAGGTAGAGTATCCAAGTTGAAATTCAGAAGCAGAAGAAAAATCAATTGAAGAATTAATGTTATTGGCATTGTTAGGATTGGTAGTTCCTTTAAACACCCCATTGATATAAACTCTGGGGTTTCCCGAAGTATCTCTAGTGCAAACGATATGATACCAAGTGCCAGCAGAAAAAGTGGTGTTATATTCTACTTCTGCATAAGCAGCACCTCTGCCCGCACCCGACCAATAAAATTCCGTATTGTTAAACCCCATTTGCTCGCCGAGATTTGAACCAAGATCTATATAAAATAAGTAGCCAATATCTTTAGCTATTATACAAATAGAAAAACCCTGATTAGCGACTAAAGAAAATATATCAGTATTAGATATTGAAATTTTATCATCACTTCCATCTAACGAAATAACCCCACCGTTTTCAGCGCCGAAAGAAGGTCCATTAGCTAATGTTCCATTATTTCCGCCTGTAAGATCACTCCAAGTCGTTCCAGACTTGGGGTAGCTACGTTGATTTGCAGCATCCAAACACAGCACCAGACCGTCTGTAACAATTTTAGGGGAGTGTGTTAATCCCATTACGGTGTTTCCTCCACCCACCAAACCTGATCTTCATTATTCAGAATCGCCAGAATCTCATCATGAGAATACTCTTGACTCTTGCTGGAGCAGGCGGTTACACTTGAAGGCATGTCGCCCTCATACTTTACAAACGTCAAGGTTCCGTCTACACTGAAACGCAAAGTCTCAGCAGACGTTTCCATCACTTGAGTAAAGTCTATATTTGGGACATCACTTGCTGAAATAACAACGTAATGTCTGTGGTCAAAATCACTATGACTCATAAATATCTCCTCTTAGTAGCATTGTAGTTTGTCCTTATTTCAACACTTGATAAAGCTCTATCGTAAACTCTGACAACAGAAATATTTCCATTCCAATAAGAGGCAGATGGACTTGCAGAATTTCCTCTAGCCCCAAAAACCGGCGACATGCTTCCAAAACTTAGATCGTCTCCCTGCGCTGTGTTTGGAGACCCAACCGTTTCTATCTCACCATTAAGGTAAACATCTTGTAGCCCCGGAGCTTTTACGCACGTCAAGTTTGTCCAAGTGTTCGTAACCGCTGTTCCAGTTGCGCTTCTAGTGATAGAATTATACCTTGTAGAAAACATGTATTTAGTTCCATCCATTCTAATTTCTATATACTCTCCCCCGCCATCAGTAAATCCATATATACCAAGTGCAGAATTATTTATGTCTGCTTTTAACCAAATATCTATAGTAAACTGCGTGTCAGTACTAGAGAAAACAGAATTACTTAAATTTGTAGTTATGTGATCATCCGTACCGTCTAATAAAATAGAACCGTAATCAGCGCTATCAAACGAAGCTTCATTAACAAGCGCTGTTGTAGAAGAACCTACAATGTCTTCAGCAGACGATCCTCCATTTATATCAGCAGCGTCCATGCAAAAAATTAAATTATCCCTAATAATACTAGAGTTGTATGTTACAGCCATTACCACTCCACCTTTAGTTTTTCAACGTCTTTGCGCTCACCGTAAACAACGTAATCATAACTGCCTTTAGAGCCACCAACCTTTATGTAATTTTTATCTTTTTCTTCTATGTAAAGTGCTTGATAAAATCCTATTGGAGTAAGAGTAACTGTGACAGTAGACTGATCTACTAAATCCGCCCAATAGTCTGGCAGTGTAATAATATTAGAACCACTAGTTCCCCTAATATATACACCATTTTCTGGACCTTCCAGAGACGCATACTGAAGTTTCATCCCTTCTTTTGTTGGGTGGTCTATCAAGAACGACTTTGTGGTTGCTGTGAAAGCACCATTGACCGCGAGGGTGGAGCCGTCAAAAGTTAGATTTGCTTCACCATTTAGAGCGTCAGTGCTACTGAATGTTACCACTCTGTTGTCTGCACCATTGGCAACAGCAGAAACAGCACCGCCACTACCATTAGAAGCAGCGGTAATTCTACCTTGAGCATCCACAGTAATATCAGCGGCTGTGTATGATCCCGCAGTTACTGACGTATTGGCTAGCTTGTCAGCCGTAACAGCATCGTCAGCAATATACGCGGTAGCAATCGCCGTTCCCTGCCATGTGCCTGTGCCAATAGTTCCTACGGTAACAATACTGGAGCTACCCGCCGCTGGTGCTGCTGAGATATCTGAGAGAACTTCCGAAGCGGTGCGACCTTCTACTTCTGTACCATTAATTCTAAGGAAGTCATCGTCTGCTACTGCATCGTTAGCTGTTAGAACGTTTCCGTCTGAAATACCCTTTGTTAAGGCTTTTACAAGTGCGAGATTTGTTACCTCTGAATCCATCAAGGCTCCAGCAGAAGTTACATTGGCTGTATCCGTTACGTCAGCACTAGCCTCAATGCCATCTAGCTTAGTCTTATCTCCATTGGCAAAAGCTCCTTCAGTGGGTTTAACCTGTAGTGTAGAGATAGTAACCCCTTTAACACCAGCTAAGTCGGTTAGCTCGCTATCCATTAGGGCGCCCGCTGCGGTCACATTGGTAGCATCTGTAACGTCTGCCCCATCCTCAACATTAATTATCGTTCTGAGGTTTGCAGCACTTATTTCTTCTACAATACCTGCTCCAGCACTATCTCTACCAAGAACCACGTTCGTCGCGGTGACATTCTGCATCTTCGCGTAAGTGACAGCATCATCAGCTATTGTGCTAGTAATGGATATGCCTGCCGAACCGTCAAAGTTTGCTGTACCTGTTACGTCTCCATCTAGCGCTATAGCTCTTGCTGTGGTAAGAGTAGCTGCACTTCCTGTTGTATTTTGGTTAAGTGTACCTATAGTGAATGTTAGGTCGTATGGGTCGGCATCTGTGCCGTTATCTGTGTCAGTCCAATTAATGGTAAGTCCGCCAGCACCAATAAATTTGACTTCTTTATTGTTGTCTATTGTTACTTCGTCACCACTGTCATCCTCTAGAATGAATTGAGACATACTACCACCACCACCTCCACCGCTTCCATTGGCAGCGGCGGTAATTCTACCTTGAGCATCAACCGTGATGTCTGCATTTGTGTAACTTCCAGCAGTTACGGATGTGTTTGCAAGATGCGATGCACCAATACCATCGGCTTTAACTCTTAGCGAATCACTATTTATTTCTATTGTGCTGTCATCAACATTTACACTTAAAGTATCGCCCGTTAATGTTAAACCGTCTCCAGCAGTAAGGTTTGTGTCATCCCCAATGTCAATTTGACCCAGCGTTATTGCTTGAGTTGAAATTGAAAGATAATCATGACTTGATGTAACCAATGTTACATTCGTGGAGTTGTCAGTACCGGCAGCGTCTACACCTAGTGTAGTTCTCATCGCTGAAACATTCGCATCATCCAATAAACCCCTAGCTGCTGCTGTCAAGTCCGTAACAGCATACGTATCAGAGCCTGTGGTGTAAATCATCTTGTCAGCAGCGGTAGTTAATCCAGCTATAGATGTCAAGCCTGCGTCTACAGCTTGTTTGCCAGCTAATGCAGTAGTAATAGTTGAGGCATAACTAGCATCGTCATTAATCGCTGCTGCAAGTTCATTCAGTGTATCTAAAGCTCCGGGCGCTCCACCAATAAGATTGGTTATCTCTGTGTCTACATAAGATTTAATAGATTGTTGTGTAGCTAAATGGCTAGCACTATTAGAGGCCATATTATCTTCGTCTTTAACGGGAACGGTAAAGTCTATATTGCCATCCGTATCGTCGTAAGTGACAGTTATAAATGTCTCATCGCCGTCTAGCATACCTCCCACAAAGTCCTCAACCTGCTCTTGGGTGAGTTGAGTATCTGTGTTTGTTACTGTCTCTGTTGCTGTTACCAATCCCGTAACATGTCCATTACTATCAAGAGTAATGTCTTGGATGTAAGTTCTACCTGAATTATCACTGCTTGAAGCAGCGCCAATTGTTGGATGAGCAGTTAAGTATCCAGCAGAACTGTGATCTCCCCATCCGTATGCAGTATCCCACTGTCCGACCTTGGCGTCAGTAATGGTGTTAGTACCCATGTCAATGCTATTTCCGTTAGCATCTAAAGTACCACCCAACTGAGGTGTTGTGTCTTCAACCACGTTGGAGATACCACCAACTCCACCTCCAGTAGTGATTGTTACTTGCCCATTACTATTGTCCGTAAGTGTGCCATTGCCAACAACTATTGTGTTTACATTGCTTACGTTTGGGCTTCCATCGGCTTCTTTAACGATAATTCCAGACATACTATCAATAGTACTCTGTATAAGCCCGCTAGCTCTGGTATCGTTAGTTGTGATTTGCGGTTGTAAAACGCCACTTAGATTGGAGTTGAGAGTAACAGGGTGCTGCAACGCACCGCTAACGCTGGCAATCAGACCACTGGCTCTAGTGTCGTTGGTTGTAATCTGTGGTTGTAATACACCACTCAAGTTAGAGTTGAGAGTAACGGGATGTTGCAATACACCGCTAACGCTCGCTATTAAACCACTGGCTCTAGTGTCGTTGGTTGTAATCTGTGGTTGTAGTACGCCGCTAACGGCAGCGTTGATAGTAATCTGAGGCTGAAGAACACCGCTAAGAACAGAAGTAGATTCAATGTTAGATATTTGAGACTGCAAAACACCGCTAACAGCAGCGTTAACTGTAATTTGAGGTTGTAATGACCCACTCACAGCAGTATTAGAAGTGATTTGTGATTGTAAAGACCCACTAACGGCGGCGTTGGTTGTAATTTGAGACTGTAATTCGCCGCTAGAGTTTACATAAGCTGTTGATTGAACAGTGCCGTCGCCAAAACGAATACTTTGACTAAAATTCCCAGTTCCGGTAACGTCTAACTGATAGGACGGATTAGAATTTCTAATTCCAAAATTACCAGCATTATCAACAACAGACAAAGCGGTTCCTGCATTGTTGTTCCATCTTTGAATATCAGCAGAAAGCGCCGCACCACCGTTGACAACGAAGGCTGGATAAGAACTACTGTTAGATTGTAAGTGTACACCTGTGCTATAGTGAGCAGTTATGACATCTACACCTTGATGTTTTACTACAAAAGGGGCAGAGTTTGCTATGGTTATTTGATTATCAGCATTTCCAATCAATCCACCAGCGCCCTCGCTGGCATAGAAATATCCATAACTAGGTGCAGCAGTTGGGTCAAGAGGTGAAGTTTTTAACCCCAACCTCCACGTAGGGGAAGTATTTGCGTCAGAGTAAAGACCAATTGTTCTATCGTTTGCATCGTCCACATATGCATGTATAAAGTTTCCAGCGTTAGTTCTTTTTAAAGTAAGCAACCCGCTGCTAGTGGCACCATTTGTCAAGATAGATCCAAAGTCGCCACTGTTTGCACTAACTAGATCGGCATTTACATCGTCTACATTTATATCGCCCGATATTACAAAGTTACCGTCTGCGTTTTTGTATATAAGTTTATTTGATGGAACCACCCCAAAGACCACAGCTACTCCAACAATAGATATTTTATTGTCAGAATTAGAACTTTTTATTACGGTGTCTCTGCTTAAACTGCCGGATGAGAATGTACCAATACCAATTTCAAAATTACTCTCATTTTGTACGCAATAGTAGGTGGTGTTACCTTCACCAATAGCATCGGAAAATGACTGAAAACCACCAAATGTAGCGCCACTAAGGGTAATTGTTCCAGTACCCTGAGTGATGGTGGTTTCTTTTACTCTATCTGCTATTATAAGTGCCATTTTCTATTCCCTATTATATAGATATTTTGCCTCTCTTACAAAACTATTATACACTATTTCGTCAAACCCATTTTCTTTAACGAAATGCTGGTAAATTGGAGTCATGTCTAAATTTAACTCTACAAATTCTAATACATAGTTTCTTAGCTTGTATTCTACCTTTGCTGGATACTCTATATCTTCAGACCTTCCAAATCTATGTAGCCATTTTAAAAACGGCAAGCAGTATGCCTTGTTTCCATTTTGTCTATACTTTTCGTGTATGTAACATTCTTCTCCACCAAAGCCGCTTGCGTGTTCATTATACCCAAGCCAAGATTCTCTTCTAACCAAAAAACACCCGGTTCCTTGGGCAAATATCTCAAAAGGTTCTTCGTCTGGATTAAGTCCTACGGGTAGTAATTCTTGAGACGATAGCATTTTGTTTAGCTGTTCTTTATCTTTGGGCATAACCTTACAGCAGCTTGGGCATTGATGTACCTCAGTGTTATCAAATATATCTTTTATTATAATTTCTTCTTCTTCAACGTCTGAGTCTATATCAAAGTATAGCTCTCCGCAAGAGCATTTGAAGGCAGACGACCAAGTACCCCAGTTGTTATCTCTCCAAGTATTTTCATAGTGTGTAGAGAGACCAAACATATTGTCATGAACTAATGGTCCGTTATAGATGTCGTTTGTCTCTGGATTTTTCTCCATAAAATCAAATATTTTCTCTATAACCAATACAGTCGGACACAACAAAACATGACAATCTAAAACTAAAACAAAGTCTCCGGTCGCGCGCCTTACGATCTCATCTTTTACGGCGGCAGTGCCACTCTCGCTGAATATATTATAATTTAGTGATCTATTTTGAGAAAGCGTAGAGGCCGCAAAGTTTTTCAATTCCTCTGCATGATCTGATTTTTTGTTGTTTTCTACAATTACAAACTCTATTCTATCAAATAAATCTTTTCTTCCGTTATAAATAAGTTCCTTTCTAATGTCCTGAATTGTGAAGTAAGCGCCATCGAAATCATTGTGATGGGCTATTCCTATTGAAAGCTTTCCTACGGTTGACATCCTTCCTCCCCTGTTCTGTCTACGCAATTTACGTCTGGAACAAAATCATGATATGTTTTATAAGTTATTTCATTATTAAGAAAATTAATTGGTGTTAAAGACGTTCCTGCCTTCAAGGTAAACTTTTGTTGATAGCACTGCTGCTCCGTTAAAAGCTCGTAGCATATCTTAAAGTCTCTACATTGTTCTGAATTAGGGTGGTGTTTATATTCATTATATCCTTCTTCGCAAATCAAACCAAAGCAGCAAGAACCGCTAGGTCCGGGGCCAACATCCGCTCCAAATATGGGAGTTGGGAATTTACTGTAGTATGTTTCATCACCGCTTACGGCTACGCCTCTGTTGCCGAGATTTCCTTGTTCACACCGTGATTTTGTTGTAGCGTAGGAAGAGGAGCCGTTTGTTATAACCCGAAGACCGCCACCAATAGTTTCGCAGTTTGAATCTTCTCTAAAACATGTAACTTCTGTTCCATTTTGCGTTGGCTGAAAATTAGGCACAAGCACGGCGTCTCTGGTGAAAAGATGGATACTGGTATAGGGAGTCGAGCCGTAAGATTTATTGTTAGCTATTTCTTCGCATTGTTTACAATTATCAACTTTAATAAAAGGATAAAAATCTCCCAATCCGTAATCACACTTGCCGGTGTGTGGATTACAATCTACTCTTAGACTATCTTCTGTTTTACAGAAATCTTTCTGGGTAGAAGATGATGTACATCCTTCATAACCAGCCGTTATTAGGTCTCCATGAAGATTTACATTAGATCCTATCTTTTTCAGTTGCTTGTCAATAAAACGTTGAGTAACGCCAGTTGTAGTATTTCTATTCAAAGACGCCTCGATGTATTCAGCATCCGTATCAACACTTATGCAGTCCTCAGTAAAATCAGCATTTCCCCAACAAACTATGCCGCCATCTTTGGAAAAACCCGCAAACGAATTTTCATTAGAAACTAAAACCTCAAGTCTGAGCTTTCTAATGGGCGTAAACTTACGATCTAAACCATCAAACCTCTCACTTGTTCCGTATCCACCGTTGGCAATTCTACCAAAAGAAAACACCCTTCCTTCATCATTAATCGCTGAAATTGCATAATAATTAGATTTGACATCAACAGCCGGTTTAAACGGAGATTTGTCATCAATAAAATTATTGTTTCCGTATGGGTCAAAATTTGTGTAGTTTAGACCTCCCCAATGAGTCATGCTAGAAAAAACAAATCCTTTTCTTGTTTCAAAAACATGATACGGCCCGCCTCTAAATTTTAAGTCGGTGTTCGGGTCATTAAAACCCGTATATATTTTCGATTTATCACCACCGTAATCAGCGTGTCCCCAAGAGATTAAGTTTTCGACAGAAAGTAGCCTGTTTGGAGATGGACCTCTTGTGGCAACAAAGGCTCCTTCTGACGCAAACACATTTGTGATCGGCCTTTCATCTAAACTTTGCTGAAGCACAGGATCAATAAACCCACCATAACTAGAGTTGCCCCAAGCAACAACTGTTCCGTCGTGCTGTAATGCACAAGCTGCGCTCCGTGTAAAGAAAACACCGCTAACGTTTGTTAATTGAGACTGCTTGCTGCCGGGATTCAATGTTGTATAAAAAGATCCATCATTTTTTATGAAACTAAAGCTGGCAGCGCCACCGAATACACCGCTAACATTTGTAATCGGTTTTTGAATGCCCTCTGTCTCGCTGTCGCTACTCTCTCCATACGAGGAGGTGTAGTTGAGAATTAAAAGAGTATCAGAAGACGTTACTCTCCCGTCGTTATTTAAATCGTATCTGCTGTTATAAGGATCTCCACGACTAACAAAGTTAAGAATTGAAAGTATATCAGAAGTCGTTATTCTCCCGTCTTCATTCACATCATAGGGATGATAGCCTTGTTGCGACCCCGCCGTAACATAGCCCCACATAAAAGCGTTGTTATCTTTAAGAAGTGCGCAAAACGCACCGCCGATGCCTTGCTCGCCATTAACAAATATATCTACAACGGGATTGTTTGGGTCTGACAATAAAGCAGAAAGATTTGCAGGTATACGGAAACCAGTATTAAGAGTGGATTGATAAACAGGGCCAAAGTAGAAAGTAAATATCGTTCCATCTTCTTTCAGGGCGCAACCAGAATTTGTAGAGTATATTATTTTCTTTGCGTTTTTTATACCCTCTTCTATAACTGTCGCCTGAGAGCTATCTATATGCTTACCCCATGCAACAAATGTTCCATCTTTTTTCCTTACGGCGCAAAATTGATTACCATCTGCATGTATCCTAACAGCGCCATTGTCACCAAACGGTGTGGGTTGTATTCTTAAAGCGTCTTCGTCTGAAAGCATCAAAGACTCTTCGGTGTTTATGCCAGACCTTCTTCTAAATGGATCATCTTCCTCTGATATTGTCTTCCAAGTGACTACAGATCCATCCGACTTTATAACTATGTAAGAATAACCCCCAAGCTGAGATAGTTTAGGTTCATAGTAACTGTCACAAGTTATTTTTTCTCCGCAAACACCTCTAGCGTTAAATACAGAATTTGCTTTTGTGAGACAATACGACTCCGTTACATTATCTTCACAGGTAATGTCAACGTTATCTCCGTCGTCATAGCAGCAAGCCCCTAGCACACAGGAGTCTGGAGGGGGAGTGCATATGTCACAACAGTTACCTCTAGCCATTTAAACCCCCTAAGATGCACAGCCAGAGCATGTACTCCAAACCGGCCTGTATTCGTTATTTACTAACATTGCCATCAAGAAATATCCGCCACTAGCAGCAAAAGTATGATCTCTGTTCGTTACGTAGTGGATATCCGAGGCTTGAAAAAGCTCGTTTCTCGTTACAAGTTTACCACTAGTTGGACTTGAATAATCTGTAGGAGCGTCAAGATCTTCATCCATAAACCCTTCAATTACTGGAGGTCTAGACCAAGCTAAACCATTGGCTACTCTAACATGTCCACCGGCGAAAGCAATCGCTCCGCTGTTGACAGGATTTATATGATTAAGAGTTTTTAAGTCTTCAAATTTCGACCTAACAGGAACTACTAAATATCCGCTACTGTTAACAATGTCGTGGTATTGAGTAACACCTTCGCGTCCACTGTCAGCAACAATCTGTCCACTTGGGTGAGTTCCATTTTGATTTAATATTACTCTTTCAAAGTTACCGCTTCCAGCGGTATTGAACTGTCCTGCTATTTTTACCAAGCCGCTTCCAGCAGAAGTGTTATTATTGACCGTAGCATCGAGGAAAAACCCACTAACGGTATCAATATAACTATCCAAATTACCACTAGCAACATCCACATATCTATCAAGAACACCGCTTACAAAGTCAATGTGTCTATCTAATACACCGCTAGTAAATCCAATTAGACCGCTGACAGAATTAGTGTTGTCTGCTATTAAGCCTCTCAAATTCGTATCAATAGCCGAGTCTAAATTTCCAGCTATAGTACTAATCTGTGGCTTGACTAAATCATCAAAGAAGCTACCGTTAACATAGTTAAGTATTTTTGCACCGCTTTCCCCAATGATTCCATGCAAAACTCCAGATATTGGTCTTGCGGATATGGAAAGCCCGCTAGCACCAGTGGTTTTAGTTTGTGTTTCTATGCCGCTAATACCAAGGAATTGAGTTTCTTCAAGTGATCTTATGTTTCTTGTTACTGTTCCATCACTGATAGTCCAATTTATATATGCGTCACTAGCAAGAGTAAGAGCTTGGATTTTGTCGTTTAGAATACCGCTAACATGGACGGGTAGGCCGCTTGCTCTATCATTGTAGTATAAGAAGGAGTCGTGCGCCCAACCACTGATTAAAGCGCCGCTAGCTCCAACAGCTTCTCTTGCTACCCCACTTGTAAATGCAATTAATCCGCTAGCCCTGTTGTCAAAAAACGCACCGCTATCAGAAATTCCAGCCCTAAGTATACCACTAAGATGATCTGATAGTCCACTCGCTCTATTGTCATAGTGTAAAAAGGAATCGTGCGCCCAGCCACTAATTAGCGCTCCGCTGGCCCCAACAGCTTCTCTGGCAACCCCGCTAACATAAAGAGCAAGGCCGCTCGCGGCTCTTATTTTGCTTTCAAAACAACCCTGAACGCCCGTTATCTCATAGGCTATGGCCTCAAGATATCCAGATATAGGTTGCGCGTCAACTGTTAACGAGAAAGGAGTTGAATCACCACCAAGAAAAGTCGTTAAACCGTCTTTACCAACAATATTTAATGTGCTGTTAAAAGAAATATCTTTTGTGTCAGCAAGCGTTTGATCACCAACTTTCCATTTTCCAGTGTCACCTGAAAGCAAATCAGTACTAAACTCACTAATTTGTCTGGCAATTTCTCTTAAAGCTACACCGCTTACTTTATGTACTATACCATCAAAAGCAAAGAAGTCGTGGTCTATTATAACACCGCTTAAAGTGTTTATATAGCCGCTAGCTCTAGTGTCAAAGAAATTGTTTAAACCTTCTGTGTAACCACTGACACTATCTATGTCGTGCTGCAACGTACCGCTTAAACCCGCTGGACTGTGTATAGAGTTGTCTAAAGGAGTTATTACATTGTTTACTATGTCGGCTTTTGAGGCAGCAATTCGCTGATCAATAGTACCAACCGTAGCTGTAGTTAAGTCATTTATTTCACCCCTAAGAACACCGCTGAGATCTTCGCTGTAGCTTAATACATTACCACTAGCGCTTTTTATAAACCTGTCTAAGACACCGCTTGTAAAAGATATTAGACCACTAGCTCTTGAGTCATTAAAAGCTATCAGACCACTGGCGTTTGTGTCGTTTGCAACAGATGTTTTTATTAAAACACCGCTAATTGGTCCAGCATTAATTGTGAATATGCTAGCAACACTGTCGTAAACTGCTGTGACTCCATTCTCACCCGTAAATCTAACTACATTAGAATGTTCTATATTTTTATTATTAGACCCGTCTGTTAAATTCCAATGAGTGTAAGAACCGGCAGCAGCAGCGATATTGTTAGCATGTTCAAAAGCAGCACCACTAACGTGATATATTAAACCACTAGGACCAAAAATAGAAGGCGCTACACCTGAAAGAGTGTTAAAGATTCCGCTAGTTCTACTATCATTTGTGTTAATCTGAGATTGTAGGATACCACTAAATAAGTACCCACTGTCGGCAATAGCTCCTCTTAAAGCGCCGCTAGCAAGATTGGTAAAAGCCTTTGCGTCTATTAATACTTGATCTGCATGTTTACGTACATTATCACCGCTATTGTATATCAAATTTAATAAGTAATCACCGCTGGCGTGTATTAATCCACTTGCTCTTGAATCGTTTGTAGTTATTTGAGGCTGAAGAACACCACTAAGTCCATTTATTAGCCCGTTAACTCCAGAGATATCGTTTAATTTTCCAGAAACTTCTTCAAATCTAAAGTCAACAAATCCAGACAGAGGGTGTGCAGATACTTCTAAAGTATTTGTATCACTTCGATAATTTGTTGTTACCCCACTAATTCCACCAAAAATTAAAGTATTTACTGCGTTTGGCGGTGCAGTAATATTATTATTGTTCGTTCCGTCAGAAACTTTCCAGTGGGTGTAAGCACCGGCAGCAGCGCCGACAGAATCCGCATATTGTTCTGCCCAACCACTAACATTCCAGATTAACCCGCTAACACCTCCGAAAGATGGATCTACACCAGAAAGACTAAGGAATTGAGAATCAATAACTCCACTTAGGGGTGCGGCAGAAATTCTCATTATATTAGATGAGTAGTCAGTAAGAATTCCGCTAATCCCGCTTATTGCCACAGTTTCGCCATCAGATATAACATCAGCAGCAGAAAGACCATCTGTTATTTTGTATTCATAAAACGAAGCGGATTCACTGCCTGTAAATATACTACCACTGACATAAAGATCTTGTATGTGTGCATTCCATCTGTAGTCGCCAGATCCTAAACTAAATGCTCCACCTGATTCGTAAGGTATAATATCTCCAGAAACAGCAAGCTTTTCTGAACCCCTAAAACCAGAAACACCGATACCAAGCTGTAAGCTCTGTAGATCACCATAAAGCAACGGTGGTTTATCTATACCGTCAACTAGTTGATCGCAATCACCACTAGCTTCGGGATAAACGCCTAAATAAAACTTAAAACTTGAACTTTTTGGTGCTAAATATCCTGCACCATGACCTATGGCTATATTAAAATCACCAAACTTATTACTCATTAAAGAGTAGTTACCTAGACCTAGATTTCCTGAACCTGTAGTTATACTACCTAAAGAGTTAACACCTACTGCTATGTTATTTGAACCCAATGCATTGCAAGATGCCGCAAGCGATCCTATCGCTGTATTCTTAACGCCAGCAAAATTTACTTCTAGGGCAGCATAACCAAAAGCTGAGTTGTCTTGATTCTCAACTCCTGCTACACCTCTTCTTTCTAGAGCAATATCTCCAGCAACAGTAGAACGTGTACTAATGGACGAGAAGTTGTTAGATGATAAATTTTGATCAGAAAGAAAAGACACAACAGAGTCAGCTAAATTTAAGAAAGTATTTCTTAAATCAAGTGCAGATATGTCTCTACTTGAATTATCTGGAAGATTTGCTTGTAAGAATTCATTGAATTCTTGTCTAGACAACTGAGCCATTTTAAAACCTTATTTAAATTGAATTCTTAACTGACCAGCATCAAATTTTAAAGAATCCCCTTTAAATACGTATCTAGGATTGTCTAATTGGGATTGCATTAGTAAATCGCCAGAACCCCAAACTCCAGAGCTACAAATAGCAATACCTGATACCCAGCCCCATTCTGTAAGTGCAGTTCCAAAATATACTGTATTGCAGTTTTTAACAAATCCGCTACCGGCAGCAAATTCTTCATCTGTGGAAAACTTCCAAGTGGAGTTGCCATTTGTGGATGGAACACCTAAATCAACTCTACGATACCCCGTATCTGTTGAGCCTTCGTCTTTTGGAAGCTCCATAAGGAAACTGCCTGTAATAAGATTTTTTGCAGAACCCGACTCAACTGGTACGCCGCTGGTTAGTGCGATAGCCATACCTTGTGGTTTAGCAAAACTATGACCTCTAAAAACATGGTTTAGCAAACCAGATTCTAGAAAGTCTGACATATTAGCCATTTTAGACTCCTTGAATAAATCCTAGATATACATGTATGTAGTATTATACACATTTATAGGCAGATAGCATATAAAAAGAAAGGTGGCTCTATTGAACCACCTTTCTAGAATAATATATAACTAATAATAAATATTAGAAGCTTCCGAGGATAACTCTACGGTTATCAAGGACACCGAAACCAAGTTCAGCGAATCCATACCAGCCAGCGCGCTGTTGGCGATGCATGGTTGGATCTTCGTGAACAGAGATTTCTTGCTTCATTGGCATAACGAAGCTGTCGTTAGCGCTTTGGTCAAGGCCGACAACCAATTCTGTGTCACTGCCTTGAACAGATCCGCCAAGACCGTTCGTGAAGAAGTCTTGATACTCTTGACCTTCGCCAAGCTCGTCAAGATCATGAAGGTTAACACCGAAGATGTTAGGAACAGGAGAACCTTCTCCACCAGCATTGTAGATCGCAGTTCTAACAGCGTCAGAAACTTGATCAAATCCCCAGTTGCGAATGTCTTCAAGCGCTTCTGGAGAAAGATAAAGATCTGTCAACCGACCACGGTTTGCAGAACCAGTGTTTCCACCAGAGTTACGACGCATGACAGTTTGAAGCAAGCTAACAAGTCTCTTTGAGAACATGCCAGCAGTTGCGTCACCATCGTAAACCAAGATGTTGCGATCAACACCAGCAGCAAGGATTGTGTGCCAGCCGTCATCGTTCATCTTCTTGGTGAAACCGGCTTCCATGACTTGCATGGCACGACCGACAATATCCCAACGAGCTTCGCGAGCATAACGCAACAAGAAGTCGATGCTGCTCGTAATGCTGTAAGTTGGAATCATGACGTAATCGCTCTCGACCGCACGTTCAGGAATGCGACCATGACCGGGGTTGGTGTAAGCAACATGCTCACCTTCAAGTCCGGGACTAATGAGATCCAGTGGATACTCAGTGCTTCCGCCCGGCTCTACATTAATTTTCTCGAAAATATTACCAAGAATATTTCCTACCAAAACACCCTTACGAAGTGGTGTTTCCAAGGCAACTGCAAATTCTCTTTGAGCAGCCATAGCTGTCTCAAGATTACCGTTACCAGATTGACGAAGAACGCTAAGAAATTCTTCGCTAGGTCTCTCTGTATATGACATTGTTTTATTCTCCTAGTTAATAGAATTAAGCGAAGTTGGGAAGATTGACGTACAATTTAGCGTAACCGTCAGCATCTTTACGTGACATCCAGCGACCGATAACTGCGCTGCCGGAAGCGTTTGGATCTACTGCACCAGCGGTAATATTACCAGCAGTAACGCCATCGGCATAAGCCAAAGCGCCAGCAGTTGGGGTTCCAGTTACGTTGTTGGTTACGACCCAACCGCGAGTAAGGACGGTGACTTTGCCACCTTTTTGAACTTCATCCTTATACTGATTAAGGTGAGTTCTTGTAAGATCCTTATTAACAACATCATTAAGAAGGATTCCAACAGGAATCTGAGAAGCGCCCGTTGTTTGTTGATAAGAAACAAGGTTTTCACCTTGGTCCAAAGATGCACCGGAGGCAAGACCTAGATCTGCCAAACATACAACTCCACCGCGAGTTGCTACATCAGCATTATAGAAAAAGCTGATATCTGTTGATTCTTCGTATCTATCTGCTTTAAGAGCCATGATTTAAATCTCCTATGATTAAGATTTTTTGTTGAGAACGTTAGTTTCAAGCCAATTTGAAATACTGGCTCTTGTTGATTCCACTTCGTCTACCTCTGGGGTAGCTTCTACCAAAGTTGCTTCAGAAGTTTCTACATCTTCAAGAAGTTCGGGTGTTACGTCAGCTTCTGCCTCTTCAGCCATTGGCTTCTTTGGAGCCGGTGGTGCTGGCTTGGCTTCTGCTTCTTTATCTTTACCTTCTTTTTCCTTCTTCTTTTCGATAGCTTCTTTAAGCGCTGGAGGTAAAGCGGCCTCTGCCTCTTTCTTCTTTTCGTCTTTCTTTTTCATGAGTGCGATAACAGCTTCAAAAGCTTCGTCCTCAAGAGCGTCGAAATTGGCAAGAGATTCAGCAACTTCTTCTTCGGTTAAACCAGCCTCTACTAGACCAGCTTTACGCTTCTCCATCTTTTCTTTCTTTTTCATCGCATCCATATCTTTCATGGCGACGGTGAGGTCATCTTGAGATTTAGCAAGCGCGTCCTCAAGTTCAGCAACTCTAGCTTGTGTGCTTTTGATGCTTTCTTCAAGTTCCGCAATGCTTGCGTCTTTCTCGTCTACAGTGGACTCAAAAGCCTCTACCTTGGAAGCAAACTCTTTATCTTTTGCTTCTTCGATCTTAGCTTTAATCGCCTCGTTCTCAGCTTTAGCTGAAGCGAGATCGGCACGAACATCGGCCAATTGCTTCTCTAAAAGATTATCAGACATTTTTAAATCTCCTATGTCAAGATTAAAATCGTTATCTACGTTAAATGCAACACTTTTAAGAATAACACTACGTGGGTTGGCAGGCTTGGAAACCAAACCCTTACCAGAAAAAGAGATATTCTTCAAGGCTCTGCCCACTTTATATCCCTCATACTCTCCGGTTCCGCCATATACTCTAAGGTGTTTTGTTAGGAACGAAGACTCTTCATCTCTAGCTAAAACCTTCTTAGATCCATCTTCATTTGATAAAGCGTAATCAAATCCAGCAAACAAACATTCCATAGAAACGTACCACTTGCCTTCTTCAATTTCTGCAATAATCTGCTCCATCCTTTCTTTATTTTCGCTTTTTGTCCAGCTATTATAAAGAACGGCTTGAGTGATTATATCAAAATCTTCTGGCATAGGGGAATCTTCAGAAACCGCCTTGCCATCTTTTGATAGCACATAGCTACCGGTGATATGTCCGATGATGTCACTCTCATCGTGCATAAAGTTAAATTGTTTATCTTCAGGGGTATTCCTAGCGGCCCAAGTCGGCTCTGGCTGGAAAACGTCGTCGTTTTTGTTCCAACCGCAAGAGACCAAAACAGACTCTAGATAATAGAGGTCTATTTGGTCTTTGTTCTCTGCTAATATTTTTTCAGCAACTTTTGTATTTTCCATAGCGCTCGCAAGCTTCTCGGAAAACTGCTGCCCTTTAAAGGTAGTAGCTTGAGAGCAATACGCAACACTGGCCGTACTCTTTACGAGTTCGCCAATGCCGTCATTTATTTCGTTTTGGAATATTTTAATTGTCATGTATTACCTCTACAATAAATATACACGAAAAAAGAATTTTTATTTAATTTCAGATTTTATCTATCTAAAAAGTACTCTACATACGCTGATATGGCGTGTCTTTTGTAATCTTCTATATTCATATTTTCTGGATTAATTTTACCAGAGTTTAGAATATTAGAGAAATCTTGTGGCATCCTCTTGTTAGAAGCAACTGTCTTGCAGATTTCATCTTCAGATATATCTGACATAGCAGTTGTGTTTAAAAGAACATGTATTTTAAGTCTTTCAAGCTCTTTTACCTGAGATTTTGTTAGACCTCTCATGTTTTTCTTTTTGTGGATTCCCAAATAAGCACTATTTAAAGTGGCTGATATTTTGTCAAAGGTTTGATTAGTCCAGACTATAAATTCAGCAACTCCGGGTTTAGACTTTGGGGTGTCTACTCTTTTCTTTCTTGGTCCTTCGTCAAGCTTTGCTGGAGGTCTACCGTTGGGGTTGATTGGTTTTTCAGATTCTTTTTTTTCTGCTAATTTTTCACTAATTTGCCCCTGCTTATCTATTTTTTCAAGATCTTGACTATGATTAGGGTTGTGAAAAGGACTAGCTTTTTCTGGTAGGTTCTCTGAATTTCTGGCTTTGTCTTCTCTTTTAAGCCTCATTTTCTCAACGCCCGGAACTTCTTTGAATCTTTCAAGCACTGTTTCATGAGATATTATATCTCTATCAGCCAACTGTATAAGAAGATTCTTTTCTGTTGACTCATCAGACAAACTCATTTGATCGTAAACAATATGTGGAGATTTTCTAAAGCCCATAGCTTTTCTAACAATCTCACACTCTTGCTCCCAGAACTTTGTAAGTTGGTCTCTGCCGTATTGCAGTCTTTCTACAAGTGTTTTTAAAGATATGAAATTATTTGTAAACCCGCCGCCATTTCCAGCCATACCTGTAAGAGTTGGAGGAACACCCAGTCCAGCATAGATACTATTGAGAACAGAGTTATATTTCTCTGAACCTAAAAATTTGTACACCTGACTGTTTGACTCTGTGTAAGAAAGCTCTGGCCCCCAAACCAGTTCCATCGTACCTCCACCAACATTGCTCGCAAGGATGTCTCTAAGCTTGTTTATTGCGGCTTTATTTGGAAGAATCTTATGATCTAAGTTACCAAGTGTCCACAGTCTAATATTAGAAATAGCCCCATCTAAGGCAGAAAGGTCGGCAAGCCTCATTTTTTCCAACATGATAATATCGTCAAGAATTGCGTATATTAAAGGATTTGCCCAGTTTGTCCAGTCGTCTTTTTTGTAATAAAATACAGATACTCTTTCTGGGTCTAGTTCAACTTTTCTTGCGCCCTGTTTTATCTTCTGCTTTAATTCTGGAGGAAGTGTTTCGATTACGTGTGCGGGTATTGAGCCGTCTTTAAAGTTATCTAAGATAGAATTCGTTCTTATCTCAAATCTATTCCTACCCAAGAAAAGGTTTAGTTGACTATCCTTCATATCAATAGAAAGTGGATTAAAGTAATTGTATCTCCAAGGAATTTGACCTTTTTCAAATTCAGGTACTTCTACAGTGATGTCTTTACCCATTGACTTGATGTACTTTGTTACATCGGGTGTAATATTCGCGTAGCTTCGGTAGGCAATCACCTGTCCTGATCTGTAAAGCAGGTTTGCAAATCTTTCAGATCTTTCTTTTCCGCCACACTTTTTAAACCACTGTTGGTAAAATTTTTCAACACTTTTATTTTCATGAACAATATTTATTCCCTGACAGGTAAAATCACCCATGAGATCAATTACATTTCTAATGATGCCTACTTTGTCGTAAGCGTCCATGCACATTTTGATAATGCGCTTCTGCTTATGTGGAACTTTTTCGTCTGGTCTAAACGCATGATAATCTTGACTTGTAAATCCCGGCCTTACAGACCTGTTTGTTTCGATGTCTTTGAAGTCTCTATAATGATTAGCTTTTGATACTCCTGCGTAGCTTTCGCCAGCTTCAGAGAATTGTTGGAATGCTGTAGCTCTACTGGAAGCGTCGGCGTCGTTCCAAGTTATTAGAGAGTTTTCTTCGTTCATCTTGTCCCTTTATAGGTAATCGGAATGCATTTCAATTGTTATTGTATTATACACAATTAATAGATATCCTTCATGTTTTCAGAAAACCAACTTGGACCGCTATATAGACTTTGATCTTTCTTCTGTTTTGAGTCTTTTGGAATAGATCCGGCAAAGCCACCAAAAAATTCATAATCTTCTTTAGTTGGTGTTCTTGCTATTTTTCTTGCTGCCATGTTAGCCATTATTAAGGATGAGTACCTGTCTTTTCTCATTTTGCTTTTCTTTCCGGCAGCTACGATAACCTCTGGGGTGTCCCACCTATCCCTACCGGATGCAGTTTGTGTCATCTGGATCATAGAAAGTTCGTCTTTAAGTTCTTCTATGTCCATAACACATTCCTCTAAGGTGTCATACATTCTACCCTTCATTCCATCGTCTATATTGGAGATACCCACGGTAACTGAATCAAAACGAGGAAATAAGATTACTTGATCCTCTAAGTCTTTTCTTAGTCCGTGATTAGCTTCTGCTAACCATTCGTACTTAGCAAATTGACACATCTCTAAGATATGTAAGCCACGCTGATCGTCCGTGTCTTTGGGTTTGTCTTCATCTATGACGGGCCATATCTCTATTTCTCCTTCTTGTATTTTATCCCTGTCGTGTAAGGACTCCATTACGGCGATACCGCCACCTTGTGCATCCATAGCAATGTGTATACATGGAAACAGCCTCATAAGGTCTCTGATCTTCCTAGCGCAGTAAGAATAAAAATCTGTCTCTGTAGAATAGCCCCTTTTTACCTTTTCTTTATGTTCTGACCTGTTGGTAGTCCAACAGTTAACTATCCTTCTGTGGTCATGATTGATCTCTAGCACAATAATGCTAAAGTTGTCAACTTCCGAAGCTGGGTCAACGCCAAACACATACTTCTTGTTTGGATCGCCCATCAGCTTTGCCTCAAAGATAATATCATTACCCTTAGAGTCTTTTGTTGTCTCTTTATCGTCCACTACGCAAGACTCTATTAGAGATCTCTTAAAGAACCCCTCTGAGTCGCGAGTAAACACTGCTCCAAACTCCATTTGATAGATACCAGCATGAACTGTTGCCTTAGATCTAGCGACCTGTGAGGCATCCATGAACCCTTCTGGCAATAGCTCGTAAGGTATTCTCATTATGGAATACTCTGTCCAGTCAAAATTGGTAGGAACATCGTCTCCTCCGAATACTTCTCTTAGCTTTACTGGGTCTCCTTGACTTTTTATTATAGATTTCCATCTTTTCCAATATGTAGCGAAATGATTAAAGTCGTAGTAAGCAGTACCAGATAGTATGATTTGATTATCTTTATCTTCTAGCTTGTTCTCGTCTTCATCAGTTATTTGTACGCCTAGTTCTTTCGCCTTTTTTTCTGCGGCCAATCTTTTGACATTCTCAATAGGGTCTGAACTTACAGCAGCAAAACCTGCCACAACAGTCTCGAAAATATCGCGAGGAATAGAAGCAAATTCGTCAGAGATAATATCGTTAGCTCTTTGACCCCTAATTTTTTGTCCGTCGCCAAGTGGTAAGCAAGTAATACGAGAATCGTTAATCCGCATAACGCAACGATCAACGTCTCTACGTGGGCCAGAGTTTCCATCACATATGTCCCTTAAAATTGGAGAATTGTTCCATATAGTTTCCATGTATTCAAAAAGAACTTTAGATTGCCTAAAGGCAGCGCCCACAACAACAACCTTCCTGCCCGGAAGCAAGAGCGCTCTTAGCATAGAGTATAGAGACAGCATGAAAGATTTACCGAAACCACGACTAGCTATAAGCATAGGGAACTTACGATTCCAAAGTTCGTATAGTATGAGCGACTGTGAGGGTAGTAGTTGTACGTTAAATATTTCCTTGACCAAGAAAGAAAAATATTCTGGCCTTGTCATAAGCCAAGTAAGCTTGAGGTGAAAGTCGTCGTCTGAGGAATTTAATATTGAGGTAGGGTCGAATAATTCTTTTTCGTCTACATCTATTTTTAACCAAGCTTCATCTATTTTTTTTAGTTTATTCATTTATAAATTCCATCGACAAACCCGTAATAGACAGCTTCGTCTGCTGTCATATACCAGTCGCCACCTCCTAGTTTTCTTTTTATGTACGATTTAGTTTTAGATAAATTATTTTGACGTTCTTTAAAATATTCTCCTTTTTGGCATCTTTCTGCATATATTTCTATCATTTGTTGCGCAATATATTTTTCAAAGTCAGCTAGGTTTTGTGTGGTTAGATAATGTCCACTTATCTCGCTACTACCCCAGTGAACCATAAACGCAGAGTTGTTAGTAACTAATCGTCTTGTTGCAGCTTGTATAATAACAGTACCCATAGAGCATAACTGACCATAGCCAATAAAAGTGGTTTTACATTTACAGCTTCTTATTGCATCGTATATACCCATCCCAGAATACCAGCAGCCACCCACTGTCTGCATATGTATAGTAATTGGATCTTTGCTTAGGTTTTTTAGTATGTTTATATTTTTAATAAAGTTTTGGAGCATTCTGTGATCTACTCCAGCAGATTCTCCTGAGTCGTCAAACTCATTTATGTATATTTCTCTATTTTTTACGTCTAGATTATAAGCGTGGATTTCACCCACACTGTCTCTGTTTGTTGTCATGACTTGCGCCCTATTGTGTATTTTTCATTAATCCTTTTTAGTAAACTGCTGATTAAATCAAATGCACCCCTTTCGCTACCGGCAAACACAACGTGTACATCGTTAAATACGGCAAACTCCATTAAACATCTTAGTATATACTTTCCCGTTATTTTTACTTTACCTTTTAGTTCTTTGGGTATCTTTGCGCCCTCTGGAAATTTCATTACATCCTCCATAGAGAACTCACATACTATAAATTTATGTTCATATTCCCTCATTCTTTCTACTTCGTTGTAGAAGGCATACTTTCCTTTTCCTAAGTTAAGCGCTATTTCTGAGACGCTAGCTTTTCTTTCTATGCAAACCTTATCTTCCATACCTAAGATAGAATAGTCGCCAGTCTCTAGTTTTCTCTGGACCGTCCCGTTGCATGTGTTAAACTTTTTGAAAAAATAACCCTGCTGCTCTCTTGTGTCTCGAATCACAGTATAACTGGGGGCAGTCTTATATTTAGCCATTATTCTTTCTCACTATTTGTTGAAATAAACCTTGATAGTGTTGTTCACTACCTGTAACCTTTTTGTGGCAGTTTTTACAAAGTGTAATTCCATTATCAACATCAAACCTCAGTGTAGAGGCACTGGCCCATTTTTGTATATGGTGTGCGTTTAGATACTTTTTATAAGAACATCCGGGCATCTGGCATGTAAAGTCGTCTCTTTTGTAGACGCTTATTCTCCAGCGTTTGTATACCGGATCGTTGTAGTCTCTTCTCATGGTATCTCTATCTTAATAATTCTTATATCGTTGAAAATATCTTTTATAAAATTCAAAGTCTCTATAGAGTGATCTGACTTTAGTATCTTAATAGCAAGCTTGTGCATAGCTTTGTAACATGCGTCGTCTGGGTCTTTCGCTTCAACAAATATTATAGGGGTAGAACTATTGTAATCATCTAAATTATATTCTTTTAATCTGGATATAACGAGTGTTAACACCATGTGTACTTTGTATATCTTCATTCTAGATCATGCTTTACCATCATTTTAACTAAATCTTCAAAACTATGCTTGGGTGTCCAGCCTAAGTTCTTGCTTGCTTTACTAGCGTCTCCACGTAAATAATCTACTTCCGCTGGTCTATAAAACTCTGGATCTTGTACTACATAGTCAGACCAATCCTCAATACCAACCTCTTTAAATGCAACGTTTAAAAATTCTCTGATAGTATGTGTTTCACCTGTACAAATTACGTAATCATCAGGACAGTCTTGCTGCAACATCATCCACATCGCTTCACAGTAGTCTCCAGCGTATCCCCAGTCTCGATATGCGTCTAGATTGCCTAGACGAAGCTTGGGAAAACCCTCTCCGTCCACAGGGGAGTTATAAAGCATATTCTCATCGTCTTGCTTAGGGATATCTATAATCGCCCCCATCTCGTTTGTTGGATTGTTCCATTTGACAAACTCACCAATCCACTTGGTAATCTTTCTCGTTACAAAGTTTTCACCTCTACGTGGTCCTTCGTGATTAAATAGTATTCCGGCACTTGCGTGTAGTCCATAACCTTCTCTGTACAGTCTAGTCATGTAATGAGCAGCGCACTTTGCTATAGCATATGGACTTTGCGGCAAGAATTTAGTTTCTTCATTTTGATATTTACTTTCAGCAGTCATACCAACTTCGATGTCATAATTTTTTCCAAACATCTCGCTACTACTCGCTTGGTAGAATCTAGCTCCCACCATATTAAGATCCACTAAGCTTTGCAAGATATTTAAACAGCCTTTTCCTGTTATATCCCAAGTTAATCCCGGCTGATTAAAAGAAACCGCAACATGAGATTGTGCAGCTAAATTATAGACTTCATCTACTTCTCCGTGATTTTTAAATATATTTAAAACACTAGACGAATCTGTAATGTCGCCACTAACTAACTTAAAATTATTGTTATTAAGAATATGCGAAATACGTGTCGTGTTATCAGTACTCGTCCTTCTTGTTGCGCCTATAACTGAGTAGTTTTTCTCCAGTAGCAAGTCCGCTAAATGGCTTCCATCTTGTCCCGTTACGCCAAATATTATAGCTGTCTTCATTTTAGTCCTTGATAGTGTCCGAGTTTAAAAAGGGTTGGTCTACCTGTCCATCTGTAAATTTGTGGAATGCTCCCAGTCTCTCTTTTTCTTTTTTCATGGCTAGTCGCATCTTTTCCATTTCTATTCCGTATTGACTTGTTACATCTGGATTACCCATAAGGTATGCTATCCATCCAACAAGACTCTGTTTGCTGTCTTCTAGTCTCTTGACTCTTTGCTCTCTTGTTGCCTTCATTTCCTTGAGCATCGAGTTTTTCTTTGTTTGGAGTTCACGATAGTCTTTGTTTAAAGATTCCTGTGAAGCCTTCAGAGAAGCCGCCTGACGCTCCATGTTAAACACCATGTCTACATCTTGCTGATCTGGGTCGCGCGCCCTCTCTGCTTGTATTAGACCCTCTAGCGTAGAGATCTGCTCTATGTTATCTTTATTCTGCTTGAGTGACCTGTTCATTAGTAGCTCTAACTTGATGAGGTCAACAACCTGTAGTTCTTCTGTAGGAATAACGTCATCACGAAACTGTGAAATGATTCTAGCCCAGTGATATCTAAAAAGCTTCAGTTCGTCCTCTGTAAACTGCTGTTTTACTTCAACCCAGTAGGGTCTCTGGTCAAGCTCAAAAGCCGCTTTCTCTTCTTTAGATGCACCAACATTGAACTTACGCTTAATAAACTTCTCGACGCTCTCAGGGTCTCTGTCAAGCTTGTCCGCTATATCTTCGTAGGACATAGTACCTATGCTCTTTTCTATGATCGCCTCTTCTTCTTTAGAGATCCTACCTTTCTTCATAGCCACAGTCCTCCATTATTTCTAATATTCTTTTAGATATTTCTTCTTTTCTTGCTTTGGGAAGGTAGACTCCTGCAATCATCTTGAGGTAATCCATACGCATTGACGCCGGAAGAAGCCTATCAATGTTCGTGGAAATGTATAAATAATCAAAATGTTCTTCGTCTACTGCATATTTTTCGTTTTCATCCAAAAGAGTTTCTTCATAATCCAGTTGCGCCGGTTGTAAGACTTTTATTCGTTCATCATCCGAGTTTGAGATGAAGTGATTGTCACGAATGAAATTTTTAAGACGATTAGATAGATTTACACTGAGGAAGTTTTCCAACGGGCGTTTACCATCATATCGTTGGAGCGCATCTATACATATAATGAAAGACTCTTGTTTTATGTCATCTACTGTATATCCATAAAAGGTATATTTAGCAGCAGTCTTATTGATAACCTTTTCTATAACTCTTAGTACTTCATCTTCTATCATGTTAGGGGGTATCTTCATTCTTCACCCCACATTAGTGCGCGCCATTGTTTTCCGTCGTATCCTTCAAAGCATTTATCTTTCTTGTTGTACTTAATGCTTCCTTCAACGGGCTTTTTATTATTTTGTAAGAGTATAGACCATAATTCATTTTGATCTATAGACTGTATAATATTATTAAGCTTGCCTAAGAGAGTGTTATCTTGTAGTTCTACTGGCGTTGGAGTAAACGGCTCTGTGGAACAAAGTACACTATTTTTGCTTACGAGAATATTTTTGTAATTTTCTGGCAGATATTTCAAAAGAATAAAGTTATGACCTTCAAGGTCGTTTAGAACTGGTGGCGTTCCGTTTCTTGGTCTGTATGATGTGTCGTCTTTTTCTACCCAAAATACATATTCTCTTTTAAAAAAGAATTTATTGCGTTTTTTGTAAAATTCACCAAGACCAGACTCACAGTATGTATTAAGCCTTTCGTCTTTAGTTTGTTTTATTTGGTAGAAAAAATTTTGACCTACTGGTATTGCAGATTTTTCTGGCTCTGGAAGTTTTCTAAGAGCGTCAAATACTATTTCGACATCCTTGGTCTCTGTTTTCTGAACACCCACAGATATTAGGGTTTTTGTTTTTATTTTCTTGTTCATCTAGTAAATTTCCTAAAGATTTGTCCTTTTTTGTCAATTCATCTTGTATTTCCATTCCGAGGCTAGCTGTTGCCTTGCAGCACAAGTTAGACTGTATCTTTTTTGCATTTTTCATTTTTGATTCTCTGTTTAGGGGGCTTTCTTACCTATTATACACTGTATAGGCGATTTTGTCAAGTTTCTTATAAAAATCTTGACTTACTGGCATCAATTTACCTATAATGAGTGACAATATATGTCGGGATACTAGGAATTGAGATTTTTGTATAACGCAGTCACATTAAAAACCTGTCCTGTTTGTGGCGCTTGGACGGCGAACTACAATTTGTAGAAAGCCAGATATAAAAAATTTATAAGATTGTTAGGAGTTGGACTCAGGTATTACCAGTGCCTGATACATTTGGCGGATTACGGTCTCAGTAATGAGAAGCTAATAAAAATTAGTTGTGAGTTTACGGCTCTCACCCAAAGCTCAAGCAAGAATCCGGTTTGTGGCTCACTGATTAGTATCTCATATCCTGCGCAGTTACTTGCTTGGTAGGATAAAAGCCGGTGGTGTGTACATACCCTAAATAATTTTATAACCAAAAATGATTAAATCACCCTGTATTAAGCACTGTAGCCTCAACACAAACGGAGTTTGTCTGGGGTGTTTCAGAACTACTCAAGAAATTTCTAACTGGAGAAATATGAATGAAGAAGAAAAAACAGAAGTTTGTTCCAAAATACGTCTACGGGCCTCCAGTGTGCAAAAAATGCGGAACGAAGGTGTTTCTGATGACGGGCAAACATAGATTTAAATGTGTTTTATGTAGACACGAAAGCGTCGAGAAGCTTCAAGGCGAATAGATTGGCTGATACATTTACATATATTTTTGGGGATTGTGTCTAAACCACCCCCCTCTTTCGGGGGGTAAGAAGGTACATTTTACCCGAAGATATAACCCCCGTCAACCCTAAATTGATAAAAACTAACAAAAAACAGATAAAAACTTTCTTTGTAAAACTTCTAGAATAACTGCACACACCTATTGACAAATGCCGATAAGTATGTATAATGGGGGACATAACAACAACACTTACTAAGGTAAAACAATGATTACAATGATTTTTCAAAACGCTTCCAATGACACCCGCTTCGTAATGTGCAATAAAGCACACGTTAACGCTTTCGTTTGGGATATGAACGATAAAGGGTACAATTGGGTATCAACAAAAGTTTCTTTATTATTTAAGAATTAGACTGGATAGGGGTTGACAAACTGGCCGATATCTGTATAATAGAAGCACACAAGACACAACACTACTAAGGTAAAAACAATGAACAGAATTTCACAAATCACACTCGGCAAACTACTCGCAAAAATTGACGCTTGCGGGAATCTTTCCAAAGCTGTTTCCATCTTTTGGATGGAAGGTCTTGACAGAGCAGGATACCACGAACACGAAATTCGCGAGCATTGCGAAAAATTACTTTCCTAATTCTTTTGGAATTAGACTGGATAGGGGTTGACAAATCAGCCGATATCTGTATAATAGAGACATAACAACAACACTACTACTAAGGTAAAAAACAATGTACAAACTAGTAACACTTCTTAATAACAAAGCCGTTTCCACTGACAAAGTTTGGGACAAAGCCCAAGCCTACAGAATGGCTGCCGATTCCGTTTCCCGTGGATACGTGGTAGACGTTTACTACCAAAAGGGAATGGTTAAAGAATACGTTGAGCGATTGGCGTAGCTGTCAAGTGGGATGTCCTACCCACTTTAAATAAATTAGGTTCGGATAGTTTAACCGCAAGTTGTACCCGATAATCTAAACTGCGAACCCAACACACTACACACTACACACTAGAAAAAACATTATGACTATCTACATTGTAACCTATGACGACGGCTATTCCTGCGAAAAGTATTGTGACGCTTTCGCTACCCGAAAAGAGGCAGAGGTATACGTGCAAAATGAACCTGAACTCGACAGAGAATGGTTTGAGATTGTAGAAAAAACTCTATGATGTCAATAGCAAATCCGGCAAAAAACTGGATTATTCTTAAATCGACGTAAGTCCTTTGGTAGTAACGACTTAGGACGGACGGGGCAGCGGCGGGCGACGTAAGTCCTTATGTAGCAACAGGTTACGTCAATGTCTTAGCGTATCCTGACCCGTAGCGCCAATGGGGGGTATGCAACCGCCGACAGGGGGGGTAAGATTATTTCTTAAAAACTTTCGGAATTAGGGTACAGAGGGGTTGACAAATCTGCCGATGTATGTATAATAGAAGCATGACAAACAACAACAGTAAAACAATGATTAAAGAAAACGTATCAATCTTCGTGACATTAGCTAATGGTAAGCGTTACAATAAAACGTATGTTATCAACAGCGATGGAGCATACAACAGCGTTAATAATATCGTTTGGAATATCGTCAACCGCGATTTTGCAGAATATAAAGTTTCCAAATTCCACTGGAATTATATCTAACATTGACCTAACGTGTCACACCCTTAGACGATAATACTAATATGAAAGAAACAACAATGAACAGCAAAACAATCGCCCACAAAATTGTAGCCCGCAAAATCAACTCGGCATTTGTCGAAACCCTTGCGGTTCTGAACCTTAAATTGTCCAACAAGCAAACCGATGAAGTTTTAAAAATCTTGGAAGATTCCCGAAAGTAGTGACCTAACGTGTCACGACCATAGACGATACTACTTATATAACAAATTCAAAACTCCTTTAGGAAAACTAACTATGAAAACTTTAACCGCCAAAGAAACTGAAAACATGACTCTTGAGCAGTTCCAAGCTGCAATGCGAGAGGGTCGCGTTGAGGTTCGCCGCGAAGGTTCACACCAACCCACCGCCGACCAAGTGACCGTAAATGGTCGCTTCGGTTGCGAGTGATCGCACAATTACTATTTTTTACCCGATCTTGAAAGGATCAAAACTTATGACTTATAAAACTAATAACTACTATTGGGATTCAGTTGCAAACCGCAAGCCGGTTGCTCCTGAAACGACAGCACAACGTGCTGATCGTAAGCAGCGTGAAGCTGCTGCCTTTGCTGCTTATGTAGCAAAATACGGGCATAGCCCATTCAAACGCACCAAGTAGTGCGTTCTACTCGGATATCCTGCCGAATATAAATAAATCAGGTTCTAGGAATTTAACCGCAAGTTATACTAGGTAATCAAAACTGCGACCCAACAACTTAACAACTTCCAACTAGGAAACAACTATTATGAAAATTTGTGTAATTTGTGGTTGCGACTGCTCCAATCGTCGCAACGATGTTGTCCAGCCAACTTGTGATGCTTGTGCGTCCGTGGAGTAAGAAATGGAAAACTTTGGAAAACTTTGTTCTGCCCTGTTCGATTTATTTATGATGGGGATCTGCGTTATTACCATTATGTTTGGTATAATGTCAATAGTTTATATGCTTTTACACTGGAGTTAATTATGACGTGTCAATAGACATTTTTGCAATTTTCTCAGAATAGTTATAAGTCCTTTGGTAGTAACGACTTAGGATGGACAGGGCAGCCCCGATTGACGTAACTCCTTATGTAGCAACGACTTAGGGTAATGTCTTTGCTTATCTTGACCCGTAACGCCAACGGGGGGTACAACACCACCAGTAGGGGGGTAAAATTATTTCCTATATAATTCCATTTTAGGTGTAGAGAGGGGTTGACAAATGACGATATATATGATATACTTAGGACATAACAAACAACAACTCTTTAAGGTAAACAACTATGACTAACTTTCAAAACTTCATCACCAACACTGATTCCACCGCCAACATCACCGTAACCGGAAACGGTGTCAAGTGTGGTTGGGTTCACACTACCACCGCCAACAATGTCTCCATCAATGGTGATCGGGTTATGTTTTACGACCACAAAATTCAAAGATGGATTCACACCCAACAAAAAGATATAAAATCTTTTGAGATTGCTGGTTAGAATTGACCTAACGTGTCACGCCTATAGACGATAATAGTAATATACAAGAGACAACACTAACTAAGAGAAAAATTATGACTATCAAATTCAATCACAACACTTTCGGCATCATCACCGCAACTATCGTTTCCATTTCGGCAGGCGGTTTGATGTTGGTTTCCCACGCTCACGGCGAGTCCTTGGTTAAACGTGGATTCCACGTTTCTCAGGATTAGTCCTGATTCGTGACCTAACGTGTCACACCCCTATGTTATAATAGGGCATACAACAAAACAACAATTAAGGAATTTAAGATTATGAAAAAAGCATTTGTATTTGATTTTGACGACACTTTGGCAACTACTGACTGCAAGGTTCTCGTTCGTCGTCCAAACGGTCGCGGTACTCGCGGTTTACCTATTCGCAAGTTGACTCCTGCTGAGTTCAATACTGACGTTCTAGCAGACGGTGAAGAATATGACTTTTCCGAGTTCCGTTCTGCTGAGTTCATTCGTTCCGCTAATCCTACTTTTCTTATGGCTCTAGCTAAAGAAGTTCACGACGAAGGACATAGCGTTTATGTTCTCACTGCTCGCGCTGATAATGTGGCCGATGCAATCGTTGATTGGCTTTGCGGTTTTGATGTTAAACCTGTTCGCGTTTTCGGTGTTGGTTCCGATGATAAAAAAGTTGATATTCCAGCAGAAAAGCAAAAGGTTCTACAGACTTTGAATCAGCTTTTTGATGTTGTCTACTTTTACGATGATGACCAACACAATGTTGACCTTGCCGGTCAAGTTGGTGTCAAGACCTATTTGGTATAATTTCTTATTTTATTAAGAATAGTTGTAAGTCCTTTAGCAGTAAGGGTTTAGGACCGGCGGGGCAGCCCGCCGCGACGTAAGTCCTTACGTAGCAACAACTTACGTCAACTATAAAACTTCTAAATAATTGCGAATTAAAGTGGCCTAGGGCTTGACAAATAGCCGATATATATTATAATGGGGGAGTGAAGCAGAGAGGAAAGCACCCGACGAACTGGGACGCTCTCATCAGTCTTCTCACTGATCTTTTACAATTTGGTAGTTCAACATTCTCCACGGGGAGGCGGCAAGTCGTGTCGCCAAGAAAGGAAAAGACGACCTCAGAAAATTTCCCCAATTTTTACAATTTTAGTCATGATACCCCTTGACAAATGCCGATACTTATGGTATAATGGGGGCATGTTAAGTGAGTCTGCGAGGCGACTTAATGACGGCCAATCTCAGCCGGTCAGCTTGACTTTTTGATCTTTTACAATTTGGTAGTTTCAAGGGCTTGACCCGAAAGCACCGCCCAAGTCGCGGCCATAGCTGGCGAGCTATTCAAGATACGCACCACACACCGGAACGGTAATAAGTGAGGAAAACCGTAGCAGCAAGCTACGCCTGACAGCCGAGCGGGTTCGATTCCCGCAAACAATACAATGACTGGTAGTTGGGACAGGATGCGAGGGTTCGACTCCCTCTGGAAACATTGGCGGCATAGGCTCGATCAGCCACCTGCGAGGGTTCGACTCCCTCACCAGTCGCAACACAAGAGGCAAACTAACAGGTCGGCTTATGCTCAACGGCAGGTTGGATAGTAAGTCCTCACCACACAACGCGAGTCGGGCAAGATGTCCCGGTCTGTAAGATCAGACAAATCCACAAAATCGCAAACAATACAATACGGGGTGTTCTGTGGAAGAAGCCGGACGCTACTTTTTGTTACAGAGTGTAGACTCTAATCCTTTAGCGGGGATTGACCTAACAGCGTAACAAATCGCCGGTAACGTGGGATCGTCACCCACACACCCCTAACCCTACAATACAAATTTCACAACACTTTTTAGGATTTTTATTATGTTCAAAGTTATCGTTTCAGACGTTGAGTGCTTCGGCAGGTTCGGTTATTACACCACGCGCAGCGTTGCGTTTGGGAAGTCTCCCAAGCAGGCGTGGGCGAACCTCCGCAAGCGCGGAGCGCATACCGTTTCGGGTGGTCATCCCGAAGGGTATGGCGGTGTGCCTGTACTCCAGATGCGGCGCGTAGAGAAGGACGGCGAAATGCTGTCCGAGATCTGGGATTGACGTAAGTCCTTTGCCTGTAAGGGTTTAGGACCGGCGGGGCCGCCCCCCGGCGCCGTAAGTCCTTACGTAGCAACGACTTATGACTATTCCTGTCTTTTCTAAACTTTCCTGATAAGAGTGACCAGACTTGTCAACGCCATGCCCGATAATATAAGTAAGGAGATAAACGATATGGAAATTGCAATTTGCACAGCGGCGAGTTTGGTAATGGTTCAAGTATTTATGATTATTTTAGAAGAAAGTAAGAAGTAGGACTTGACAAATTGCCGATACTATGTATAATAGAGGCATACAACACACAACACTTTAAGGATTAAAATTATGAAAACTAAACCATCATTCATCTTCACTCTCATCGGCAAACTCAGCGACGAGATCGTGGCATACGACAACCCAAGCCACAACGAGGAGTTCCGCGAAGCAATCCGCGATGCTGTCAAGGCTTTGAGAAACTTGCGAAAGTTTTTCTAAAAAGGTCAAGATTCGGCTTGACAACGCCGATAACTACTGTATAATAAGAACATAACACGAAAGGAAAAAACGATGAACAGTTTTAACACTCAACTTCAGATCGAAGATATGTACGACCAAGACGAGTACGCTGCACTGTTGGCATACTGCGAGCAGCGTAAAGCTGACGAGGACACCCAAGGCATCCACTGGGAAAATGTTTGGATGGAAATCAACAACGAGTTCCAAGATAATCAGCCACAACCGTGGTAATTGACTTGACAAGGGCATCAACCTACGTTAAAATGGAGATATAATCCAATGGACAACTAAAACGGGCAGAACGAAAAGTTCAGTAATGAGTGCCAAGACCCGTAGCATGTTAGAAAGCCCCGATGGGTGTATTACTAGAAACCGCAACACCAGCAGAGTAACTGAGAATGAAAGTCGGAAACTAAAGGCGATGCCGCCCACAATGGGCCTGACAGCGGCAGCGTGGAGAGAACCACGATAAAAAACCGAGACTCTTTTTTTCAACAACCACAGATAGAGAAATTCACATTATGAAAACTTTACAATCAAAACCTGCTGTCACTGCTCGCGTTATTCTCAACACCTCCAACTCACAGCGCCACCAACGCGCTGAGATCCGCGAGTATGACCGCAAGGGTCGCAAGATCCGAACCGCCCACCAAGGGCAAGTGCCGTATATTGTGCGTCTAGCGCGTAATAAGTACAATCTTGACCTTATGTTCTAATGTTGTTGTGTTGTTGCGAAGATGCGGGGACGAACGGGTCTGTACTGCGAAATGATCGCCGCAGGTAAGTCAGATGTCCCACCCCGCTTCTTTGTTTTCCCTAAGTCCTTACGCCGCAAGGGTTTAGGACGGCGGGGGCGGCCCCCGGCAACCGTAAGTCCTTTACTGACAACGACTTAGAACAATTCATAAAAAATTAGAAATAAACTATAGATAGGGGTTGACAAAAGCCGATAACTATAGTATAATGGAAAACATGAGAAAAAGCAAACACATGATGAGAATGATAAATATCTGGGCATATGGTGGGCAAGTTCCCTCTGACGTATCCACACCACGCTGGAATGCAATCTGTAAGTTTATCCAAAAAAACTTTGACGATTTACGAATTGCCCCTTGACAAACACAACTCTATCTGTATAATAGAGACATACAACAAACAACAACTACTAAGGAAAACATGATGAACTTCAACGAAATCTGCCTTGATGCTGAAATGACCCGCGACGAGATTTACGGTCTGAATGTTGGTAATGGTGAAACCATTTTCTACACTCAAGAAGATGACCTGTTCAAGCAAGAGCAGGAAAGCGAGTATCGTAGACTCAAAAGAATCAAGCAAGAAAACATAGAGAACTACCGGAAACAGGTTGACGCTACCGGCGAGTTCGATTACAATGGACACACCGACGAAATCGCACTACATACAAACCAGCAAACTTTTGTTGGTGCTATGGTAAAAGAAGGGATAATTGAATTTGATGACAAATTTTAAAGTAACAATCAACAAGCGTACACAGTGGCAAGTAGAAAACAAGACCACTGGACTAACTAGAAATTTTTGGAGTTATAAAGATGCAGAAGATTACCTCGACTGGCAAGAGAATCTACGCACCAAAGCTAAGAGCGACAACGTTCAAGCACAAAAACGAAAAGCGTAACAATCGCCAACAACAAAAACAACAACTAAGGAAATACAATGGATAGTCAAGAATGGGCAGAGCAGTTCCCAACCGTATCGGTAAAGATTGCAAAAACGATTCTGGAAGCACACGGATGGGATGACGTTGCTGAGGGTGTGGATAACGACCTAGGCTGTAGCTTTGACGAAGAAGGTTACGAGATCATAGCAATGCTGGACGAGAATGGCGAAGTGGACTCACAACAACTTGTAAACTGGTTAGGATACTAAAATGGAAAAGATAAGCGTTTGGGCGGTACTGTTTAGAATGTCAACAGAATCCAGCGTTATGATAAGAACTCCTTTTGACGCTAAGACGTTCAAAAATAGTCCAGATGATCAACTTGACGCTGGCGCGTGGTGTCTTGGTCGGATGGGTGGATCGTGGGTTCCTGCCATGTTTATATGTGGGACGCAAAGCGAAGCGGAAGCAACTAAAGAAGAACTATTGGAAAGAATACACAGAGAAGAAGAATGATTGTCAACCCTAAAACTTTCTATTTTCTAAACTTTTTTATCGCCTTGTTCCTAACTGTCGTAACTCGTTTGCTGGTAACGACTTAGGACGGGCGGGGGCAGCCCCCGGCGTCGTAACTCCTTTGGCGGCAAGGACTTACAGCTATTCTTAAAAAACTTATAAATAGACTATTGACAAACACACATTTTAGACGATAATAATATTATAAGACAGCCCAGTTAAAGCCTCATTGTGACCAAAGGGTTCGGACGGTATGGCTTCCCGTCCTGTCTTTTCTAATCTAAACAGATTATGTTATTACAGCCAGCCAGCCAGCGAAAATAATAAAAAATAAACTAAAGTAAAGTCTTGACAATGACGATAACTATAGTATAATCAAGACATAACAAGGACGAGACAAATGAGAGAAGCACTGATTTTAGCACTGGCATTTCTCGCGGGTTGCATGTTGATTGGCTGTCGTCAACCCGTAAGGAATTACAGAATCACAACCGGATCGCCTGACGTATGGGCGGCACAACCTAAACAGAAAGTGGAGTTTACAGTAGAATGGAAACAGTAATGACTAACAGTATTGTTTTTACCAAAGACAAAGAAACTAAGACCAAGGTACGCTACACTGTCAAGAACGGTGCGGGATTCCCTGCTGATTCAGACGCAATAACGGGTAGTATCTACATCGACAAAGATTCAGACCTTGCAGTTCTTGACGAAATTATTTTGCAAATTAACTAAAGATACTTGACAAAGAATGACGATAGAGTATAATAGAAGAGTAAACTACACTAAACTTTTTAGGAGATTTGAGATGATTGGATTTGAATTTACAGAAGAGCAGCTAGAAGCAGGCGTTCATGAAGATATGCTAAAGGGATATGCGAGCAAACTTCAAGAGCTTGCAGAACATCCATTCGATGACGATGGAACTTGGCTAATAGAAGCGGCAAAGACTTGGAAAGATATGCTGTCTTGGTACTGCAAATTACCTGAGAAATATCAACATGGATTCTAAAGTTTTTTCTTGACAAGCCCGATAAGTATAGTATAATAGAAGAGTTCAATTCACAACCCCTTTTGGAGAGACTTATGAAAGTCAAAACTACCGTAGAGTTAAAATTCGACCACGCTTACACTGGTTGGAAAGCACTGACGTTCAACGATTCCGATCAGAACGAAGTCTGTGTTACAATGACAGACGATCAGTATCTCTCACTAGCAGAGACACTAAACAGTAAAGCGGATCGTATTCGTAAAGATCGTGCCGACGAAGCGGCAGAACAACAACGCGCCCTAGAAGCAAAGGAAAATGAGGATGGTTGATCCACAAACGCCAGTTGTAAAACTTGGCACAAAATTGAAGAAAGGTGTTGTAACCGGCATCTTTCGTGGTAGAATTGAGGTACTTGGAAAGTCTGGCG